ATAAGGGGACCCCTAGGATCTGGGGTGACATCCGCAGTTACAACCTTCTGGACAATCAATCACATCAATATCAAACCGCATACCCAAAAATGTTCCTTGTGGGATAACAGTTAGAAGTTTCAAATTACCTGTTGGATTAGGTAGTAAATTGATTTCTTTGGTTGATACCGTAAATACAACCTTTTCGTGTTTTACTTTTGCATTTTTAATCACAAAAACATATCGATTAAGAAAATCCAATTCCATAACACATGTGGGTTGATACGGAGGATTGGCCGGTGGGTTAGGAAAAGCTCCCTTTACCCAATCTACTGCTTTTACATTAAATACTTTTCGATCATTATTGAAATTCGGGGTTTGGTCGGACCACACCTGGTATAAAAGAAAATCACTGATTTGATTAAACACGATTTTATATTTGTGATCACCCTTTTTCTTAATGGATACATCTCCACTCACAATTTGGTCATATTCCCGTTTGGGAGCGGGAACACTGGGACAGTTCGATCCTTGTTGATCAGCTTTTGACGTAGTCCCATCGGGACAGCAACCAAATTGCGTCCCGGCACAACCACCAATTAATTTCGATTCCATTTTTGTTTATATAATTATCATATAAATAAAATAAAATCTTAAATTTTAAAAGTGTATTCATTTATTTTATTGCTTGTAAATATAAATGAAATGTGTCAGCAACTCATTTTATATTCGTGTTTTTTATTTTTGATATGTGTTCTTAGTCTTTTATTTGGAAAACAAATAGAGTCCTTTTGCTCGGGTCGCGGTGCTCACTTTGTAGAAGCGCCCGATATGGGCGCATGCCTTCATCCCTATTTATATTGCGGAGTTAAAGCGGGTGGCTATCCCGGACAAAACTGGTATTTATAATTCTAAAAATTAAAATCGAAACAGTTTTATATTTTAGAATTTTTATGATATTTTTTCCTAATTTGAAAACCCATATTATAGAATAAGCTTTCAATAAAATTCCATTGATTGGAAACTACTGGTTCATTTTGTGATGGTTTTATTATTAGAACGGGTCCCATTTCAAGCGAGTCATATTTAAAATAAAAGGTAAATCTATGCAGTATTGTCTTCGTTTTCTTATTGAACATAATAACGATATATTTAATCGATTTAGTATTGCTATATGGTATTTCATTTGGATTTAGTAAAATAAACTCAATATTTCCGCCTAATAATGTTTCAATGAGTTCATTCGCTTTATCGAAAAAAGCAATTACTTTCCATTTATCATAAATATCCGGCAATTTACATGCCGTTTCGATTATAATTAATTTTTTTATATTATTGAAGCAAATCGTTTCTTCATTTTTTTGAGTGGCATTTTTACCAAAACAGTCGTAAATCCATTTTTTTAACATGCGTTTTGTTTTGATATATGTTTATAACATTATATGTTTATTAAATTAAAAAAAACAAAATTTTTAAATCAAAATATCATTAAATAAACATACAATTATAATTTTTTTATGAAATTGTATCCGTGTTGACACATGTCTTCAATTGAATATTTAGATTCCCATCCCAATTCTCGAAGCGCTTTCTCCGCGTTTGCATATACCACCGATAAATCGCCGTTCCGTCTCTGAGAAAATTCATAATTCAATTTAATATTATTGACTTTTTCGAATGTTGTTATCAATTCTAAAACGCTGGTTCCTTTTCCAGTTCCTAAATTATAGATGTTCATACCAGATGCTTCCAACTTATTCAAAGACAGGATGTGCCCCCGCGCCAAATCCAGAACGTGAATAAAATCTCGAACACATGTTCCGTCAAAAGTCTCGTAATCATTTCCGAATATGCATAACTTATCCAATTTGCCGACCGCAACTTTTAGTATAAACGGGAATAAGTTGTTTGGTGTGTCATTTGGATTTTCTCCAATTAGGCCCGATGCATGTGCCCCAATCGGATTAAAATATCGCAAAATAACGACGGACCATGATTTATCCGACGTATATAAATCCTCCAATATATTCTCCAACATGTATTTCGTTTTGCCGTATGGATTTGTTATTCCATCGCCAATTCTGGAATCCTCACTTACCGGATACGTGTTGGTTCCATACACGGTCGCCGATGATGAAAATATAATCTTTTTACAATTGTGTAGTGCCATGACCTGTAATAACGTGATTGTTCCAGAAACATTATTGTAGTAATAGTCTAGCGGCGTTTTAATACTTTCGGCGACCGCTTTAAGCGATGCAAAATGTATAACCGCTTCAATTGGATTATTTAGAAATATAAATTCTAACTGTAGACGATCCCGTATATCAACGTTGTAATATTGTAATCGGTCGTTATCTGTTAAATTCGTAATTTCGATTATTTTCGTAAAAACGTCAGTTGAACTATTCACCAAGTTGTCAATTATGATGACATTATAACCGCCATTCAACAATTCGACAACTGTGTGCGAACCAATAAAACCCAAACCGCCCGATACCAATACCGTTTTCATTTTATATGATATTTGAAATGTAAAAAAATAAATTACTAAACGTGGGTCGTGTGAATTGTCATGACCCGTCGTAGATAAATTCAAGAAACCAGTGCTCATTTTTATATGTGAGCAGCAGCTGAAACTCCTTTTTCATTTGAATACGACTACACGGTGATTTGTTTTGAACTGCTTTTTGTAAGCGGATCACAAATTCATTGATTGCATGTGTGCTGGGTTTGGATTTGCCAAGCAGATGATGACACGCGTGCTCGAATATATTGTTCCAGTAGGCCCGACCCAAATCGGACTGAACCGCAACATCGATACACATGCGATTTTCACTGAAGCTGTCATAAATTGGTTTATAAATGAGGCGTTCAATCAAACAACTCTGATGTTGCAATGTTTCCGCAAAATGCATGAGTTTTTCATCCACACCCGGTCCAAATTGCCGATGTGTTTCTGCGTAAAAGCGCTCTCGGAATTTGCCGCGATTGCTCCAACCGGGTGTGGTATTTTTCAAGTAGGGAATGGACATAATCCGGCTAATTTCATAGATATGAGCCTTGTCAATGTTAAGCATGGGGCGTACGATAGTTATGCCGTTCTGGATTTCTTCAGGTACCATTTTTTTTAAATTGGTTAAATGTTGCGCTTTCGAAATATTGGTCCAAATGTTTTCAATCACGTCTTCGCGGATGTGTCCTAAAAACACCGCAGAACCAACCGCACGATACACATGAAAGCGCATGTCGCGCGTCATTTGCTCGTAAAACTCTCGATCGCAATTAGCGCGTCGCAAATATGGAATGCGATACGAATAAAGTGGAACATTGAGTTTGCCGCAATACTTGCTGACAAAATGGAACTCTTGCTCACTCACTTCCCGATTTCCATAAATGATGTGAACGGCGGTAGGTTGTTTCCCAAAATTTCGAAACAGGGCCAGCATGACCATGCTGTCCACGCCGCCACTCAAACTAATAATCGGATTTTTTACTGGAATACTGGCAAATGCATCGAAAAATTGCTGGGACGGTATGCACTTACCAAAATTGTCCCCCGTTTTATAAGCCTCTGGATAAAAATCACATATTTCATTCGGATCATATTGTGGATTTTTTACGTGGGAACAAGCAATATCCTGCTTAATTTTATCAAACGTGTACGTTTTTTTATACGTGTCATTATGAAATTTGCTGAGAATGGGATAATCGGAAATGAGGCGGTGGTGTTTGTCTGCAGCATCGACTGACCATTTATTGTAAATGACATCAAATATAAAGTCGAAATGCCCCAAGTGTTTTGCGGGCATCAATGCATAAACAAGTTCAATTTCATCGGCGGTTGCAACGAGCTCGTCTAAATGCAGCTTAACCAGTGAATGAGCCAGTTCTCGTTTTTCAAGAATAATTGCTTCATCTTCAATACACAAATGTCGATGAAAATGTCGTTGGAATTGATCTAAATAAATGACCCGACCTATGACGGGTTCTTGATCTGAATCATAATTGTAATATGTTTCATAAATAAGTTTATCTGCTGCAGCTTTATCTTTATCCGTTATTGGTATCCACAGCTGTTTATTTTCCTTCCAGAACGAAACAATAGACATCGCTTGTTTATTTTATAAAATGACATAATACCATTTCTGCATTAAAAAATAAATCAAATTTTAGGCTAGGCTAATTTTAGTATAAAGTATACCTGTTGTTCAATCCGATTATTATCGAATGTAAAATATATAAGTAAAATATGATCTATTCAACCGCATATTTATCTCTAATCGTTCAACTATTGGTTGCGTTTATTGATTTTTTTGGTTTAACCATAAAGGTTCCAGAAGACAAAAATTTATTTAGAGACCTGTTAAAATTGGAATTGGGTGTTCAGGTTGTTGAAATGATATTTTATGTGTGGTTAATCATAAATTTCGCAATGATTAAAAACATAACCCCGAATCGATATTACGATTGGATTTTAACTACACCAACAATGCTTATCACGTTAATGGCATTTCTAGATAAAAACTATTATGCAGGAATTCTTGATTTTTTCAAGAAAAATATGGCTGACATACTTAAAGTTATTTCAGCCAACATGCTCATGTTGGTGTTTGGATTAGCGGGTGAATTAGGATTCATTCAATATCAGTTGGCGATAGCCCTTGGATTCATTCCGTTCTTATTTTATTATCGCATGATTTACACGAAATATATTAAAGATCAAAAAGACGTATCGAGTGAAAGGAAAGGGCTCTATTGGTTCTTCTTTTTGGTGTGGTCATTGTATGGTGTTGCTGCCTTTTTCCCATATGCATTAAAGAATTCTGCATACAATATTCTAGATTTATTTGCAAAAAATTTTATGGGTATATTTCTGGTATACATTATCTGGAAATCACGCGTTCAAAAATAAAAATGAGCAAAATATGTGTGTTATTTATGTCATTTTTATTTTTTGATTGGACGTCGAAGAATATATTTATCTTTTGAACGCAATTTAGGCTTTAATAACGGTCCTACTCCATAATTAAATCGCTCTTGATTGACTTCGGTTTCGCCACAGTCGTACGTAATGAAATCTATATTTCGGTTTAAAAAAATGCGCCTGCGACATGCGGCATTAATATTAACACTCAACTTCTTTTCATTTTGTTCTTGTTCTAAATAACCAGTGCAGTTGCATAATTTTCTTGCCAAATTATCCAAAAGAACGCTGATTTTTACATTTAAAATATCATCCGGGTTTGTCATTTGATTATTTTCAATTATTGTGTTGGCAACATCCATTAGAGTTTCATTTTCATTCAATCGAATAACGGACATTAATTGGTTTACTTCATCATTGGTAATATCCGGCTCAATTAAATCCCGCAGTTGAGTAATATGTAGTTGTTTTTTTAACATGTTTAATTGGGGAGAACTATTAAATTTAAATTTAGAATTGTTATTCCCGTTATTTTTTTGGGAGATTTTGCGGGGGGTTTTACGACATTTTTTAGAAGTTTTAATCCAATAGCAATTTGCATCATTGATGCATTCCGGTTGATTATTATTTTTGGAAGGACACGGTGCCGGTGCCTTTTTGACGTTAATCATATAATATGCGGTTAGATAAGATATTTATTGAAAAATAAAAATTGATTCCTTAAAAAAAAGATAAACATAATATACTAATTAATGGCAAGTCATCAAGATTGGGAAACGGTTGTTTTTAAGTCTAATGCTAAGAAATCTACAGCCGAAGTAGGGCCAGTTGTTAAAAAAGCAAGCACCACCGACATAAATGCGATTAAGATTGAACGGATTGACAACAGTGATGAGAAGCTAAGCGTGAAAATGATTGACAGTAAGGTTGTTGAAATCATAAAAAAACGCCGCTGCGAATTAAAACTGACGCAAAAAGAATTGGCAAATAAAACACAGATTCCAGAGGCGGTACTCAAAAATTTGGAACAAGGTAAAGAGAAACATAACCCGCCACTTTTAACCAAACTCCAACGTGGATTGGGTATAAAATTACTTGGACAAAATATTGGTGAATTATTATTATAAGTAAGAACTATGGCGGCGTCTCTTATTTGATTTTCGTTTTTTATTCTGTTTTTTAATTGATGATTTTTTTTGTTTACGTGAGCCTCCTGGAAAATTCGGAACTTCATCGGCTAAAAATAAGGAAGCAATATTTGGATCATCATAAATATTCATATTTCTTGGAAATTCAACGCCCAATGACGCTAATTTAAATCCCACATTAGAGCATGTGCTGTCTAAAAATATTACAGTCTGAACACCGTTATGCCGTAGAAACTGAACAATACGGCTCATTGATATCGTATGTCGATCTTCAATTCCCGTCGAGCGTGTGGGTTGGTATAAGGGGGAAATATAGCCTAGCACATCGGGAAGGCCGCGAAGGTTCATTATACGGCATTCTAAATCGCCCGTAAAATCGGAGTCAATGTGTCGCATTTCTTCGGAATCTCTAGTAAAAAGTTTATCGGTGTATGTATCGCCGGTATTGTACAATTTTACACGATAACTAAATGGCGATATTAATTGTTGAAGAAATGCGATGCGTTCTTTGGGTTCCTGCCGGTACAAATGTAATATTTTTGCCTGCTGCTCCGGAAAAGGTAAAACCAACTCATACCGTTTAAGCATGGATGCTCTTATGTTTGCGGCAACTTCATTTGCAAAGGCGAGACATTTATTTATGTCTTTTTCAGTACCGTTTTCTACGTTTGGATATTTAGAAAGGGTATTGATTATAATCGCATTTTGTTGTTCAACCCTTGTGGCGGATAAATAATTTGATACGCCCAAAGCAGTAGCGCGCATTTGAATAATGGTCATGTCATTTGGAACTTGTGCAGTATATGCGGTGCGCATTTCACCCGTAGTTGGTATGGTTCCTAATTTTATGATCATGCCTTTTACTTCTTTAGGGATTTCTATAAAACCATGCATATTCATGGAAAGAACAACCACTTTTGGAAGTTGAACCGTTTGGGATAATACATCAATAAATTGCGTTCCATTTTCAAAATGCGTTTCTTTTGACATTAATTAATTATAATATATTATTTTGGTAGGTTTTTGTATAATATTTATTATTCATTAAATAAATTTTTTGTTTTAATATAGTATAAAAATGATTATTTCGGAATTGACAATTGATTTATTATTATTAAATGTTGATATTCATGCATCGCATGAACCAATTGAACAAAAAATTAAACTTTTAGTAAAAAACAATTTATTATTACACGATTCGGTCTATACCATAAAGGAAACAAACAGATCCGTTTATCCCGATTCGTTTGTTTCAACCTACGTGCAACATGAACAAAGACCAAAAGAGCTTATCTTACCGCAAAATTTATTCAATTCGAATTTACAAAAACCACAACCAAAAAGTTCAAATACAGTTTTACCCCAACAAAATTTAAAAAATTTATTCAATTCGAATACAGTTTTACCCAAACAAAATTTAAAAAATGTTTCATCTGATGATTCTTCATCTGACTCTTCTTCTGATTCATCCTCGGGTTATTCATCTGATGATTCTTCTTCTGGTTCCTCATCGGATTCATCCTCGGATTCTTCTTCTGATTCATCCTCTGGTTCCTCTTCTTCTGGTTCCTCATCGGATTCATCCTCGGATTCTTCTTCTGACTCATCATCGGATTCTTCTTCTGATTCATCATCGGATTCTTCCTCGGATTCCTCCTCGGATTCTTCTTCTGACTCATCATCGGATTCTTCTTCTGATTCATCATCGGATTCTTCCTCGGATTCCTCCTCGGATTCCTCCTCGGATTCTTCTTCTGATTCATCCTCGGATTCTTCTTCTGATTCATCCTCGGATTCTTCTTCTGATTCCTCCTCGGATTCTTCTTCTGATTCCTCATCGGATTCCTCCTCGACTTCTTCTTCTGACACATCATCCCTATCAGTAAGCTATTTTGCTCCACTACCCTTTCTTCCAGACTCGTTAGTTGTTTTGAGTAAAAATGCAGATCGATCTTTGCTTTCATACACCAGTGATATTTTTACCGATAAAACATTAACGAAAAAAATTGGAACAGCAAGTTATTTAATTAATTGTTTCAACCAAGAAACAGCGGGTGTTCTTTCTCTAAAACAAAACGCTTCTTTTACTGCACAACATTCTTTGATCGATTCACAAACCAATCAGCCTTTTGTAATAAATTATCAGGGAAGTATGTTATTTTCAATAAATCTTGAATTTCAGCAAATTGTGCAAGTTGAAAGTTCAGCAATTGCGTGTTTAAGTGCATTTCGATCCGGAGTACAACAATTTGGTGATTTTCCGGTAAGTTTCGCTAATGGGCAATGGACATTATAATTTTTCACGTCTAGATAATAAATTATAAATAATAATCAATGAAATAAAAAATTTCTGTATAGTATAATGGATAAATATACAATAAAGAAATTACCCAACGGGATGGAAATCATTCTCATTCCAAATTATTCGGTTGAAACGTTTAGCTTGTGTATCAGTATACGCGTGGGTTCAAATGACGAACATCCCAGCGCAAACGGGGTAAGTCATTTATTAGAACACATGCTTTACAAGAGCAATCACTTGTTTAAAACAAAATACGATTTATACAAAGCACTCGACGAAATTGGTGCAAATTACAATGCTTATACCGATAAAAATATAACCACATTTTTTGTAAAATCGGACGCCATTCATCAGGAACGACTGATTCATATTTTTTCTAATTTAATATGCCGTCCCTCTATAAAGAGTATCGATGTAGAAAATGAAAAAAAAGTGGTGGTTGAGGAAATTCAAAACACGCAGCACGAGCCATTTGAGATTATTTTTAACCGTTTTTTTAAGCTGCATTATCCGAATGACCCCATTTCTCAAATTATTAGCGGCAGCATATCCAACGTTCAAAATATTTCAAAAAAGGAAGTGGAACGCCATTTAAAAGATTTTTACACAGCAAACAATATGGTCGTATCTATGTCGGGTAAGATCGATTCAAAAATTGATACCTTTTTAAAAAACAGTTTTTTTAAGTTAGCCAAAATGCAAATTGATAATCCGGGACCACATAAACCACTGCTTGTACCAACCAGTCAGTGTTTGATAAATTTGGTTCAAAAAGATATGCCACAATTTAATATAGGAATATCGTTCCCCACCGAAGGTTTGTATTCGCAGGATAAATACCCGCTTAATTTAATTGATTTGATATTGAACGGTTCAATGAGTAGTCGCCTGTTTGTTCGGCTGCGGGAAAAGCAGGGGTTGGTGTACAACATTAACTCCGGGGTATCGAATTACCAAGAAGCGGGTTTATACTACATTATCACCATGTGTGATAAAGAAAAATATGTGGACACAGTTGCATCACTTCTTGATGAAATCAAACAAATCTGTACGCATTTGGTCCAGAAGAACGAATTAGACCGCTGGAAAAATTTTGTTCGTAGTAGTTTAATAATGAATAATGAAAATTCAATGGAAGTAGCTGATTACTACGCTCGCGAAATGCTGTTTTCAAGAGATAATATAACGAGTATGACTACAAAAATAGAACATTTAATGCACGTGTCCTCGAAACAGATCAAAACGGTAGCACAAAAAATTTTAAATTGGAAAAATATGAAAATTGTAATTGTTGGTAATTTAAACAATAAAAATAATTTAATTATTCAAAATATTAAAAAAGTAATAAAAGAAACCTTTGATACATAATATAATTAATGGATACACGGTTCTGGGGACCACCCGCTTGGATTATGTTGCACTCGATTGCTCGAAATTATGATCCAAAATACAAGGAAGAATACAAAACATTTTTTACAAATCTAAAGTATGTGTTGCCCTGTATTTATTGTCGAGCCAGTATGACAGAATATATTGAAGAATTACCAATTGATGCCTATTTAGAAAATCAGGACAAGTTTTTTGAATGGTTATATCACATTCATAATAAGGTAAATAATAAATTGCGTGGACAAGGATTGATTGAATGGATAAATCCGTCCTTAACCGAAATAAAAGCACATTACGAACACGTTGATAGCGAAATGACCACGTGCCAAGTGCGTGATAAATCGCTTATGGCGTGGAATTTTTTGTATTGTATTGCGTTCGTTTTTCCTGAAACGGGGATGAATGATGCACTAACAAGCACATATCACGGCTACATTGTGTTTTTCAACATGCTGCAGTATTTACTGCCTGGAAAATACCAAGTTTTGTACACCGAATATTTGACAGCTCATCCCATTATGGACGGTTTAAAAAACCGTGAATCTTTAAAACAATGGATTTATAATTTAGAATTATTTTTTAATACAGAAAATAAAACAAATTGCGCGTCATTTATTGAAATTGAGGATTTAATAGAAAGCTATCGAGCGGGATGCGGCGGCTCAAAGACCGATTCAAAACCCACCTGTCGACGCGTAAATAAATGAATGAATCGGGCAATAAATGCAAAATTAAATACGAATTTTTTTGTGTAAAAAATAGTGTAAAAAAATACGTATTTATGATATAATGGATATTAACCAATTAATAAAAAATCAAGAAAAAAAAAAGGGCTATAAAGAAGAATTATTTAAAAAAATATTGAAACAAGCACACCGACGGATAGAATTTTGTTCCAATGCGGGCGATAATTTTGCTATTTTTACCATTCCAATATACATTCCGGGCTATCCGCTTTTTGATAAAGGTGAGTGTTGCTACTATTTAATTCGCGAATTGCAGCAAAATGGATTTGAAACAACCGGATACAGCGACCAGTATTTATTTATAAGCTGGGGACATGCCATTGAAAAATACAATCAAGAAAAATTAATGACACAACATATGCTCGAATATGATGATCCAACAAAAAAAATGCAGGACACAAACGACACCAAAATTCAAAGAACGAACGAATTAATATTCAATAATACCACTTTCAGTTTGCTCAAATAGAGCACCAATCAAAGTTGTTATCGTTGATTAAATTGTTTTCATTCATGCAGTTAAAAAATAGGGATTTGAGTTTATAATAGTTTGGAACTTCCGTGTATTTGAGCATGCGCGCGTAGCGCATGTATTCGATCATAAAACTCGGGCAGTCCTGGCATAATTCATCCATACTCATCGATTGTTTCATTTTAAATATTTTGTTTGACCGGGTATCTTTTTTTTGGGGGTCGTCTTTTATGCCCTGCCAAGGCAGTTCTTTTCTAAAAAAATAGATGATCATGTATCCCACTGATTCAATATCATCGCGGCGGTTTTGTTCCAAATGTTTATGGCTTCTTAAACTGCAGAAGCGATACGTTCCGGTGAATGTGTGCGTATTTTTAAATGGATTGAACATGTAATTCCCCAAGTCAATATACTTTTTGCTCAATCCAAAATCGAGCAGGTAAATGTTGGTTTTATTTGCATTATTGGAACCAATTAAAAAATTGTCGGGCTTAATGTCGCGATGAATGATGCCGTTGTTATGAATAAATTCCAATCGGTCCAGTGCTTGAATCCCAATCATAAGGATGGTTTTTAATGAAAACGTTTTATGCATGTAGCAAAACAATTTTTCAAGACTGGGACCCAAATACTCCATAATCATCACGTTTCGGTTTGCCGTAATATCGTACGGTCGTTCTTTGGTTGCGGGATCGGTTATTGACACGTTTTTCAAATAAGAATAAGCCCGGGGAATACCCGTATGCACTGGATTAATATTTAAATCGCGATAAAAATTATATTCAAGTTTCAAGCGTTCTTTTTTTTCATTTTCCGGGTCCTCGCACTTAATTGCAACAAACACTCCCGGATTAATGATACTCTCGCCTTTGAATACATCACCAAATGCACCAGATCCCACCTTTTTTATTATTTTATATTGAAACGGTGGGGCATTCGAATTTCCATTTTCCATTGGGATTTATACTTAATCTATATATTATCTATATGTTGACTAAAACTTAAATCAGAAAAATAAATTTTGTTTTAAGTTTTAATTTTAATTTGGAGGTGGCATTTTCTCATCCCATCTGCTCCAAGCTTTTTTATTAAATGGCAAAATGCGTGGACCGCCTTCCGCTTTCATTTTTTTACGATATTCTTCGAGCATTTTTAAATCACTTTCGGTAAAATTGCTTTCTTGATGAATTTTTTCTAATTCAGTATATTTTTTGTCTTCCGGTTTCATTCCATAACAGATGGCACCCAATTTATAGTTGTCGGCCATTTTACCACCATTCAGGCCTTTGTCTCCCATACAATCCGCCGTATTGGTTTCATTTTGAAGGGGATAATAGGCATTCCCATCGGCAGTCCAACCGTAATTGCACCAATTGGCACCATTATTGTATCCATCTTCTAGCTGCTGCTTGGTAGCGCCGTCGCTGTTAAATAAACCGCGACACACTTTGGGTGCGTCCTCCTTTGAAAAAATATTGTTGCTGACAACAAACACTTCCGCCGACGCCGCCGCTGCAGAAGGCTTATTGAGCAATGCCGTTAATTCCTGTTTAAGCGTTGTTGTTGTTTCTTCCGATGGTTGTTTTAATTCCTGTTTAATGTTTGAATCTATTTGAGCTATTTCCGTTTTCTTAGTTGCATTGAACAAATTCAGTTGATGCACCCATTTGTTCAAATTATCCTGGTTCAAATAAAAAAACATTCCACTACTTGCTAAAACTAAAACAAATCCAAAAATAACTAACGTTTTTATTTCCATATATTATAACCAAAGGAAAATATTATTTAAAAAACACAAATTCAAATAATATTTTATAAACAATGCGCGGGGGAAGGCTGTGCTGTTTGTAGGTTAACCCAACCTACATTTATTAACAAATACAAATTTTGCTGATCGTAATCTTAAAAGGCATGCACCAGGAGATATGCCACAGAATACTTTGATCGTTTGTATATATAACTATTGAATTGTTTTTAAGTAGTTTCATTTATGTTTTTTTTAAATTGTATAAATGTGCTCATTTTCTGGAATGGCGCTTTTACTCACTTTAAAACCGTTCCAGATATTTTTGGGTATTTGTTGACTGGGAACGGCTTTATGACACTCTGCCGCAATCGATTGATACAATTCAAATCCGGCTTCATCTTCTTCCGTTCCGCCAAGCTGTGTAAAAACGTTGTCTCCGCTGTCCGTGTTCAACCAACTCATCAATAGTTTTACAACTTTTGAATTTTTTTTATTCATAACTTTATCATTATTTAGAATTTCAAACGCCAAAAGTGCCAAATCAAAACTGGGGTTGGCTTCAATTGTGGGTTTTTTATTTTGTAAGTGTGTTGGAAAAAAATACATGTCGGCGCATTCACCGCCGCAAAAATATACGCTGTTATTTATTTGCTTTGAATTGTAGGTGAGTGTTGCGCGATTCCAATCAATAATTTTAACAATCATTCCATTGCTTGGAACTCTATAATAGTTTCCTTTAATAGAATAATTTATGTATTGTTGATCGGTGTATTTCAACATAATATTTCCAATATGGAGATCATTGTGAATCATATTCCATTCGGACTGAATATAGCTTAATGCCACCGTGGTTTGAAATAAAATGCTCATCAACGTCTGCTCAAATTCTTCCACTTTAAATTCATCCGAAAGTTTTTCGAATGTCGCGTTAATATTCATTAAAAATTCATCCAGATCAAAATCGATTACCTCGGTTGCCATTAAACACACCGGGAAATTTGTAAACTCGACCTTATCTTTATCGTCTTTGTTGATTATTTTCAATTGATGATCTTTATATCCCCGTTTTAAATGATGACGCGTAATGTAATTCATGTAATCTTCCTTGTCCGTAAACGTGTAGGAAAATTTATCAAACATTGTGGTTATAACACCATAATAAAGCGGGAAATGGGGCAATATGCCTTCTTCAACCACGCGACTGCACAAATAATGACACAACACGTCAATATAACTGGGATTGCTGTAGCTGTATAAATTTTTCATAATTAAATTACCGTGAATATTTGGAAAACACGCATCCAATTGATAAAATTTATCTAGTTCATGGGTTCGAACTTCATAATCCATGCAGGGCAATTCCTTAATGAATACCGAACGTTTCAAATATTTATTCCCACTTTTAATTAATGAAAAACAAATGTGTCCGTGTTCAAACACGCGCGTCTGCTTTTTGTAAATTCGAATCAACTGATTTTTATTGTTAAACCGAGAATCACCCATAACATAATTCGAAAAGAGATTGTATGGATAAAAAAATGTGCTGGCACATCGCACCCGGTAATTTTTTCGAACGCTTTCAAGTAATTTATCAATATCGTCTTCTTGCATTATGCCGAGACCCACAGTCGGTTTTTTGTTTTCATTTTTTTTAGATATTGTTTTTGATTTTGAAATAATGGTTTTTTTTGGAGGTGGCTTACTTGACGACGTCATTTCCTGTACATAAATATAATATAATTTATTTGCAAAGTTTTAAATAAAAATTACACGCGCTTTACATGAACCTTTGGCCCCTTTTTTTTATTTGTACTCATGATGTCCTCACTGGTTTCATCAAGCGATTCCGCGAAGTGTTCATTGTGATAGTTCCAGTACTCTTCGGCACCGATTCTAAAATCATCGTGCGCCTCCGCTTTGTACCAAAACACTTGATCCTCTAATTTATTGGACTTGCTGTTGGTGTGAATAACCAAGCATTCAAAATTTTCCGTGCATTGATCCATAACCTGGCAGAAAATATCGAAAGACGGAAAAACCCCGGCGAAATTTTCAAATATGCGGCGACGATTTTGCACATAGGGTTCGCGTAAAATGAACACATAATCAATGTTGGTTCGCAACAAAGGCGGAATGCCCATTACATACTGCATTGTTATGATGAATAATAGGTCCTTGTGCCGTCCATTTAAAAAGAAGGAACGGATGTTGGTGTCCTTGGTCCATGATGCGTCATACAGGCAGTCGTCCAGCAGGCAAAAACTGCGCGCATCCACGTTTGCCGGAATTTTTTCCGTCTTCCAGCTAACAAAATACTCATTATTGCGCTCGTTTTTAACATCGCGAATTTTATCCGTGTTCATTTGATATTCTTGACGGCTGATCCACACGTCTTTGCGCTGGATTTCATAAACAATATCGCTGTTTCGATCACCGTCCTTCATACGGTCCTTCCAATCAAATTCATATGGAACGCGATTTTTTATTTCTTTTTTTTGTTCTTCAATTACAATAGATTGCCGTTTATTCACATTGGCTACCAAATCCGGGTTGTATTCGTAATGAATAAACAAGCTGGGGTTGAACTTCCCGTAATATCCACTTTCTTTTTCAGTTCCCGAAATAATTGTTCCGATGGGCATGTCTCGGTGATGATACAGGCAATCCTTTACCAAAAACGATTTACCGGTATTGCGTCTGCCAATAAATACAATAACGCTATCATCTTTAATTTTACTCATATCGAACTTCGAAAGCTTTAAATTCACCATAAATAACACACTATATATAATATCAATTGAATTATTCTTATTCTTATTTCAATTGATGCTATAAATAAATAAAATTGATCATTTATTTTAATATAATTCGGTTGCTGATGCGAACCAGGAAAATAACATAAAAACAGGTTTAACTTCTTATCAATTTGCGAGACACTCTCCTATTTTTTTTATAACCACCTTGTATTTTATTCAATTGATTTTGTATTTCATTCATTTCTGTTTTTGGCGAAGGTTCTTCTAAATCGGATATCATGCCGTGTATATTACAATCCAGTTCATCAGTGGCACCCTTCCTGACTCCCCATCCATTTATGCACGATTTATTTGTTCCAGTTGATTCTTTTTTAGCGCATTTAAAATTATATTTTTGTAATGAATCCCATGATCCATTAAGTCGTTTCCCCGCCGTATCCACGGGAATTCGGTCCATTTCACAAACTTTTTGTTTATATTTATCACAATACTTTGAAACCATTGTTTCTCCGAATTCATCGTAATTTTGTGTCTTATCCGTTTCTTTTAAATGTTGATTTTTTATTCTAACCGGCTCTCCTCTGAATCTTCGTATCGTGTTTCCAACTTGTCCCGCGTTTCCAGCAATGCATTTTGCTTTTGAAAGGAAAACACCGCAAGGTTCATCCATTACTTCTTGTCTTTGACGATTACATTCATCAATTTGAGATTGAGTAGGAATTCTTCTTTTACATTCATCATTTTTATACTCGGGGAATCGTTTTTCACATTCTTCAATTTCTGCTTGGCTTGGACGCTTTTTATCTTTTTGAGTTCCAATATTACACGGATGGTCTTCATCTTTGAGGGCATTTGCAAATGCTTCTCGTTTTTTTCTATATTCCTCATCCTTATTATCGGAACATTTAGTGCTATATGTAATTGTTTCATCAAAAATAGGGTCTTTATATATTACTTGATTTGATACAACCGGTTGGAATTTATTAAATTGACCACCATAACGTCGCATCATTTTAGATTTTTTCGATTTTCTTCCAAATATGGAATGTTTTTTTTTAGATTTGTTAACCATATATATTACATAAAGAAATTTGGTAGAAAATATACAAAAATAATTATATATTCCAAGCTACTTATACGCAACAACTATGAACATTGTTTTTTATATGATATTGTAAAAAAAAATTGATAAACATGAACTCAATGGGTTGTGTAAAACAAACCCCTCTGGGCTGAATGTACCCATATTCAAAATTAGAAACTATTATAAAATCGGTTTTTCAACCGAGCGACGCGCAGTTGGATGCTTTTAAGTCGGCGCTTTTAGAATCACCAATTGCCCACCTATTTTTTAGAAAGGCCCAACCAAAGAAAAAATTAAATGCATATATGATTTACCTACTGGAAAAACGCGCAGAAATAAAAGAGTGCTTATTAGAAGAAACTCCCGATTTAAACGGACGGGCAATGGCAAATAAAATAATTGAAATAGCGGGTGCTGCATGGAGAGCCTCTACACAGGAGGAAAAAAATCCGTATTTTATTCGCGCTCGCGCCTTGGAATGAAACATTTTAATTTGTGCATATTAGTAGTTAAATATAAATCTCTTGGAAAGAAATATAATCCACTGATGTATATTTTTGTTCATCATAGTGATTTACGAATTGCCGATAACACGACTATCAACTATTTGATTGAGCATGGTATCGAATTTCAACCCATTTTTATTGGTACGCCGGATCAGTTGGAAAAATCAAACACGTTTAAATCCGATAACGCCATTCACTTCATGGTGGAATCATTGGCAGACTTAACCGCAGAATATAAAAAATGCGGCAAATCCCTGTTTTTTTATTATGGTAATACCACTCGGGTTTTGGAACATTTACTAATTGAAAATCAAACCGTAGATGGAATTGCCAATAATCGCGATTATTCCCCGTATGCAGTGGAAAGAGATAACGATGTTGCAAAACTAGCGCACAAACACGGTGTTTCCTACATTCTTTTAGAAGACGCCTTGCTTAACCCGGTGGAGAACGTGTTAACTGGACAGGGACGGGAATACACCAAATTTACCCCTTATTTCAATAATGCGCATAAATTTGCAGTCCCAGTTCCGAGGGATTTATCCTCCAAATTAAAGAAACACAACCCTCAAACAAAATTAAAAAAATCTCCGTTTGATACCACGCTTGAATTTATTCGAAGCAAGGCGCGCAACGTTTCGCCCAGTGTGGAAATACGTGGAGGCAGAAGCGCTGGCCTAAAAATACTGACCAAAATATCACAATTTGATGATTACAATGAGGAGCGCAATACGCCCATTATTCCCACAACCCGATTGAGTGCGTACATGAAATTTGGATGCGTAAGTTCCCGCGAGGCGTTTTATGCGGTGCGAGACGAACTGGGTGCAAAAAATGAGCTTGTGAAACAGCTGTATTGGCGTGATTTTTATCACATGATCCTTCATTATTATGGCAGCTTTGATACGCCCGTTTCAATTACAAAAGACGCGTTTAATGGCATTCAATGGGTCGACGACGAAGATGCGCTTCAGCGTTGGAAAGACGGCATGACGGGTTGTCCCATTGTTGATGCCGGAATGCGCGAAATGAATGCGACGGGTTTTATGCACAATCGGCTGCGTATGATCGTGGCAAGCTATTTAATTTTTTATTTGCGGCTGGATTGGCGCGAAGGCATGCTTTACTTCAGCCAGAAATTAGTGGATGCGGATTGGGCGAACAACGTTGGAAATTGGCAATGGACGGCAGGGGTTGAAAAATGGAGTAATGATTATTACCGCGTTTTTAGTATGGAAAGTCAGGCGGAACGCTTTGATCCCGAATGCGTTTACATAAAAAAATGGATCCCAGAACTTTCTAAAATTCCCGCCAGCGATATTATTGAATGGGATACTCAATATACGAAGTATGCCGGTTCCACCCAATATCCCGAGCCAATCATTGATAATAATAAATTGGCCCGACAAAAAGGTATAGAAATGTATAAAAAGGTTCTTAAAACATAAATAATAAAGAGATAACACGTTATTTATTATTTTAATAATATTTTAATAAACAAACAAATAATATTAAAATAATATATATGTTTTTCAAAAAATCAAAAAAAGTAAAAAGACAATCCAAACAAAATAAAAAGCAACGAGGGGGTAGACCTCCAATTGATGTGGACGTTCTTTTGGATAAAATGTATAACTGGTTTTGGCCAGTAAATAAAGAAGAAGCAGATATCTCACCACAGCAATTAATTGCCCCTCAGACCAATATTATAAATATTCCAACCGATATTTTGACTTGTATTCAAATTTATAATAATCTTTATCGGGAACGATCAGCACAAAACGCGGATGAATGTTATAATATATATCGAAACTGGATTATGTCCATGTATTTCGAACGTAAATCGGAATGGTTCAAATTATTTAGATACATGAAAATTGTTGATCAGCAGCAAACGGCAAGCTTCCGATGGTACGAAAGCTCGCTTATTCCCTTTTTATACGTGTATAACAATATTTTTATAACACTATTTTTAAAAATTGTAATGCTGGTGTCAAATCGTTATTACATAAACATGGACACCGTTAAGACAGATCAGTTCGAAAATTGTTTTAATGATGAGTATATCATATTTCTTTTTAATAAATTTGGATGCGCAAATGCATCACTGGGGGTTTTAGAAATAATTAAGCAATTGTTTTCAAATGATGTGTCGGATTGTGGAATTTTTAAAAAGGACGACTACTATTCACATTATAAAGATTCGGTGGGGAAGGGTGGATTTGGTGCCGTGTTTAATTGTGCGAATCCTTCCAAAATTGTTAAATTTATAGAATCGCCTGATATTTCAAGAGGTGGGGGTGGATCAACTTATCCTGGAATTGATCAAATTCTGGTAATTATTAAATTTTTAAATGAAATTATTATAAATTTAGAATTAAGTGTAGTGAATCCAATTTTATTTAAAAGGTTGCACAGTTTTGGATACAAACGAATTCCGGATGATTTAATTCGTAATTTAATAGACACATATGAAAATTCACCCGACCCGGATATGACACCGGAAGAAATGCCAATTCATGGCGGTCGATTCTACATGGTTATGGATAATATGGGAACAACGTTGGGAAATAAATTGAAGCAAAACATTAGTATAGACATGAAATTGAATTTTATGCGAAATTTAGTGGATGGATTATTTATTATGCATGACAATAATTATTGTCATTTGGACATTAAAGAAAATAACATTTTGATTGGAAGCGATAATATTGCTCGGTTCATTGATTTTGGTATGTCAAATTCCATAACAAATCCCTATGTAAAGTGGAGTGGATCTACTGAGGGTTGGTATCCCAAAATTTCGGGTTTGTATGCATTTAACAGTTATCAATTATTAAATGTTGATATTTATCATTTAGGACTTATATTTTATTTTATTTTATTAAATAATGGAGATTTGATAGAAAAGGTGAACGAATTTTTTGAAAATAAATCCAACGCCACGTCGGAAGATTTTTATAATTATTTGAATTCATTGGTTTACGACTTGGTTAATCAAGGGGACGTTTATGTGTATAATAAAATAATACAATTTATTAAAAATAATCACATGCTTGATTTTGAGTTTTTAAATATAGCCGGTCCAGGAAGAATGCGACAGATTCGAGATAATTTTTATTTGAAATTCCCAAATGCAGATTAAGAATATAAAAATATGGTAGGTATTCTATACATATATTGATGATGAATTCAACTACCGAAACCGCAAAACCCACCCGGGAAGAATTAAAGCAGCGTCTTCAAATGGCAAAAATGCGCAGTAATTTGAGCCGCATGCCAAAAAAACAGCGAGATGAAAAAGTTGAAAAATTAAAGGCAACTATGGAAGACCAACAAAAAGCATTTATGGAACAAATAAAAACGTTGTCTCCGGAGCAACTTAAAGCGTTGGGAATGAATCTACAAAATCAACCAAATCCGGCAGCTGACACCGAATCACCCGCCGCTGCACCAAAACAATTTGTTAATAATAACGACATATTAATTAATAACGCAGTTCTGAAAGAACCGATCACCATTCCTAAAATGAAACCAGTTTCGGAAACGGTTAATACTCAGAACCGATTGGATATTTAAAAAAAACCGATTATATTTGTACAAGTTTATTTTCTCGTGTATAAATATAAAATGTCCCGATTATCAAGAAGAGCTGCTCAACCCCGAAAAAAAAGTGCTGCGGTAGTCGTTAAACCGGAAGCGATGCCCCAGGTTAAAGCGGCAGTCAAACGCGTTTCTAAGAAAAAAAATGCGGTTGCGGTTGTTCCCGCTCCGTTGGTTGTTGCTACCGATGCGTCGTCTCAATGCGTGGCACAAACTCTTAAAAAATACCGCGAACGGCCTAGTCCTCCCTACTCTGCTGCCGATTGCTGCGGAATGACCCTTACTGGGAATGACGGTAAATTATACACGTCTGTCGCCAATGTAAAGGGCATCTGCACATGGAAGCCCGTTAAAAATTAAGCAAATGCTTATTTTCTTAAAAAATATATATAATGGAAAAAAAGCATTGTGTAAATAAACATCCCTCATTGGGCATATTTATATTTTATCAAGAACCGGAAGCAATGTACTGGAATGCGGTTCAATCTTTTTTTAGTTTTTCAATGGGAATAAAACCGAAACAACTATGTAAATATTCTATTATGGATTACAAACCTCACACCGGGTATTTTGATATGATGACGCTCATACTGGATGACATTCATGCCAGGGGCATTTATACTTTTCATAACCTGATCATTTATGTGGATAACAGCCATTTATTGGAAACAGACTATCATAAAAACGAGCTATGGTATCGACTGTTTGATAACTACAATGTGTTCCACCTATTATTTATATACAAAGATTTTGTTGAATTTGAAACGGAATTGTTTTCTTTTAAGCTCAGTTGTCAGCGAGACAACTTAAAAATAGAGCACTCCTATCAAAATAATTTTATGAAAAATCGGCTGATAGTTTTGGACAATTTAAATATTGAAGAATTCTGTTTATTAATTTTAAAGTGTTCAAAAAGAACAAATATGGTGGACTTTTTACCGCAGTGGGTGGAAGTATCGAATGAACCGATTGTGAACATGCGCACAAATTTTATTCCAACGAATGATACCGTCATGTTTTATAATTATTACGACACGGATGTAGATGTTCATCCCGAATGCATTTTCCCACTATGTATCAGTCGAATGACAAGTAAATTTTTGGAAACAGTGTATCGGGAATTAAAACTGTGTCAAAAAAGGAAAATTCTGAAAGCAATTTATAAAAGTTAAATTAGTTTTATCTTACTTACATATATATTTATATTTTATCTATGAATGACTTAATTAAATTTATTATTGTGGTCATTATATTGACAACCATTTTTCTATATATTGATACAAAAAATAGCAATTTGATTTATGAAAAAGCGGAATTGGATGGGCAAATGTATTTAGTTCGGAACGTTCCAGACAAAGCCAAAGCGGCAAATTTATTGGCCTCGATCCGTCAAAAATTGGAGCGTGTAGTGGATTATCTTGTTCAAAAGTATCCGGATAGGGATAATGTTGCGCGTTTAAAACTAAAATTTCGTGCGGAAAACATAGAGGAGAGTGAGGCAGGTAGCAAGCATACCAGCTACAGCGTGAATAAAGGTGAAAAAATTGTGTTTTGCATTCGTTCAAAAACAAAACAGGCCCGTCTTGAAGATGAAAATTTGCTTGTGTTTGTAGCGCTGCACGAGTTAGGACACGTGATGACAAAATCGACAGGGCATACTGAAGAATTTTGGGATAATTTCCGTTTTTTATTGAAAGAATCAATTAAGATTGGTGTTTACAAGCGTCAAAATTTTAAAAAGCATCCGCAAAAGTATTGCGGTACAAAAATAACAGACAGTCCGTTGGATAATTAAAATAAATTTATTTAATATTGATATAGATGAATTATCAAAATAATGGACGGATAAATATGGTGGATAGAAAAATTTATCCTGAATATCAAATGTTTTATCAAAAAAACGAGGGACTGAGTGAGTTTAAAAACGATGCGATTAAAACCATTCTTCAGAAAAATCCATTGAGTGATGTGTTTTTTAGTAAGGCGAACATCGATTACTTACAAAATCAAATCATTCAACGGGTTTATAATTTGTCTGCAGGACGTCATAAAATCGGACGTCAGAGTGATACGGAATTGGAAATCGTAATGCGTTCCATTTATCTGCAATTTAGTTTAAATCAGCCCGACGATATACGAAAACAGGTGCGTGATCTGGACGAAATGGTAATTGATGCGGTTGTCCCTGGTATATTGTCGGCCATCGAGCAATACCTGAAATATCAGGTAGCAATTTCAACGATTCCGACTCCCATTAATTTGCCAAAGAATGAGACCATTAAAGGTGAAAAAACATTGCAACTGCCGCCGTGGTTTTAACAAAATTTGAATTTAAAAATAATTTGTATAAATCAAACAACACATGAAAAATACATATTATTTTGGAACTTTTGATCCGGAAACCAAACTGTTTAATAAAAACATCGATAAAGAACGATGGGAGAAAAAAAAAATGGGGCATACGCTAATTTCTAGTCGCACCCAACTGCAATACTACACGTTGGATCGCTGCTTTATAAAAAACATAACCGATGGAACCGCGAGTACTGAAAAAATGGGAACTATTCAATTAAAAGGTCCCCATGAACTTTTAGTTGAATCGATTACGAATGCACTGCCCTTTTTTCCGGTTCAATACGTGTATTTTAATAAACAAATACATTATATTGAAGATTATCAAACCGCGGATGGAAAGGTAATCTCATTTTCCAATTACATCGAAAATAATACACCCTTTTGGGAAATTTATTCCTCGTCATCATTGTCGTCATCCTTATAATATTCGTCTTCCAATTGTTTGAGTTCTCGCGCCAAAATGGTGCTGTTTTCTTTGAGCGTATCCGCGTGTAGCTGCGCCCGTTCGGCTTCTTCGAATGCCAGCCGTGCTTGTTCTTTTTTTTCTTTTAGTTTTTCTCTAAATTGAATTCGATTAAGCATTTCATTTTTTAGGGTGGAGGTATCGGCTGGATGCGAATTTTGGGCGGGAGCAACAATTTCGTTTGATGGTATAACAACGGATTCGCGATTGCGCATGAGCATGATTTGAACCACGTCAATATCCATTATGCACTTTTGTTTCAAAAATTTCAGCCCGTTTATCCTAAAAATTAGCACCACCTTGGACCCAGGAACAATGCTGTTGTATTCAACCAAATTTTTTTTATCATCATACACTTTAATTTCCACCTTTTTGCGAATAAATGGAATGGCTATTTTTAAAACACCGTTGCTGTCTACGTTGCTTATGTAAAATTCCTTGATAGCTTGATAGGGTAGCTCTTGATCGAACCATTCTTTGCATTTTTTATGAATGTAGTCAATGTTAAATGCGTCAATTTTCTCAATGAAAGACTGCAAGTCAGTTCCTTTAACATCCACTTCAATATACGCTTCCCGTTCGTTTTCAACAATTCCCGATTTTAAAATGCTGTCCTTCGTCTGAATTAACACATCAAACGGCTTGTCAAAGTGGCACATATAAATGTTCCCCCTGGATTTTATTGGATTTTGATAATTAACTTCACTGTTTATATCATACGTTTTGTAATTGAATATCTTATAACCAGACATAATTCTATATAATGTTTGATAAATATTTTTTTATATCATTTTAACGCGGGACAGAACTATTTTCCTCGGGCGGTGTGCAAACCACTATTTTTCGAACAATCCATTTATACGTGTTATTGAAATAAATATCTCCCAACTCAATTGTTGCCGTAAATCGGGCGCCCTTTTGAATCGCAAACATTGATACGGGTTTCCCATTGACGCCGCTGGTAATTTCGACATTTCGATCGAGCAAACAGCTGATGGTCGTTGCATTTGAAAAATTGGATTTTAAACCGGGAACCAGTTTCATCAACTTTTGTTCAATGGATTGAAGCACTTGCAGAAAATCATTATCAAGTTGGCAATTGAAAGCTAACTTAATATAAAATTTGCCAAAGGCTGAATCTATTCCAAATGGGGTCATTACAATCGGGGTTTCAAATCCGATCGGATAGGGAACATTCGCTAAAATTAATTTAGGCGATTTTTTATTTTTTATTTCAGAAATAACCAGATTTTCAATGGGAAAATTTTGAATATCATTACTCATGATATAAAAATAATACGTTATTATAAGATAAATGTCTGTTCTTTTATTTATATTATTATTTGTGGTTCTTTGCATTTGCGCCGGATTAATTTACAAATATTATAAATTCCGGACCAGTAAATACAACGAATATAATCATCCCCCGGGCGACATCTATGTTAATTTCGGTCCCTAGTTGTTGAATGTTCCCTGAACCAACCACGGATACGCATCAGCGCAATTTTGGTCCAACTCAACCAAACCGCTTAAAATAATGAGACTTCCAAGGTAGCAGTCGTCCCGGGTTTCCCCTTCGGAAACAAGCCGGTTTAATTCATCAATAATTTCGTTCCTTAAGTTTGAGAATGAAAGATGCTTATAGTAATTGTTATCTCTATAAAAGACGCAGCCCGCTTTAATTATTTTGCTCTTTTTGATTGTTGAAAGCTCCATTCGGTAATCAAACAGATCCTTTATCAAATAAACCAGCCGAATGAGTTCGATGTTGGTTAAATTCATAAACCAATCAATATCCGTGTAATTATTAAGCTCGTCCATTTTCTGGAATACGGTTATCACTTTGTTGCGAAACACAAATTTAGCGTCATTTGGCAAAATGTTTTCGATTGTATTTCGCACCCCTTTGATACGACACAACCTGTACAATTTTTTGATGTCTTGCACAGTATCATTGGTAATAACCGATTTATTATACGGATTGGTTATTTGCCCTTTAACACGATTGCTTTCAACTACATATTTATAAATACTTTCAATATGGAACCCGTATATAAATCCGTCCTTGTCTTTCATCGTAAAAATATCATCGGGATGAATTTCCGATAAACTTTCTAGTAAATAAATATCTTCCGCATTGTTGCACAGGGATACGTTTGCAAACCCGGGACCGCGCAGTTGATTTGATTTCCGAACGATCCAACCCCTAAAAGCAGACTGAATTCGGGTTGCGGCAGATGAGCCTTGCGTATTTTTCAGTTGGGTACTGCAATCTACTATGCGTTTTCGATTCGTTTTACGCTCCTTTTTTATTTTTTTTATGATTGGCTCATCAATGCGCAAAACGTGGATTTTTTTTAAATGAACACCGCAATAATCACCCATTTTTTTTTTATGACCGCATTGTGTTCCATCACTTTTCCGTGCCATGCAGCTATTTATATTAAAAATAGTTGGCATATTATCATCTACTATATGGACTAATTCAATAACATCAGTCATAATAATAAAATTATCCTTATTATATCTTAATACGTCAATTTTTTATATGATAAAAAAATTAAATGACAATGAATAAAAAAAATAAGAGTTTCAAAATTATTTCTTTTACTTCTTTGTTGCTACAGCAGGAACACGGCGAACAGTCACTTTCTTCTTGGAATCTTCTTTAACTTCAACTACCGGAGGAGGCGGCAATTCATCATCGTTGCTGTCGTCTACTTCATTATCATGTTCAATTTGCGCAGGCGGCTGCTTTTTAGCCGCCACTGGCAAAACAGTTGCGGATTTGGGCGCAACCGGGGCCAAGTCAGCAGTATCGTCATCACTGTCGGTGATGAGGCATTTACCACGGGGGACACCATAAGAGGATGGTTCTTGCTTAATGCGACATTGGTAAACTTGCCAACTTGTATAACCAAACTTGCCACTTGCAAAATATACACCGGCACATTCCAGGATCATCGAAACACGAGCACCGCGCTTCAATTTTTGAAGCACTTCAATGTCGTTTACTTCGGATCCTTCCTTGTTGAAGAAGGAGCACATGAGTTTTCCTTCCTTTGAAACCGGAACACGAACGCGCATTGTATCCGGATACTTGCCATCAGGTTCCTGAGTTGCTTTGTCCTTACTTTGCTTAATCGTGTGATTCAGTAGTGCTTCAACAACTACGGGTTGGGCATTCTTCATTTTTAGCCATGTGAGGCTATTTTCAATGCCCTTTTCAACCAAAAGAGAGTCCAAGTCATTAATCATTGTATGAAAATTAGAAATTGCCTGTCCATTTGCGTCTTGGGCGTCCATTCCCTTGAACGAAATCTGAAAACTGTATTTGGGAATGCTCTTGACGCCGGGTGCTAGGTCCTTGCTTTCTTCGACAACTAAGTCAAAAGCTACTGCCATTTCCGGTGTGCGAATTAGAAACTTACGTTCGTCATTATATTCAACTTTGATGGATTTTCCTCCTTTAGCGTTGGTGATAACTTCACCGAATTGTACGAGACTGGTATCGAGTGTGTTGGGTTTGACGATTGTTGCAGACATTTGCGAGTTTTTGGATATGTTATTTATACTTATTATATTTTTAAGTATGAATTCCACAATCAAATTTTTTATGATAAATGTTAAATCATATGATATTCATAGTATTTTTTTAATTTACGTAAATATTCCACTTGGGAAAACCCTAACACTTGGTAATAAAATAGCTCAATTCGGTCTTTAAAAATACTGTATAAAATAATGATGATTAAAATTGCAGCAATTGTATAAATCATTATATAATTAATATTTTATTTTATTTTATTATTTTTGATCATTTTATTTGTGTTTTAGTTGGCACGCACGATGTTTAAACAATAAAATCATAAATTACACGATTTTTTATATGCTTCTAGAAATTTGCTGCAGTCGAAATCCGCATTTGAAATACAATTTTCAAATGCTTTTTTATTTGTTCGGCACCATACAAAATAATTTATTTTTCTGGCCAAAAAGCCATATTTATTTGCATCAATACAATCATGTTTTTCATTTGAGGAAGAAGACTCGGTCATTGTTCGTATATATGTACCCAATATGAAATATACGAAAAATGGACGTGCATGATTGAAAAAATTACTAATAATCTGGATATTCGGCATATTATTTTCAAAAATTAATTTTATTTTTACGATAATAAAAAAAACATTAATAATTATTATAAAAATATGACAAAAAAATTTAAAATTGATCCAACTCAAACGTTTACAAACACGGATGGTACTTCTGGCAAAAATGTGTACATTGATGCAAACGGGAAAACGGTTTTATCAGAAAGCTGGACTTTCTTCGATTTAGGTATAAATACCAAAGATAATCTAAAATATTACATGACATCATCCAAAATAGAAGTAGCAGAAGGAACTTTTATTGCGAATTACGAATATAATGAAAATTATAAAAAAGAAGGACAAAAATTAAATGCTTATTACGTGGGGTTAAATAATAACAACCGGATCAAGGCGACTTATATAAATTATTGGGCATCCGTGAAATACACCATATTGAATACGGATGTTGTTCCCAATACCTCAACCATTTTAAAGAATTCCATAAATCTGATTGGTAAAACACTTAAAAAAGATGTGGTTGTTGTGGATACTAATCAGATAATTCTTGCCGACCGTGTTGCGATGGAAGTGGGAACGAAGTTTAACCATGACAAAAATAATGAAGTTGGTAAAACGCTTAAAGACGGTGTTTCTCGTACATTTACCGAAATAAGTCCTGCATATCCAAATGGAATAAAGCTTAAAGTTAAAGCGATATATAAAAAAGACAAAAAAGACATTATTGGTGCGTTAATACTTGAACAATAGAAGTAAGGTAATATTTAAACACTAATTTCTTCCATTTCAATATATTTTGTTGAAATGGGGGCACTTGGAAGGACGTATTCTAAAAACATGCATATTCCCGAAGCAATGAAAAAAAATAATGAAATGATTATTGTTCCGTTTATATCATCCTCAAACACTGCAAAAGAAAATATTAATAAAACAACTCGGCGCACCAAGTCCAGACCGGACATTAAAACATTGCTTGGTACAAAATCATTTTTATTTTCTAAAATTTTTATTTTATTGAAAAAAAAGGATTGAATACTAATTGCAACCAATGTTGAAATTACTACGACATTCCATGAAAGCGGTGGTGGATGTTCTATTGTTTTTATCAGCGATGGAATAAGTGCACTAAAAAAATAAGCCAATTGAAAAATAATTTGAAAATCAATGTTAAAAATATTGAATTTTTTTATGCTGTATTCAATGATGACATTTGACACTGAATTAAATAAACAGCTAAAAATAATCGAGCTTGTGGGCTTCCATAATTCCAAATTGGCTTTTAAATAATGATACACGATAAAACTATAACAAATAAGCAGACAGATACATCCAACTAAATATATTTTGCCTATTTTTTTTTTTAATAAAAAGATAAAAAACGGAATATTCCAAATAACGAAGCTGCTGCGTAATACCGTATAGTAGCTTAAACTGACGTTATTAATACTGTAATACAGCATTATGGATTCAAATGAATACAGTAATCCAGCAACAATTGGAAATAGTATTTGTTTTCCATAATTGGTCAATCGTAATCGAAAATTCGTACGGGTGAAATAAATAAAGTATACTGGCGCACCACAAATCGATAACAGTGTTGTAAACCAAAAGTTATCGTATTGGTATGTAATTTGAATATATTTTAAAAGGATTAGATAACTGCTCAAATTCACAATATAGAATATGCTATGAAATATTAGGGAAATATATACATTATTGAACAGCAAATTACGCATCAAAGCAATAATATATATGATCGTTTTAATTCTATAATCTTTTTTTTTGATTTTTCTTAAAATAAACGAATTGGATTAACATCCCTCGTTGAAACGCATTTTTTTAAAAAAATTTGAAATACAAAATAGCTTAAAGATAACGCACTATAGTAGATTATATATACAGATAAATGGTTCGCACTCAGTCAAAGACTTCTACCGCCGTTCCCGCCGTCGTTCCCGTTGTTTCCACTCCCGTTGTAGAAACTAAATCTGCTGCTCCCGTAGCTGCTACTAAGAAAGTTGTTAAGAAGGAGGTTCCCACTCCCGTAGAGGTTGCCCCCGTCGTGGTTGCTCCTGCTCCTACTGAGGCGGCAACTGCTGAGTCTAGTTCATCGCGTGAAGATCGCCATAAATCAGCCCTTAAGGTTGTCGATGACCAAATTGCGGCTCTGAAGGCTCTTCGTGCCAGCCTTGTTTCCAACTACAAGGCCGATACCGCTGATTTGAAGGCTGCTCAAAAGTCGAGTGGTCGTCGTCGTCGTGCTGCTCCCGTTGATGAGAACGCTCCCAAGCGTGCTCCTTCCGGCATCACCAAGCCCACCAAGGTGTCTGATGCGATGTGCGAGTTCATGGGTCGTCCTCATGGTGAACTGGTTGCCCGCACTGAGGTTACCAAGTTCATCACCAACTACATCAAGACCCACAACCTCAAGGACGAGGCTGTCAAGCGCCACATCAACCCCGATGCCAAGTTGCGCGCTCTTCTCAACATTCCCCAAGGCGATCAGCTCACCTATTTCAATCTTCAGAAGTACATGACCTCTCACTTCCCTGCTAAAGTTCAAGCGTAAATAAATAGTCCAAAAGTTATAACTTGTTTTTTTTATTTTTGGAATATTTTCTTTTTTTATTGTATATATGTCTTCTAATTCAGTTAAGAGTTCTTATGATCTGCAAACTAATTATAAGACACCAGAAGAATATTTAACTAAACGCGAACGAAAAATTCTTGAAGAAACCAATGCCCTTGCAAACGATGCAAGCGAAAGGCAGACGGAACAAATGGATTTGTTTCATTTAAGTTTAAAACAGCTTTTACGGAATTGGTCAAACAGCATGCAAGCGATTTTGGTAGATTTAACCGATACACTCGATATAAATAAAGATTTAAAAAATACAAACAATATTTATGAATTTATGGTTGTTTTTTTTAATAAATTATGGAATATTTTTACAAAAGAATATCGGATTATTTATTTTGGAATGACGCTAATTTTCATAAGCATGGTCATCTATTTTGTTTTTATAAGCAGTGCCTAAATTTCATCAAACTCAAACCAAACCATAAAATTGTGATGTTGGAGTATCATTATTTTATGTTTTTTTAGTTGCTATGTTTTCCGCAAAAATTGGAGCCGGGTTTTGCTTTATTGGGACACGTTTCTCCCTTTTTGGTTTTTCCTTGACAAATAACTATGGTGGAATCACCACCAACACCGTTCGAGACTGGATTTAGTTTTTGGCTGGAAACATGCAATTTTAAGTAAGGATCTAGTTTTTGTCGGTCAATGTCAAAATCGGCCGAAATTTTATCTAAAATAATTTCCATGTTTTTTATAATTATAAATTGAATAGCTTCTTCCAATGAAGCAGACATTTATTAATTCATGTTAGTATTACAAATTTTATTTTTAAGTTTAGATTTAGATAATATAATATAAAATATGATATAGTATGGAAAATATTCAAATTGAACGAAACAATATATCCGGTATAAACATGGACCAAATTCAAACAAATAAACCGACCGACATTCATATTGAGAAAATGGATGGCGGCAAAATGCCAAATATGAACAATTTACCAAACAGTCCGAGATTGTTTGAAGTGCCAAAAAGCGGCATTGAACTATTAGAAAATCCCAGCAGAAAAAAGGAAAGTTCAATGGATTTCGGTGGAATAAGTGAAGAAAATTTTGAAATTGATATTAATGATTTCAACAACGTACAAAAAACGGTTCAATCAACCAAACCCAATTTATTTGACATCATACAAAAAAAAGAGGGGTCTAAAGATAACAGCCGTGAGCAACAACGCCCCAACATTTTTGGTCCAGTTCGTGATCGATTGCGACCAAATTTAGGAAAAGAAACATTGAACGACCTCAATTTTCAAAGCTTTGATTTTTCAATTGATAAAAATTTAGGCAATGAAGTTAAAATGACATCCATGGAGGGCATTGATAATAATTTGGGTGCGGGGGACATGTTTGAAAATCTGGATAAAACTGCCGGTGGAACTTCCAACCCTGCCGCCCCCGAGCAAACGGACCCTAATACCGATGAGTTAGATAAAATGAACATTGATGAATTGCTGAGCGAGTGTCAAACGCTTAAAGAAAAACACGGCATTAATACGCCCCAGCATTTCAACCGCAAAACACCAACCGATGAAGTGCGTGCCTTTATTCGAAGGGAGCGAAAAAAACGCGAGAAAGTGAATGCTGAAAAATTGGGGGCTAAAATTTTGCTTACCACCATTACGGCATTCGAGTTTTTAAACAACAAGTTTGATCCCTTCGACCTGAAATTGGACGGCTGGAGTGAAAGCATACACGAAAATATTGACGACTACGGCGAGGTGTTTGGCGAATTGTACGAGAAATACAGGACCACTGCTAAAGTGCCCCCTGAAATTAAATTGATCATGATGGTTGGCGGAAGTGCGGCCATGGTGCATCTTACCAATACCATGTTTAAATCCAGTCTTCCCGGCATGGAGGATATGCTCAAACAGAATCCCGAAATGATGAAACAATTCGCGCAGGCAGCGCAAAATCAAAAATTTGGATCACAGGCGGCAGCAGCGCCTCCGCCTCAGCAGCAACCACCCCCTGCAATGGATACCCGCACGCCATCACGGATGGCGGCTCCACCACCCGTTTTTTCAAGCCAGCCGCAAAAAACAATGAACGGTGGTAATCCAATGATGGCCTCGTCGACATTAAATCGGCCCATTGCCCCACCGGGACAAAATTTTGGAACGGGTCTTGATCCCATGCCCCGTCGGGAAATGCGCGGGCCGAGCGGATTGGGTGTGGATGATATTTTAAAAGAAATCCAAATGACTTCTGTTAAACCACCAAGTCCTGCAAAAAAATCACCCAACGGGTCGCTGGTCAGTAAAGGAACCAATCAGCGCCGGGTAATTAATTTGAATCTAAGATAAACGCCCCCAGCGTTTGCAGGTATTCTATGCCCTGCACAAAACAGTCGCACAAGTCATCCTGTTTGGTTTTGTCTTCTAATTTATTTATATTATCGTAGTCGGCCATTTTTTTCAGTATCTCTTTGCAGATCAGTTTTCCCAGGGCTTTTCTGTCCTTGTACTCTTTTTTATCAAACGTTGACACGTCCAAGCTTATGCCCTTTATTTCAAGTTTTTTTTTGGCCGTATAAAATTTAAGGATAGATATCGATGCACCGCACAGCGTTTTTTTGTGCAGAAAATAACTGTACAGTATCATTTGTATGGACTTCATTTTAGGATTTTTAAGCACGGGCTGATTTTCAAACAGCACCGCATCCAAATTATCAAACAATTGAACCCGTTGTTCCAATTGTTTGTATAAAATACCCCCCAAATAATCCAAATCCATGTCTTTAGTATCTTTAATGGCAACAATGTCCTTCTTTTGAAAGTGCTTTTCAACATAGGTCTTTGTATGAGCGCTGCAGTAATAACTGACTGCTGCGGGGTCTTTATGATTGGCAAGCAGTACGTACGATTTAGCCCGTTTTTTGCACATGGAACAATCCGGAATTCCGGCGATGTTCATGACTTGCCAATCGAGAATGCGCACCCGTTTATTTTCATCCGTTTCCATGAGGCAATAAGCCATATTGACAATACCAATATCAAATGAAAGAATCTTCATTCTTATACGTATTAATTATACTCTATTTTATAAGTTATTTTATTTAAAAGCATGCATTTATACATTTTGACGTAAATATTGGTTCAATTCATTATTTTCAATGATATAGTTTGATATGTTTTGTGGAATGTATTTTAGAGTTGTTTTTATGATGGATTCAAATTCGATATTTCTTATTTTTTTTAAACGCACAAAATCAATCGCACACACTACGATTTCAAACGATAGTTTTAAATACGTTAAATCCGAACTAAACGGAACGGGACGTATGAAATAAATTACCAATAACGGCAGCGCAATGCTCTCCAAAATGCGATATTCTAAATAATACTGGCTGGGAAATTCATTTGAAATAGCATATAAAAAATAATAGAGATAAAATACCGCTGGAGTAAATGCTATTTTTTTAGACATGATACGCGACGAAATATTGTATTCGATATTGTTTATGTAATGCAAGTGAACCTTTATTTTATACAGCGCATTAAATTCCAATATTTTGCAACTGTAATTAAAATAGAGTAGGGCTTCCATTGCCGGATCAATACAACCCGTTTGCGGGACAGTGTCTATTAAATACCACGCAAAAAACAGCGTTTCTAGATGCGTTCCTACATTTACATGTCCTTTTAACACGCACAGTTTTATTTCCAAGTTATTATTTTGATTGAAAAAAACCCGATTTTCGGAATATTTTGCAAACATGTCATCCAGATATTCCAATTCATACAATTGCGGCTGTCCAAAATTGTAGGAATGATACCTATTATTTTTAATTGATAAATTAAGAAATATAGAATCATTAATGTCTGTCGTTTGCTCAGCAGTTGTTTGATTTAAATCAAGCGCCGCTTTCAGGCGACTCATGTATTCATCCTTTAAAGTTAGGGTTTGGTTTTCTTTTTGCATAATTTTTTTTGCGGAAACGTTATGATCGTTGTGTATTAACTCGATAATTATCGGATTTGATATTGATTGAATATCAATTATTTCATTGAATTTCAACTCATTCAAATAATGTAGGGTAGCCCCCAAACTATAAATATCATAGTTGATATTGTTTTTTATTGAATTTTCGGGAGCTTTAAAATATTCAGTGCATATGTAGGGTTTCCTCACACCAGGAAATCCATAAAATTCACATAATCCAAAATCACACAACGCATATTCATTTTGCTTGAACAGCACATTGGCTATTTTTACATCGCTATGTATGAATCCATGCGAGTGTATCAAATACAATTGTTCCAGTAATTGCGATCGAATCGCCATAAGGTCGGAATCAAGCAAAAGCCCCTTTTTTTTTTTATTTAGGTACAAATCTCCGTCATATAAATCAACCGTGATCGATTTAAAATTGGGGGAGATGTCATAAATCACAAGTTTCGAATACGATTGACTGAAATGAAATATTTCACGCAATATGTCTTGACAAGTTCCGTATTTATTATCTGCTTCTAAAAACATTTTTTGACAGGCGGGTGCGTTGTTATTTAAAACTACTTTATAAACCATGCCAAATGTTCCCGAAGCCAGATATTGTTTACTGTTTAACATTCATATATAATTTAACCGATAAAGATATTATTGTTTATTTTTTATGTATTTCCTGCTATTTTAATTTAAGAAAATAAATATTTGCTATTAAATATATGGAATCTCCAAGTAAAACTTTTAGTATATCTCCCATTTTAACAATTGAAAATTATGGGAATACTACATATCACTGTAATTATAAAGATTTTAAAATTGAATACAATGAAATTAAATTAAATGAGACCCGCGCACATTCCATTTATGAAAATTTTAATAAGATCAAGTACGAGCTGTTTAAATACTGGTTTTACAACCATCGAAACTTAAAAGATAAACACAAAATTGAAATGTCATTGGATTTAATTGATTATTTAAAAGAAAAAGATTTTTTTGATATGAACCACTTGGATAAAGTTTTATTAACAATTCTCTATTTTGAACTGATTACTTTGAAAAAAACATCTATATAAAGATAAAATCTTAAATTATATTATCTATGTATAAATGGAAACGACTGATGAAGAAAATGTAAAGATTTCCTCGTTCGAGGATATGGGGTTAGAAGATAATCTGTTGCGCGGAATATTTGCGTTTGGCTTTGATATTCCCAGCACAATTCAGCAAATGGCAATCGTGCCCATTCGACAGGGACGGGACGTCATTGCGCAGGCTCAATCGGGAACGGGAAAAACCGGCGCTTTTCTCATTTCAACAATGAGCATGGTAGACAAGCGTTTGCACGAACCGCAGGTGTTAATTTTGGCTCCAACGCGCGAACTGGCTATACAAATTTATAATAATGCGGTAGGCTTGAATATTTTTACTAAATTTAATATAGGAATATTGATTGGGGGAAACGATCAAAATATTAATTTAAATGGTGAAAAAAGTTTCTCTGAAAACAGTCAAATTGTTATTGGCACTCCTGGCAAAGTGTTTTATATGATGAATAAACATTACATGCGCACGGACAATTTAAAGGTCATTTGTTTTGATGAAGCCGATGAAATGTTAACCAGTTGTTTTAAGGATCAATTGTACGAGATATTTCGGTTTATTCCAAAAAATGCTCAAGTGTGTATTTTCAGTGCAACAATTACGGAGGACACGCTGGATTTAACCAATAAATTTATGAACAACCCGCTCAAGTTGCTTGTAAAGAAAGAGGAACTGACCTTGGAAGGAATTGTTCAATATTATATTAATGTTTCCGAGGAGCAGTTTAAATTTGAGGTGTTGGCCGACCTGTATCGGTTTCTGAACATAAACCAAACCATTATTTACTGCAACAGTAAAAAGAAGTGTCAGCAAATTCACGCCCGTTTGCAGCAGAATAATTTTACGGCAAGTTCCATCCACAGCGATATGAGCCAGCAAGAGCGCAATGCGGTTATCCAAAAATTTCGAATGGGGAACGTGCGCATTTTATTGGCAACTGATATTATTGCGCGAGGCATTGACGTTCAGCAGGTGAGTACCGTAATTAATTTTGATCTGCCGTCCAAAAAAGAAATTTACATTCATCGAATTGGTCGTAGCGGAAGATTTGGTCGCAAGGGTATGGCCATTAATTTCGTCACAAAACACGATTTTAATTATCTGAAACAAATTGAAAATTTTTATGCAACCACGATTGAGGCATTTCCGGACCCGCAATCTTTGAATTTTTAACATGGGCAGAGGCATCTTTTGAATTAACAAAAAAAAATATAAATTATATTTTATTTTGGAAAAAATTGATTTAAAATTTAAAAAGATAGGTTATAATTATTACAGAAAAGATGTCAACCGAAACGGATGTCATATTTCAACTCATAGAGTTTTATACAGAAAATATTTTTGAAAAAGTGGGTGAAGAAGATTATGAGTTTACAAACGAAATCAACAGCGACGACGACGATGACCAAAGCGAAGACGACGACACCGACGGATCCGATGACGATGAAAATAACGGCGTTGAAAAAAACCAAAAAAAGCAGCAATACAGCCGCGAATACAAAATTTACTTGTTTGGAAGGGATGCAAATAATAATACCGTCAGCGTCCTTGTTAATCATTTTACGCCCTATTATTACATTCGCATACCCGAAAATTGGACACGTCGCGATTGCGAGGGGTTTAAAAATTGGATACTGGCTCAAGTAGATAAAAAATTGCACGAAGGGTTCATCGAGTGGCGCATCATTGAACGAAAGTCTTTTTCCGGATTTTCTAACAACCACGAATACCGCTTTTTGAAACTGATATTCAAGAATACAATGATTATGCGAAAGACAATTGACGTGTTTGTTGGCCGAATGGGTGAAGGCGATGAGCAAGTAAGCTATTGGAAAACGCATCGATGCAGCGATTTAAAACGGTTTGGTATTCCCGTGAATGCGGAAGACACCATCGAGTTTCAGCTGTACGAAAGCAACATTGATCCATTGCTGCGATTCCTGCATTTGCAGGATATTGAACCGTGCAGCTGGGTGCGCATTCCGGCCGGACAGTACACGATAAGCGGAGATACTACCAGTCAGATTGATATATCCTGCAACTGGAATGTAATCCATCCCTTCAAAAGCACCAACAATATGGGTTTTGTTGTGTGCAGCTTTGATATTGAAACCGATTCAAGCCATGGTGATTTTCCGATGGCCAAAAAAAATTATTTGAAAGTGGTTCGTGATTTGGTGGAATACTGGCAACAACTGAATAAACATATCGAAAAATATAAATCAATTCGCAACAGAACCGAAGAACAAGAAGCCGCGTACCTGAAGTTTGCGGAAATGAAGAAAGACGCCAAGACCACTTTGTTTCGCTATTTTAATGACAGTTTCGCTTCAGAATATGACCCGGAACGCCAAAATGAAGTGCTTGCAAACCCCGGAGTGTATCATATTTTCCTAAAAACCGACCAAGTTCCACCCAGCGATTCGCAAATAAAAAAAACGGTTCGAACAATCGAAACCTTAGCAACGGTCGTCTATAACAGCGCAAATATTAAACAAAAAACCAGCAACATTGATAAAATGTGCAGCATACTTGATAAGGACTTTCCAAAAATGGAAGGGGATAAAGTACGTCAAATTGGTATTAAATTTATTCGGTACGGTGAAAAAACGTGCTTCAAAAACATTTTAATCAGTTATGGCAAATGCGATAAGATTAAAGATACCAACGTGTTGAATGCGATCAATGAAACGCATCTTTTACAAACGTTCACGGCAATTGTTCACAAATATGATCCCGATTTTATTATCGGCTACAACATATTTAATTTCGATTTTCCATTTTTGTATGAACGCGCCGAAGAACTGGGCATTATTGAAGATTTCTGTCGATTGGGTCGGATTCATGATAAATTAAGCACGATGACTGAAAAAAAAGGAAAAGTCAAAACGAAATTCTTGGAAATACCGGGTCGTATTCAAATCGATATTTATAAAATATTACAACGCGAACAACCCAATTTAGAAAGCTATAAACTGGATAATGTGTGCAGCCATTTTATAAAATCACCCATTAAAAAAATGGAACGCTTGGAAGATGGCCGAACGAAGTTATTCGTTGACGACATGACTGGAATTTATGTGGATAATTATATTCACTTGCTGTTTCAAGAGGGCTACACCGAAAATAAATTGGAACTTGGAATGGAAAAGAAATGCAAATTTCGGGTGGCAGAAGCCAATCGCGAAGGCAAAGACAGCATTTTAATAATTGAGGAAGACGTTTATGCCTTGCTGAATAAATACAAATATAAGCTGTGGTCTTTAGCGAAGGATGATCTCAGTCCAAAGGAGCTGTTTCGTTGTTTTAAAGGAACGGATGCGGATCGAGCCCTCATTGGAAAATATTGTATGATGGACGTCAACCTGTGTATTGAACTCATTAACAAACTTCAAATGATCACCAATAACATGGGTATGGCAAACGTTTGCATTACGCCGCTCAGTTGGATTTTCATGCGTGGCCAGGGTGTGAAAATTCTTAGTTTAATTTCTAAATTTTGCAAGAACGAAAAATACTTGCTTCCAACACTGCTGGTTAGTCGGGGCGACGGGCAAAAGTATGAAGGCGCATTCGTGCTTCCACCCATACCCGGCGTATACTTGGACAAGTACATTACGGTTTTAGATTATAACTCACTGTATCCGAGCAGCATGATTGCTGAAAATTTGTCGCATGAAACGTACTGCGGTGCCATGTGTCGTTGCCATAAGCATTTGGAAATGGTTCCCATTACCAATAAAATATTGAATTATTTTGAAGCTGAAGCCGCAATATGTCCGGATTGTCAGGAACTGAATAAAGATACCCCGCAAAATGAGTGGTTAGGCGAGCAGGGCATCACCCGCATACAAGCACAGGGGCTGGGCTACGAAGACATACCGCACGACATATATCACTGCACCTTTACAAAAACCGGACACGTAAAGACAAAAACTAAAATTGGGGTTCGACTTTGTCGTTTCGTACAATTTGCAAATAATGAAAAGGGCATTCTGCCGCGCATTTTAAAAGGCTTACTTCAGGCAAGAAAAGACACGCGCACAAAAATGACGTTTGAAGTGGTGCGACTGGATAATAACGACGTTTTCGAGGGAGTGGTGTGTGATGTTGAAGGCGGAATAGTGATAAAAGACATTGCATTTAAGCCCATATCACCGGTTATCGCGATTGAACGCGTAGTTGAAAGGAAAAATAGCTTCAATGACTTTATGATTAGTGTTTTGGAAGGTTTGCAGCTGGCATTTAAAGTGACTGCCAATTCATTGTACGGACAAATCGGTGCAAAAACCAGCGCCGTTTTTCTGAAAGACATTGCTGCCAGCACCACTGCAACCGGTCGAAAGCAGCTGCTTACTGCGAAAGATTATGTTGAAACGCGATACGAAGGCGCAAAAGTGATCTACGGAGACACGGACAGTATTTTCGTTGATTTCCAACCGAAAGATTCCGAGGGAAATCTGATTACGGGTAAAGCGGGTCTTGAACGCAGCATCGAACTTGGAAAAGAAGTCAGCAAAGGCATTCGAGCCGTTCTGAAAAACCCGCAAAATCTGGGATATGAAAAAACATTCTGGCCCTTCATCATTTTCAGCAAAAAACGCTATGTTGGAAACAAATATGAAGAGGATCCCAACAAATTCAAACAAGCGTCTATGGGGATTGTGCTAAAGCGGCGCGATAACTGCCCTCTGGTGAAAATCTTCTTTGGTGGCGTGATTGATATTCTCATGAACAAGCGCGATTATTCTGCTGCAAAGGAATATGTTGACAGCTGCTGCAATAATCTTATTCAGGGCGAGTATCCAATTGAAAAATTAACAATTAGTAAAATGTTGAATGCACATTATAAAAATCCGGACCAAATTGCGCACAAGATTTTAGCAGATCGAATTGGAGAAAGAGAACCAGGCAATAAGCCCCAAAACGGAGATCGAATTCCGTATGTGTTCATTTATGCGCCGAAAGAAAAACTTCAAGGGAATAAAATTGAAAATCCGCAATACGCATTATCAACAAAATTGGTTTTAGATTATAAGTATTATATTACAAATCAAATCTCAAAACCCGTGGGACAAATCTTTGCGTTGTTTATTGAAAAACTGGATCCCAAACGATTTCACGATGGTTTAATGACCGCCTATTACGATAAACAAATAAAAGCCGGAAAAGACGCGTTTGATGCCAGCAAAAAACTGATGGATTATCGATTGAAACTGGCTATCGAATTTATATTTGAACGATTTGTGATACATTTAAATAATACGCAGACCGGACAAATGACCCTTGAAAAGTTCATTGTTCCGTTTCCCTCTGCCAAAAATAAAAATAAATTATAAAGTACAAAAAAAATTGATTAATTGTTTTTTTAATTGATATGAAACAGCATTATGTCCATTCAACACCTTTCAAAACTCCGATTTTGGTTCAATCTTGGATACGGTAGCAGCGGCCGATGTGCCATTTCATTGAATGAATTAACCCCGTTCGTTCTACAGGAACTGCGAAATCATCTTCGTTCGTATTTGGTTGTTCGAGACTGGAACAAGCGCATTCCAGCCTTTCAACAACAAACAAAGACCCATTTTTCAGAAGACAATTTTAAAAATCTGCTGTTGGATGGACTTGAATGTGGAAATTGGTCAAACAAAGATGGGAGTGATAAATACAGATTCAAAGCAACAATTTGTATTTATCACTCCGACGGCAGTCCAACCGAAATGCTGCAATACGTCAAAACAATCTTTGAACGAACCATTTTTCAAACTTCATTCTCTCCAGAATTTGAATCACTTCCATTCTTTATTACAGGACCGTTCGAAAGTGTCATCTCAATTTAGAGTTTGTGCGTGGGTTGTTATGTTTATAGACATCGATTTGTAAATGTTTATAGACATAAATAAGTTATATCTTGTAGACATATTTCTTGTAGACATAAGTATGAATAAATGACAAGTTATCTTTTGTTTTTATCTACTCAAATAATTTAGGTTTATTGTTTTGAAAACAGTTTATCATTTTATAAAAACACGGTGGCCGGAATTTGGGTTTTCCATTTTTTTTATTTTCAATAATTAGTTCATATATTTTATTTAAGAAACATGTTTCACTTATATTAAATTTAAAATAAAAAAATGCATGCTGTTTAGCGAAATTTTCTATTTGTTCATCCGAAACAACTTGACGCCCTCGATCATTTCCCACAATAATAATCGTTTTGTCTGGACTATTGTAGTCTGAATTGACGTCTTTTATTTTATCAATAAGCAACGGCAACCTCAAAAAATGTTTTTCGTTTGATAAATCAACTACAATCATTAATCCGTCGTAATTTACATAAAAAAATTCATTCATGTTATCAAAACTGCTGTGTCCGGGTGTGTCCGTAATGATAAAAAAAAACGATGCATCTTTATTATTATAATTTCGGCAGTCAACCGTAGGAGATACACTGGGTGAATGGTTTAGCTCCATCCCGTCTCCATTTTTAAATATGGTGGTTTTACCACATTTATAATCACCAATAATATTAATGCGATAACCGGATCGGGGTGATAATAAATTGTCTATATTCTTTGTCATCTTTGTCATATATATAATTACAAAATTGATTATTTTGACAAAAATAAAAAATAAGAAATTTAAAATTGAAATTATCGGGTTCGTTTCTTACTACATCTCTGTGTTTTCCCCCAAACGCAGTTATTTTTACTGCATTCCGTTTCTGTGGTATAAGATGTACATGTCGCCGTGTGTGTTGGCGGTTTCCGAGTTGTTTGTTTCTTTGATGTGCGGGTTTTAGAGCATTTATTTGTTTTTGAACTCCACGAGCAGGCCAAGTTGGTTCCACAGTCTTTTGCACTCTTAAATGCGGTACATTTTATATTTTTCGAAGGGACTGCTGGCTGAACGGCATGGGCGCGGTCGTTATTAATTAACGAGGGTGCTATATAAAATTTTCTATTATCTGCCGTTAGTATTTTAACTCGTTTATTAGTAATTGACAGGATTCTCCCTTGAAGCGATCTTTTTCCCGCATTGGTAGTTATGACGTCCCCTATTTTAAAATTGGTTTTAACTGCTTCCAACGCACTGATTTCTGTATCTATATCCTCGTGCAATGAATGGTGGCAATTAGTATGCCCGAATATGTTTTTTATCATTTTTTTAAATATTCCATTATGCCCTCGTTGCGATGTCACCAGTTCAGGACATTCTATACGCGCTATAAAATGAATTAGTTCGTGGCATATCACGTGGTACATGCATTCAATTTTAGTACGGCACTGCAATCCGCCCAGCTCATAGCGTGTTTCATCCTTTGAAAACAGCTTCTTCATAATAGGGATTGAAAATGAAAGCAGGTATTTTTTGTCGTTAATTTTTTTACAGTATCCCGCGGTAGAGGTTATGTTCGAGTTAATATTAAAAATTAATTCAATTCCCCTCGACTTTAAAATCGCACTTATTTGTTTATTAAAAAAAACATCGTCTATTATTTTAAATATTTCCGCAATATCGCTTACAGTTAGGACTGATTCCGGATTGCGAATATGAACGCGACTGTTTATACGTTTTAATGCATCAACATGCTTTTGTTCAATATTTTCTACCTTGTTCGTTTGATATTTGGCGCATATACTTGTATTCATTTTGGTATATATAATATATAATATAGCAAAAAAAATGACAATTGATGTAATTTTTTATTTGATTGATTTAATTAGCAAATAAATGCTTTACTTAGAAAAAATAGCCTAAATATAAAACCATATAAAAATAAAACATGTTAATTATTTAACAGATTTCATTAACATGTTAACTTTTTTGATTCTTACCCTGCTTTTATTTTGTGGCATTCGGTATTATCCCCGCATTGAGCAGCGATTTGTTGATCCGTCCATGCGTGTACGATATAGACAACTTTATTATTTGAACGTTATAGCGGTCTATTTGACGCTATTGTTTTCTGGTTCATTTTATATTACTCATTATTTGGGATGGGTATCATCCATACTGCTAGTATGCGGTTATTTTCCGTTGATACCCGAACTGTTTAATCCCTAAGTGCTTTTAAATATTTTTCCCATCCATCCTTCCTTGTTATAATAATGAAAAAAATCGGTGATACTATTTCCTAAACTTTGATGCGTGGTGTGTGAAAGTTTAGTATTAATATGAATTTTAGCCTCGTAATTACTTTCAAACGGAATGAATTTTTCAATAATGTGTTTTTCAATAATATTTTTATTAAAAGTGTCTTTCCCGTCTATTTCTGGTCGGTAATTGTGCAGCATGTTCAATAAAATGTAAAACAAGTTGCTGTGCTGCCGCAAACAATTATAGCATTGATTACACAACTCTTTGAATTTGTTGTAATGTTTGCTCTCCATGCCACCCATCATGTCAATCATGTCGCTAGTGAGTCGAATTTCACTGCTACCGAAAGCGTTGTTAGTTATAATTTTTGGATCATACCCCAAAATAAAACTGTAATCAATGTGAAACAAGTATCCATCTTCGGTTATCATAATGTTGTCCAAATGCCGATCACCAATTCCCAACAAATAACTGATGACGCAGTATCCGGCGCAGCTTTTTACGAAGCGCTGCCTCAAAATTTCGATTGGAACCGACCCATTATGTTCAATAATAAAATTCTGAATAGTGAATTTTTGCTTTTCATGTATATTATATATGGTGTGTGCATTTCGGATTATTTCTACAAATCCGCACTGCTCGTCGATGGGCAAAATCGCATAATTAACCAAGTTTAATTCCAAATTCAACTCCCTAAAAATGATGAGATCCATCAGTAAAATAATTTTACTAATAATATAGTCTTTTCGCATGTCTTCTTTTTTGTAAAGCGCACTGAAGGTATAGTTCACGTATTCATCTTCTTCTTTTTTTATACAATTGAAATCGATTTTGAGGGGTCGGGTCGCACTGTCTTTCACTTCCAAGTTAGTAAGATCTATGCCAATACACAGTTTATTTGGCTGAAGGGGTAATGCAATGGGATAATTGGAAAAATAATTTTTATATAACAAGTGATCCCGAATTATTTCTTTTAATGATGCCACATTCGGTTGTTTATCAACAATGGTCGCAATATTTTTAAAAAATCCTTCGCTGTTTAGCAGAATTTCTCGGTTTTCTTCGCTGTTCATTTTATCCAGCAATTTTAATTTAATGTTGTGATACATGGATCTAAAATCGCGATCACACATCTGCAAATTAAGTTCCCAATAAAAGTAATTTAAAAATACGTAGTTTTGACTGCCAATATGTATTAAAAAATCACCCATGGGACATTTATTTTTTACTTTATTGTAATAATAGCGGCAACTGTAAACCATGTAGGGTAAATAGCTGAGCAACTCCTCAATTGGTGCGGCTGCTAAACATTCAAAAATGTACCGGCGGACCTCTTTTTCTTCGATTAATGGGTACAAACACACGATGGCGTCTTCGGGCTTAAACTGGGCGTTGCAGTGTCCGGAGCACATTAAACTGCGGCACGCTATCGTTCGCGGTTTATACAATGAATCAATGACTTCCTTTTTGTCGTACACGCTTATTTCCTTCCAGTTGATCGATTTAATAAGTGCTATCAACCATTTCGAATGGCCTGATAGGTATTTGCGATTGATCCACAGCAGCTGCTTGTCGCGGGTTGAATATTTATGGTCCGGTAAATAAAACTGTATTTGCTTGAAATTATTTAGATAAAATTTGGACATCTTATTCCACGATTTTGAAACGCTTGCCATTTTCATATAGGTCGGAATATCCAGCATAATATTATTAAACACCTTGATTAAATCGCTGATTTCTTCCATGTTTTTAATTTTTCGATGGCAAAAAACGCATACGCGGTTCTCATTTATTTTATAACCCAAGGTTTCAAGCGTTTTATTTTTAATTGCTTCGGGAATATAATTCTTGATATCAAATGGATTCAATTCCGGTTTTGGACAGTTTTCAAGATACGACGGTATTTCAATGGTGTAGCCGGAGCATTCATAGCAAAACAAACCACCGCAACTGCGACAATGGTGCCGCCTCCTAAAAAATCCAAATGCCAGTTCGCATCCTAAACATTTATTGCTTATGTCATCATGCGCCCATTTGTGCCGGCGTCTTTCTTCAAGCGCGTCGGCGGAACTGTCCACAACGTAATAATTGTCATCGGCTGATGAACGCCGTCGCCTGCGTTGCGGAAAATCTTCATCTTCATCTTCTTCGAAACTATTATTAGACATATACTACACTATATTCTAATAATAATTGTTTTATTTTTATTACATTTTTTATTCGTCTAAGGAGGAATTTGGTGTGTTTAATAAAGAATTAACTTTACCAAAATAGCAAGACCCACCAATTGAAACACGCTTTCAATGGGTTTAATCACGGTAATCATATCTACCGCAACCGAATTCCACAGCCATTTCCCAATTAACATAAGCACTAAATAAACACCAATTGTTAAAATAAAAAAAGACCACACGCCCGCAGTTCCATACGCAGCCTGAATGGTTTGCATATCTAAATTATCCGTTCCATTTGCGAATTGTTCCTTTTTTATAATTTGTTTCGCAATAAAGTTTTCAAGTAATTTCTGTGCCGTCATTGTTTTTATAATTTGTAGCAACATTTTTTTTATGAACAATTTTTTTTCTTGGAAAAAAAAACATATAATCTTCATACAACATTTCAATTTGATCACATGTTTTAAAAAAAAATGTATAAATTGCCACGCCAAAAAAACATAAAATAATAAAATACAGCATTGTTCTCTATTAGATATTATGTTGGGACAAAGCTTTAAATCGTTTTTAAGAACGCGTATGTAATTTTTAGATTATGTGGCCCCCTATCGCATGTCATCCCAAAACGATGAGTCAGCAGGAATCAGATCAGTTGGGTGAGACCACTCACGCCCATTTAGTGATGGACCGTAAATACAATCTAAAATTTTATTATCCTCTTTACCTTTATTAAAAAAAGTCGGCCGTTTATTTTGTTCGATGATAATACAATAATTAATAAGCATTGGTTTAAATATTGATCCGTATTCTTGCATATAGAAATATCTTAGTAATAAACTTTCACACAATTTTTTAATTTTAGCAACATTCCTAACAGTATGAATAGTATTTTCGGACAGTGTAATGTCTGGTATAAGCGAACTATCTATAGAAATAGTTCTGGGTATATGTTTGTCAGTATTTAAGTCTTCACGACGAGCAACTAAACGTAAGTGTGTTCCCTGTGTTTCGGTTTCATTATCAAAACCAGCATCAACTGGTCCAAAGATCTTATATCGGTATGCATTTAATGATAATTTGTTTTGTATCTTATCAAATGATGGTGCTGTATCGGTTTGTTCGCATAGTATGCCCTTTGATCTCGCATCGGAGTAATTGCAAAAAAACGCATAATAACTAGAATCAGCACCACCCGTTTGTGTGCGTTTCGTTCTTCGTAATGATTTGCGCAACAGGTTTTTTCGGTTTATTCTCCGTTTTAGTGATATTTTCATAATTATATTATACTATAATGGTATGTTTTCATTTTAAAAATTCATTAATCCATAATCTTCATTTGTTTTGCGGCGGAGGAACTATTTTATATTGCATGTGAATTTGTTTATCGTTCGGGTTTCCTAAAATAAATTGTATTTCCATTAAAATGTATCCAATATCATGGAGTACAAAATTAATATTTTCAACTATTCTAAAATTTTTAAACATTTTTACTTGAATGTGCTCCCCATTTAATGGGTTAACCCGAACCGTAAAATCAATACTTATTTCAGAATCACGAGGAAGTTCCGCTATTATTTTATCACTAAATTTTTTTTGAAAAAAAGCATAAAAAGGAAACAGCGTCGCTTGATTGGGTAGGACCCATAATAATCTCTTGATAATGCGTGAATAGGGAAGTGAGTTGAGCAAATAATAAAAATTGTCCTTTGACCTTATTTTTGTTTGATTGAAATAAAAAATTAAACGATCAAAATCGCGGTCTATTTGTTCATCGATCTTCAATTTATTATAATGAAAACTTTCAAATAAATCCATATAAAACTCTTTTAATGAAATATCCATTCCTGCCTATATAGGTAATCTTAGCTAATTTTATACATATTTACAAAATTCAAAATTTGTGCATCACTACATTCTGAATACTCCGGTTTTAAATCCAATAATCCGTCTTTTATAAGAATCGAATCCATATCTTTGCGTATGCCGACCACCCGACATTTATTCGACATCATTTTGAATATGAAATCACCGTCATCCAATAATACATCGTCCGTATCAAACAGCTTAATCTCAGTTAGAGGGTGCTTATTACTAACTTTTATTAAATGATTTGACAACATATATTGTAATAAATGCAGCGACATTTGCTGCTTTTCAAAATCGCTTATTGTTATTTTGGGGGGTTCGGTGGGTTCGGCGGCACGTATATCAATTTGTTTGGGTATAGAAACGCCCCCAAATGTTTTTTGACTAAAACTGATAAGCGTACTGTAATCAATACCAAGTTGTTCGGCATTTTTCATCCAGGTGCGAGCTCGCAAATCGCTTTCAAAGATATTGCCAAAATGTTCCCATCCGTAATGATGAATAATATCCCGCTTATAATGCTGCCTGCATCTCCAACATGTCTTCACTTCGTTTTCATTATGTTTTTGACAATACAAAAACCCTGGAAGTTTTTGTCCAACACATCGCTTGGGCAGTACGTTTTTTGAACCTGCAATTGTATCTGTGCCAAATTTATAGCTGCAGCATTGTTTGTCGCCAAATTTTAATTCAATGAATGGACCCACTTTTTCGAAGATTTCTTGCTTGGGTTGATGCAAATCTAACAATTGATAAATTAAGTTGAATAAATCAATTGTTGGTATTTTGTTTTTATGATGCAGAAGCGTTTCAAGTAAGGCATGCAATTTTTTTGTTTGAAGGTCTTTTTCCGTTTCAAAAAAAGGACGAAATGATTCAATGATTGGAAACATCCCACAAATCTGGTTTTTTGGTGGTGTCTTTTCTAAAAATTATTATTCAAATTTTTTAAATCAGCGTTTCTTCGATTTTGGATTGTGCTTTTTCTTGAACAGACTCTATTTTTGATAAAATCTTATGTTCCGCTTCCGCTTGGGTTTGTTCAATTTTTTGTTTTGCTTTCTGTATCAGTATTTCTTTTAGGTTTGCATATTGCAGGGGATTTGCAAAAGATGAAACAATTTCAGTATTGTCTAAAAAATTATCAAGAATATCCAAATAGTGATTATTGCGTTTTAGTAAGCGATTCATGATTACCATGTAATTGATGATGGTATCCATAAAATTTTCAAACACGGGAACTATTTCACAAAATAAAATATACGCCATTCCGAAATTTTTTCGACTAATATTGATAAACAGGTTCATTATGTTGCCCAAATTAGCAACAATATGAATTCCCATATCAACTAGTTTATTAATTATGGGTGCAAGCACGGGCGACGCAGCCAAACCAGCTCCAGCGGTTTCCACGGAAATTGCTGTCAAAATTAATTGAACGTATGAATCCTTTCCCACACCCAGCGTTTCGGCCCATACTTTGGATAAAATGCTTAATTGTGAAGCCATAACACTCAAATAATCAATTGGAACTCCTAACATGGGACCATAAAACGGCGTGTTTTCCATTGACCATAACGGATAAAATATCCAATCCTTCATGCTTATGGGTGGTTTTGATATTTTGTCAATATCCAAATACTGCAGATTTTTCAATAATTGAAGTACTACATTTTTATCGATCATTTTCAATATTCGGTTATCACTTTTGATATTGAATTCGAGTGGAATTCCTAATAATTTCGCATTTCGCTTTAATCTTTCCAGCGGTAATTTTAAAAAATAGGATACGTCCATGGAAATGAATTTTTCATAAACGGAAGGAATTGGCACTTTTAAAATTTGTGATAATGAGGGATTTTCTGGCTGGCTCATAACAACATCCACATCGAACTTTGACAGTTTGTTTGGTATTGACTTTCGCTGCTCCTCGGTTAACAATCCCAACGATAGCCCATCAATAACTGCCGGGGCATTTCCGCCGCTCATAAGTCGGATTTTTTTTGTTTTGGAATTGCGTTTTTTTTGAATGTATTCGAAGGGCCTAACTATTTGTTTTTGATTGGTCATGATGTATTCTATTTGGTTTTCATCAAACACTTCTAAATTTTCTAACATTTGTTTTTTTTTGGTGTTTCCCATTTTGGATGACAATATTTCAAAACATACATTTACTAGCACTGTAAATTGCGCAATATTTTTTTTTGTTTCTTTTAAATCCGGGATTTTTTTAATAAAATTCATTTGTTTTATGAATTGAAATATATTGAATAAAGCATCATCCATTCGCTTTCTATATCATATACTCATAAAAAGATATAAAGGATAAACAAATAAAAATATATAGCTTTATAAATTATGATCATACCTATTCAACAAAATTTCGACGAAATTATTTCCAAAATTAAGTTTATTCAAGCGGATGTCGAGAAAAATTATAATGAATGGTCTTCTAAACGCAATGACTTAATTGAAGAAATCAGCGTACTGGAATGCAAAAAACAAATGCTTCTGGATGAAAATAAAAATAGTTTAGAAAATACCATAAGTTTGGAACGTCGTCTAAAAAAGAAAGAACAAGAGCTGGATGATCGTCAGAGCCAGGTTGAAAAAATGGAAGTTGAATTAAGGAAAGAAATTGAAGAAGAACGAAAGGTGTCGATTATGAAAAATATTCATCAGCAGCTTAAGGATAAAACGAATGAGAACGAGCTTTTGAACCGACAAATAGCGTTCTATAAAAAAAATAACGACTTATTTTCCCAATTGGTTTCAAAGTTGGGTCTATCTCATGAAAAACTCACAATTGAAGCCATAATGCAGACAATTATTGAAAAACACAGTCCTCCTCAGATACCTCCGATAAGTCATACCATCATAGAAGAATCAAACCCGGCGACGACGACGGTTGAACAAGATAACGGCAATCAGGAAGAAGAGGACGGAATCGTGGTTGAAGATTTTGAATACAAAGGCGTGCTATATTACATTCACAACCAAAGCGGGGACATTTATTCCCGTCTTGCGAATGACGACGTCGGTGATGTCATCGGTCTAAGGGACAAAAACGGAAAGGTGCGCATGCATAAGAAAAAATAGTTGTGCATTACGTTGTTCTTAATGGAAATATGTTTTTTTCATTAAGAAAAATTGTAAAAATAATATACTTTTTTCATTTAGAAAAATAGTAATGATATAAAATATAATCCATCATTATAATTGCACAATGTTGTATTTGATTCCAATGTCTATTTTAGCTTATAAAAATCGAAATAATATTGGTTATTATATTTTAAAAACGTACAGTTATTTAGAAATTCAGTACAATCGTTGGTATAAATCGATTTATATTGATCCTGATTACAAATTTTTTATTAATGGCCAATTAATTCAAAACCAGGAGGAATTAACAAAAAACGAATTTACCCAAGATACGCTTTTTGAAATTGAATATTTGTATAAAAATAAAAGCTACCGCATAGCTGGTAAAAATATAGAGAAAATGATTGTTTTTCTGGAAAATAAGGATGCAATTTTCAATTCAGATGAACGAAATCCCAGAAAAATATTTCGATGGATTTCGGCAAATGACGAAAATAATAATAAATGTGTTTTGGAACAGGTAAAAAAATTTGCTGGTCCTAACGGGGATTTTTATATTAACCAGTATGACATGGAGGTGGAAAGCATCGAATGGTTAAAAAATAAGAAACTCGTTTTAACCGATTTTCGATTGGATGAATACATATTAGACGGAACCCAATTGCACGATCGGATTCAGTTGGTGAAAAATAAATAAAATTTGAAAAATATAAAATGACATAGAAATATATAAATTAAAATTAATGATTATCCCTATAAAATCATTTAGTGAAATACAATTAAAGCGGGGATCGCTTGTGGTTCTTGATATTGATGATACGTTATTAACTTATGCCAACCTATCACAAAAATGGTGGCAGGATGAAATAAATAAAAACTATTTAGATACAATGGACTACGCTATGGCTAAAAAAAGGGCCGTTCAGGAATGGAAGCGATTGATGATGAATTCATCTCCCATATCGTTGGATACCCATAATCGAGACGCATTTATTCAAAATTTGTATAAATTGGGGTGTGAACTTATTTTTCTGACTGCCCGAGATGATGATTTAGCAGATATAACTCGATCCAATCTCCGCGATTTGAAAATTTATGATGGTCAAATGATCTATTTTGATGAAAACAAGGGAAAGAAAATAGTTGAAATTATGACAATTTACAACAAATATGATAATATTATTGTGGTTGATGATTTAATACAAAACCTGTTGTCCATACAAGAATCCGTGCAAAACAACAACGCGTCGGAAAAACATTTTCAATTATACCACATTAACCATGAAACGTAATGAAAACGATAAGGGTTGGTTGCGCTTAATATTATAAAAGTTTTTATTTTATTAATTATATATGGGTAAAAAAAAAAATATAAACCGCAGTAGCTTATCAATCATTATAAACAATGGATTAATTGAAGAATCAAATATAGTTGATTCCAACATTGAAGGTGGAAATATCATTGGCGCTAATATTGTTGATTTAACCCTTGTTAATGCGAATTTGAGTGCTTCCAGTATAAGGGATTCCGACGTGTTAGGTGGAAATATCATCGGCGCTAATATCATTGATCTAACACTGGTTAATGCAAATGTTATCGCTTCCAATATAAGGCATTCTGACTTTGTAGGTGGAAACATTATCAGCGCTAATGTGGTTGATCTGAAAATTGATAACGCAAATTTAAGCGCTTCCGATTTCACAAATGGAAATGTAGCAGCTTCCAATATAACGGCTTCTGATTTCACAAATGGAAACGTTGCTGCTTCAAATATAACGGCTTCTGATTTCACAAATGGAAATGTTGCTGCTTCAAATATAACGGCTTCTGATTTCACAAATGGAAATGTTGCTGCTTCAAATATAACGGCTTCTGATTTCACAAATGGAAACGTTGTAGCTTCCAATATTTCTTCCTCAGAAATAACAAATTCAATTATAAAAAATGTTGAAATTACGGGAAATGTAATTGCAGCCAACGTTGATTTGCATAATAGTACGATACAAAATAGCAATCTAATCAATAATACAATAAAAGGAAACACCTTAATTGAAACAGCAATTATCACAAAAACCATAATTGAAAATAGCCATATTCTTGATAGCTTATTGTCGAATGTGTCTGTAATTGGTGTATCGTCGAATGTCGATTACACAAAAAATCCTTTGAACGGATATTATAGTACCGCTTTCTGCAATCAACCGATTACAGTTAATTCGGCTGTAGAAATTTTATATGTATCTGGAAAAATTATGGTTCAACCAACCGATTCTTCTTCAAGAAATCCTTTTTTCGGAATCGCACAATCGAACACGTTGGCGGATGGAACACTCCCTGTGCTAACACAGGGTGTAAGTGTTGTAGCGGTGCGAAATATAATCAATTTACCCGTATTAGTACGATCAAACACTGGGACTTGGATTGCAGCTCGAGACACAACGGGTAAAATAATAACAAGACCGCTGGTTGTACCCATCTATAAAAATGATTTGCTTGTTGTTGCTGGAACAAATTCGGATATTTTGGTGGGACCGCTTACTCAATATTATCAATTCAATGCGGTTGGTAATAACGGATTATTGACCGTTTATAAAACAATTCAAGTCAATCAAACAAATGGCAGTTATACAATACTTTCAGTTGACCAAAACACGGTGCTTGCGCAAAAATTAATTAATGGCGGTAAATTTATACAAGTGCTTGATATTGATAATTTGACCGGCAGTGTTATCGGCTTTATTTCAAATTGAACAATTGATTAATTATTTCTTTCTTATTATTTCCATAAGTAATAAGAAAAAAATTGATGATATATTTTTTATTAATTACAAACAATCAAAAACATCACGATGACTAGCAGCAAACTTATAGGCGTTATTATTCTAACACTTTTATTACCCATCATTGTATCTGGACGCAGTTGCTTTTGCTCAAAAGCAAAATCGAGGGCGGACAAAGCCGAAAAGGAGCTCGTAAAAGCAAAAAAAGAAATTGAAATGCTTACCAAAAAAATAGATCTGGTGGATCTCCAACTAGGCAATGATTTTGCATTGAGTGTATCCACTCATGACGGAAGATTGATCGGTTTTATTTATGACGATTACAATCCATCGATGAATTTGCCACCCAACAGCAAGATGCAAATTATTGCCCGAACCCCGCCGCCCAGAAATAATTCATTCGTTCGACTTTATTATGACATCAACCAAAAGGGACTTTTTATAGATTTACCAGTGGGACAATACAACGCATCGAAAATTAGTTTTCCAAAGAATTCGGTTAGTTCAGTCAATATTCCGACGGGTTATCAGGTAGTTATGTATGCGGAGGATGATTTCAAAGGAGAACACGCAGTTTTACCCGGTAGCACCCAAAATTTAAACATGTTCAAATTCAATGATAAAATGCAATCGATCGAAATTATGGAACAATTTATGAAAAAACCGGAGCATATGGCTGTAGCGTATTCTCACATTTCATATTCTGGAAAACCGCGCGGACTGGTTCTTGGAAAAAATATAAATACGAAGAAGGATGAACTGAAATCTATTTCAATCCAATCCGGATATGAAGTCTTGATCTACACCGCCGCCCCCGACGATTCCATAACATTGATTGAAATCATTTCAACAAGCTCGAATAATATAAATATAATATTAAATATCCCAGATCAACCTTTACAAGTGATTGTTCAAGCCATTCAAGATTTGCCGACGAGGACGACTCCTTACGTAAAACTTTACGCAGATATTGATTTCAAAGGTTTTCATTTCTACATTACAACATCGGCTTCCGCCCATTTGGACGGATCACTTAGTTCCATTCAAATACCTTTCGGATTTGAAGCGGTAATTTATGAACAACCCAATAATCAGGGAGCATACGTAGTTTTATCAGGTGAAATCAATAACCTACACTTTTACGCATTTAATGATCGTGCAAAATCCATTATTGTTCAACCAACAAGAACCTCCCGAGAAGATGTAGTCATTTATTCGAAACCGAATTACCTTGGTGAAAAAATGACACTTCCGATTGGTCGGTCTGATTGCAGTTTTGTAAAATTGTTGAACTTTTGCAGTGAGGCCTATGCTGCATCCATTAAAGTTCCGTCTGGTTTTAAAGCAACCTTAACAAAAGCACCAACACCAATAACGCTGAATGAAAGAGTGTACACTTATAATGCCGACTCACACGAAATTCGCAATTATGTTGATACATTTCTCATATCCGTCGTAGTTGAGCATGTTTAAAAAAATATAGAAGCGTGGAACATTATTTTTTATTTATTTTTTTTAATGAATTTTGAATAATATTTTTAAAGGTAAAAAAAAGTATTATTAAAATATATATGTATCTTTATATATTTTTAGGTCTAATTATTTTAATTGTGATTGCAGTTTCATACAATCGCACTAAATCTCTGCCAGTGGTTAAGGAACATTTAGAAGATTGTCAATATGGTGTAGGAAGCGCAACCCCAAATGGGAACGCTTATTTTACGAATTCCATGTTATCGGCATATTTTCAGAAAAACCAATCATTGGACAAATTGGAGAGAAACAATGTAGATACTCGCAAAACATTAGATAATTACAAAGATAACGTGCTCAAAAGCAATTCAGAATACGCAGGGCTTGATACGCAATATAATAATTTTAACAACAATATGGACGCAGAATTCAGTAAAATGAACCAAGAACTCGATAAAAATAAGATTAAAGCCCGTGATATGAAACAGTCGTCGACTTCTAAATTTAATTCAATTGATAGTTCGATGTCCGACTTGGTGGGATCACCCGGTGATGATTTGGAATCAAAACTATCCCCATTCGTAGAAACTGCAATTAAGAAAACGTTGGATGAAACAGCCGACAATGCAATGAATTCAATTGACAAAAATGAAATAGCAAACAGGTGGACGACCAACGGAAGCGGAAACATTCACAGCTGGCAAATTGTTCCAGGACAGGGATGTCCGATGCGGGTTGATCCTGCTTCTGGTAATGTTCAATGCCTTAGTTATAACGGTAAAACTTGTGAAACGGATTATGTTTCCAAAAATGGAAACGATTTGTCCAAGATTGATGTCAGTCGCGTTAATCCCGTGATGTGCATGGGTAATGATTATAATAGCGCCTGGTGTCAAGCGGCGTACAACGCACTGTCTAAAAATTTAACACAAGTGGATTGGGAAGGCTGCCCCATCGATTGGAAATCGGCAGGTGGTGCAAGTTGTAATGCGCCATCCAATTATAGTGGACCATGCAGCAAAATATCCGGCTTTAGTGGATATTCTGCCCAACAAAAACAAGGATGGGCGGAAGGTTGCAAAGCCCGGTGGCCATTTAAGATTAATGTGCTTAATGCGGCTTCGAGTTTGAGTAATATGTCAGCTGAAATTAGTAAGACAGTTCAGGGCAAACTGGGAAATTTGGTTCCGAAATCAAAACTCAATAATTTATCGGCTTATAATTATGGCGTATATGTGAAAGCCTACAAACTTAAAACTTCGGATAATTCGCGTGGGGATCTTGTTCAGGACGGACTTATAACCACCAATATAAACTTCAATTGGGGCGTGGGATTGATTTTTGGCATTCGTGAAAATAATAATCAAACCAATACCGATGCGCTTTACATGGAACTGACTGGCTTTATCAAAGTCCCGGGCGCTGCCACCAGCTTAAAATTTCGTTTAACGAGCGATGACGGCAGTCGGTTAGTAATGTCGGATAATGCCGAAATTTCGAATATGAAATTGTTAATTGATATGTGGCAAAACGGTTCTTCTTCAAAGGAAAGCTCTCCCATAAATGTGCGTGCCAATGTGTACCTACCCTACGTGGTTCAATACTTTGAACGCGATAGTTCCGCTAATTTGAAACTGGAATGGTCGATCAATGGCGCTGCTTTTGTTATTATTCCGCGTGAGTCGTTCTTTATTAACCGGGACATATGCAATTATCAATTTAATTTTGATTATGTAGGGCAAGCCGACAATAAAGCGCAATCGGTTATTCCGCGTATTCCACCACTAATTCCCCTTTTTGATAGCAACTCGAATGAAGCAAGTAATAGTGAAGGGAAGTATGCTGTGGGAATTTATCGTGCTTATTCTTACCCTTGCTACAATATTTCAACATCCGGATATATTAACGGTGGTGCTTATGGAAGCATTTTTGATAACAACGATACAACCGGTGTGGATATGGAAGCTTATGCGCAATATGGTTCATCGGTTGGATTACCCTACCGGATTGCGGTATTTATGCCGGTTAGTAAAATATTTAGGGGTAAAGTGCTTATGAATTTGGTTACGCCTTGGGGAAGCTGTTTGCCAAGAACGATGACCCTAAACACAATGAGTTTGGATCAAAATACAGTTAATTCGTATGCAAGTAATATTAATAATGCAAATAGTTTATTTGGTCAATCCGATATAAAAAGCAGCTATTTGGATCAAATTGATTTAGGACAAATTGGTGATCAGAATCAAGTTAACCAATCAAAAATAAGCCAGGCTTGGGATTTAAATATCACGAACGCATTCAATGTCATTGTGTTTGAAATTACATCGCACTGGGGTGCATGGGGAAGAGCCGGTGGAGCAGCCAATTCGGTTTGGATGACCAGCATTCAATTTGATACGATTGACGCACCTATCACCCAGCCCAACCCTTCTAATAATGTATTTTCACTCATTCGAAGTAAGGGCTGGTTGAACTGGCGCGGATCGCCACAGCTGTTGTATAAGGCAACACGCGACGGCTGGGATGCAAACGCATTTCATAGCAGGGCTAATAATCGCGGAGCTACAATAACCATTGCAACACTAACGGATGGGCGTATTGTTGGTGCGTTTAATCCATTACCTTTTCAATCAATTAATAATTATCGAGGCGCTCCCACTGCGTTTTTATTTGATAATAATGACAGATACAGTGCAGATAATGGCGCGGTATTTCCTTCCTATTATGCAGTGTATGATGGCGGAAGCTATGGACCAACATTTGGAGGTGGACATGATTTTCTTTCATTGTATTACGGTGCTGGTATGCAAAGAGTTCAAGGAAATGTATATACCTTTCAAAACTCGCGAGGGGTGGGACCTTTTGGTACCGGAAGAACTCAAAATTGGAATGTTTCTATTAAAGAGCTGGAAGTCTACGGTGTTTCAGATCCTTCTGCTTTTGTAAAGAGCGCCATGGCAGGAACGGATACTGCAACAAAAAAACAATTCATCTGTGATAGCTGGCCGAGTGATCAATTAACTTCAGCCGATGTGCGTGCAGGAGGATGGATGGATGGCATTACGCTACGGTGCGCTTCAGGCAAATCACAGACATTTGGAGGCCAGGGTGGTGGTCCTTCAGGTTCAGTTGGTTTAGGCACCTCGGTTTCTGTCTCAGAATACTACCAATTTTTATCGAAAGTTAATAATGTTGGTGGCGCATGGGTCTCTGGAAACAAACAAATTAGTTGCCCAAGTGGACGGCTGAAAGGTATGGAAGTTGGTGGGGATAATTATATTCAAAATTTAACATTATTGTGCGAATAATTTTTTTTGGATAAATAAATAATAAATATAAATATATGAGCAGCAAATATATTTATATTTTTGGATTGTTGGCAGCATTTGTCATTATTGGATATGTCATGAACCGTGGGATGTCCAATGGACAGCAACGTCATGTGGAACACTTTTCCAGCGGCGTTCAGCTGAAAGAATGCGATACTCCGGTAAAAATTTATGACAAATTTTATAGTGGTATATATGATGAATTGATGACATCTACTGCACGCTGCCAATACGAAGTGCTTCAAGTTCGAGAAAATCTTTTAAAAAAATATAAGGGATCGGGTAAAGTTTCTGTATTGGATATTGGCTGTGGATTAGGGCATCAAGTCGATTTATTTAATCAATACAAATACAACACCAAAGGGCTGGATATTTCACCAAGCATGATTGAATTGGCAAAAATAAAATACCCGCTTTTAGAATTTAAAGTGGGTGATATGACGGACCGCACGCTGTACGAGCCAACTTCCCTCACACACGTCACCTGTTTTTTTTACAGCATTTATTACGTTGAGGATATACACAATTTATTTGAGGGGGTAAATAGCTGGCTTAAACCGGGTGGTTTTTTTGTTGTGCACCTGGTTGACAAACGCAAATTTGATCCTGTGCTGGAAAAAAGCAGCGGATTAATTCCACTCTATAATCCTCAAAAACACGCTCGGAAAACAAAAACAAAGCTGAAATTCAATGATTTTGATTACGAAGCGGATTGGAAATTGGAAGATAAACCCGTGCTATTCAATGAAATGTTTCGATTTCCCCGTGATAAAGTTCGTAAAAACAGACATACATTATTTATGCAACCTATGAAAAAGTATGTTAATACCGCGGAACAAACGGGTTTTAAATTGCGAAATACAATCGATATGGCCATTTGCAATCATCCATTTAATTATCTGTTTTGTTTTGAAAAGGTGTATGGATAAATGTTTTGTTTAGTTTTGTTTTATTTTATTTTAGTTTAGTTTAGTTTATTTCATAAAAAATACAAATGCGTTTTTATGAAATTTGTGGGTAAATTTTATTAAAAATTCAATGAAATTATGTTTTCTTAATAAAATATATAAAATGAGTTATGCATTATTAATAGGTTGCAATTATGTCGGTTCCAATTTGAGATTGCAAGGATGCATTAATGACTGTCTTTTAATGCAAAAAACGCTGGTTGATAATTACGGGTTTGCCCTTGAAAATATCACTTTTTTAAGAGATGATATTTATTTAACCAGTGATGCATTGTATCCGAGTAGGACTAATATTTTAAAGGCGTTGAATGATCTTGTTGTAAAAACCAATACAAGTACTGTGAATTTAATTTACACACATTATTCGGGTCATGGAAGTTCACAACGGGATTTGAGTGGAGATGAACTGGATGGAAATGACGAATATATTGTTCCGGCTGATTACGTTCAATCTTCTAGAAATATTATTACTGATGACGAGTTATTCGATATTATTAAAAATATATCGAATTCGACGAGGTGCTTTATGGTCTTCGACTGCTGTATGAGTGGAACTGTTATGGATTTACCCTTCAGCTATTCCTTTAATAATGGAGCATTTGTTGAACGACTAGAAAATAATAGTAAATTAGTGTCATCTAAATTAGATTTAGTTTGTTTAAGTGCTTGCCGCGATAATGAATACGCATTAGATGTAAGCTATAATGGCAAATCTAATGGTGCACTGACAGTTGGACTTTATACCGTTCTGCGACAATTCAATTGGGCATGCAATTTAAAGGATTTAATGATAAATTTATATAAATTTCTATTGGACAATAAATATAATTCTCAAAGACCACTTCTTTCAATAAATAAATCTAATTCTCTTTCTAATTTATTTTTCAATTTTAATGATAAACTTATTGCCCCTGCTCCGGCTCCTGCTCCAGCTCCTGCTCCTGCTCCTGCTCCTGCTCCTGCACCTGCTCCTGCTCCAGCTCCTGCACCCGCACCTGCTCCTGCTCCAACCCCTGCACCTGCACCTGCCCCTGCACCTGCACCTGCTCCTGCTCCCGCACCCGCATCTATAATAACATCTCTTTCTGGTTTATTTGGAATTCCGATTGTTCCTCCAACTCCTGCTCCAGCCCCAGCTCCAGCTCCAGCTCCAGCTCCAGCTCCAGCTCCAGCTCCAGCTCCAGCTCCAACTCCAGCTCCAGCTCCAACTCCAGCTCCAGCTCCAGCTCCAGCTCCAACTCCAGCTCCAGCTCCAGCCCCAGCTCCAGCTCCAGCCCCAGCTCCAGCCCCAGCCCCTGCTCCAACCCCGGTAAATCCAAATATTGATACAATAAGAAATATGTTATTGATGTCGCTTTCGAATAATCTCATAACCAAAGCGGAATTGATAAATTTGTTGAATAATATTTAGTTTCTTTTTATTTAATAAAAGTTATATATAATATATATGTTGGATTGGATATACAATAATTTAGGTTCTATCTCACAAATTATATTATATATAACTATCTTTAGTATCATTTATTTTAAAATTTTTTTAAAACAAAATCAAGATGAAATGGAAAAAAACTGGAATAAATATCGGTTTAAACCTTATATTTTACCTTTTGCCGGATTTATTTACAATGATGGCAGTAGTTCAAGCATTAAGTCGAGCATTAAAAATTTCAGCAACCTAATATGGAATAGTTTAAGTACTTTTTTTAATATTTTAATAAAACCCGTTCAATTTATTCTATTGATTATTCGAAAACAAATAGGAGAAATTGGAAATGTGGTAGAAGTATTTAGAAAACAATTGAAAATCATGCGTAATTTTTTAATGGCGATTGTTATGAAAATGATGAAACGAATTGAAAACATCATCTCCGCAACCATATTTACTTTTGGTAAAATCAATGATATTACGAAACGACAGTTAGGTATATATCAAAATTTAATTTATATGATGGAAACATTTGCAGTAATGCTTACAACTTTCATAAGCGGTTCGTTTAATAATATGATTAATTTTACTGAGGTTGCATTATGGACGCTTCCCGTTTTTACGTTAGGCATACCAGGTTTAGCGTTTCCCATGATGGCAATGTGTTTTACACCAAATACGCTCATTCTTGTAAAAAATGGTAAAAAATTAATTTCGGATATTCGCTTGGGAGAAACATTGGCGGATGGTTCTAGGGTTGTTTCCGTCATGCAGTTTTTAAATTCAGGCGGCAGTCCCATGTTTGAATACAACAACGATTTTGTTAGCGGAACCCATTTCGTGGAAGAGAATGGGATCTGGATTCGAGTTGGAGACAGCTCTAATGCGAAACCGGTTGTTTACAACGACCTGTTGTACAATATAAACACCAGCAGCAATAAAATACAATCAGCCAATAATTTATACCTGGATTACGATGAATATTGTTCGAGAGAACTAGCGGAGAAGGAAAATCGGTACTTTCTTGAAAAAATGAATGGAAATGCATGCCTGCATGTTGCACCAACCGATGGCGCAGCAGTTCGCTATAAAATTGGACTAGCTCAAGACGCTAAAATAGGCAACATTTTTATAAAAGACCTTCAAATAGGAACTAAAATAAATAATGGGAACAGCACGGTTTTGGGTAAAGTGGTTCATGAGTGCGATATAAACGACCGCATTTTTAGGTTAAATGGTACTACCATGACGGAGTGGGTAAAAGTTCAATATAAAAACAATTGGACATGCGTGCGCGACCATCCGGCAGCGGAACCCTCAAATTTTAAACCTGAAAAACTCTATAGTATAATTACAAGTGATCACACTATACAATTAGATAATGGCTGCCTCATTCGTGATTTCTTAGAATACTCTAATTAATATTCATATCTGGCAAAAAATAATATTCCCTAGGAATTGCTACAAATACGCCTTTTTGATTAAGGCGCCATTTCAGCATAACATAATTATTAGTGTTGTCCAAACCTTCCATGACCTGTAATTTGAATGGAACTTTTTGACCGCCGACAACATAATTCAATCCCGAGTTTGAGTCAACCGATTTATTTGGGGTAAAATCATTGATAACCATTCCACCTGCGAAATAGAATCGGGAACCAACCGCGGATTCTAATTTAAATTCGATGCTAACCGTATCGCGAGGAACAACCAAATTTCCCAGAAATTCCAGGTAGCGATAAACACCGGCAACTTTCTTCCCCGAAAAAAATGAATCAATACCGGATGTAGAAAAATAATTTATGGCAGGAACCACGTATTCATTTACCATTGTTCCATTAAGTTGTAGCTGATTTAATGGTGCAGATGAACTGTAAATTCGAACCAAAATACCCGGGTTATTTCCAATATTAAAATTGGGTATATTCTTCTTTTTTTCCGCAAGTGCAACCGCAACTTCATCATTCATTTGTTGCACAAATGACAGTTCCGTTGCGTTGATCCGGTTGGTGGTATTATTTAGTCCCTCTTTGTATAATTTATCCAATTGCGTGTTTATGTCCTGATTTGATGGTATATTTTGGATGAAACTATTAGCAGCTGGATTGACTTGTTGGTTAATTAAATTGTTTAATGAGCGGCTTATATTTTCAGCAGGAGATAATTTTGGCGCGCTAACAAATTGATATGATCCATACCAATAAGAGTAAGGAGCCGTTTGAACATTATTTCGGCCGGAACCACTGTATGAACCTTGAGCGGGCAACATTTGAATATAAACCGTTTTGGTTTGGCCGTCTTTAATCACGCCGGCATTCACTGCTGCTTTGGGAATGTACGAATCATCGGTATAAATATCGGTTCCCCAAACAGTGGCGCCGCTGGTGGTTCCCTTAATTCGGATAGAATAAATTTTTTGAGTATTTCCGCGATACCCAACCATGTTTTGAACAGTACTGGGAAGTTCCTCAATTGGTTTTCTTTCAACGATTATACTTGAGATGGTGTCATTAGCGCCAATATTTATAATGCAATCGTTTGATTGATTAAACCTCCAACTTGCGCCACTTAAATCGTGTTCGTATGCAATTACTGACAAGTGCGGTGGAACTTTTATTGAACTAATGATATCATTAAAATTGTTGCTAATCAAATATGAATACCGATAAGTTCCCACCCCTAAAGTTAAACTTCTTCCCTGATAGTTGCAATGTTCATACACCACAATTGAATTTTGTTCGTTGACATTATTATTATTATCCATTGATTTAAAATTAGAATCAATTTGACCCTTATACTTGGTAATAATGTTCGATTTATTTGTTTCAAGAAAATTGCTATCATTCGACAATTCTTGTTTGAATTTGTTGGTATCCTTAGTCAATATTTCATTTCTTCGTTGGATTTCAGGTGCTATCCGATCCGTATCGGATTTCAACCTAAAAAAATTATTAAAAATAGTATCATAAAAAGAAATGTATTTATTTTTTTTAAAGCTTGAATCCAATTGATCGTTTTGTTTTGCAAAGTTGGAATAGCTGTCATTATACCGGTTATAACTTCGTAAAACATGATTGTTCGCTATCGTGTTCATATCATACCTATTTAAATCATTTTGATTCGCAAAGGTTTCAAGAAAGGTTTTTTGGTCCATCAGTTTTTTATAAAAACTCCCAAAATAAACAACCAATACAATTAATATCAAATAATAAATAATAGTTTTCATGAATTACAACTATATTATTATATGAATATATTTTTCACATAATAATTTATTCATTCATAAACTTTCAACCACAAGCCGGTACAGAATTGAATGTCCAACGTTTGGATTTTGGCGAGTAATTCTACAAATATCACCCGGTTTCATTCCATACCATTTTGCCACGGGGTCGTTAAATAACAGCGTAGGCAATTGATCCGCGCGATTCAGGAAGTACAATTCCTTTAATTCATTTTTAATCGTGGGAAGAAGCAGCTCGTGCTTGGGAACCAGACTGTGATTGGCAACATTGAACGTCAGCTGTTTGTACCAAAATACTTCATCATGATGGTTCTGGGTAGAAATGGAATCGGGTCGTCCTTTGGTGCACAGCACAATCAACAGCGTGTCCGAATGGTCAAGCTGATACGCATTTCGATATTTTTCCATACGGTTTTCTAATTCACGCGTATCATCCAAAAAAATAACCGCTATTTTTTCAAAATCATTTTTAAATTCAAAGTTTAACATTTGTCTTTCCGTTGCAGATGTGAACAATTCATCGATTGCTTCAAACGGGATCAATGAAAATAAATCCAAACTGCCGCGCTCAAAATGAAATCGTTCGGCGGGTTGTTCGGACCGATCATACAACATTTCAATTACATTTTTTCTAATTAGATAATAATCACGAGCGGTAAGTGTCATATATATTGTATCACTATTTTATTTTTTTATTTTTAAACGGTTTCGATCACGTTTCCTTCTTTTCTTTTGTATTATTTAAAAAATTTCGCCTGATTCAATGTCGCCAAATGTTTCAACGCCATGATAAATGGCCTCACCTGATTCAATGACACCGCCAACGATATTGTGGTTGTGAAAATCTTGAATCGCGTTGCCAGCATCCAAAATGGTGCTGCTGGCGTTTCCAATTGCACCTCCTAGGTGGCTGCCTATTTCGAGTGCATCATGAACAATATGACCCAGTTTCATTTTTTTTTTTATATTCATAATAAACATTTTTTTTTATTGTTTTCTTTACTTTTTTTTTATTTTGGAACGTTTCGTTTAATAAAGTCAGAAATTATTTATATTAGAAATTACGAATAGAATTATGAATGAAATCGCGTGTGGCGAAATGTTTAAAACAATTGTTGATTATCGAGAAAAGGTGTTAATTGCGTTATTGTCTTCTGGTTCGGTCATTGTTGAAAATCTTGAACTGGGTGATATTCAAATTCGAACCCACGATGATAAAATAGCCCTGATTTTTGAAAGAAAAAGTATCAGCGATTTGAACAGCAGCATACGGGATGGCCGGTACCACGAACAAAAACAGCGCTTGATTTCCAACATAGAACGGAACCGTATTATTTATATTATTGAAGGAAACATTCCAGAAAACAGTCGCTACATTGAAAAAGATAAAGTATTCAGCAGCATACTGCACACCATGTTTCGAGACGGACTAAAAATATATCGCACCAACAGTGTTGCCGATAGCGCCCAATTTATACAGGAATTGGTGGTGCGAATGAATAAAAAACCGGAAGACTGGCTGTCATTTTTAGAATCTGCGCCGCCGCCCACGGCGGTTGACATCCGCGTGTATGATAAAGTTGCTTCAAAAAAAAGCGACAACAATACACCCGCCGTTGCATTTGCCAACATGCTGGCGCAAATCCCGGGCTGTTCCACGAAAATTGGAATAAAATTGGTTGAATCCTATAAAACCATGCCGCAGCTTATTAAAGCGCTGGAATCTGGCGGTGCAAACTGTTTAAAAGATTTTTCACTTGAAAATAGAAAATTAGGCCCCGTGCTGAGTAGCCGCATATATTATTTTTTTTTCGGCGGCGGCGAGGGTATAAATCCGGAATTGAATATATAAACTACCTTTTGTTCTAATTGTTCCACTCGGTCTACCAGCGAAGTGAAATTTTGAGTTAGTTCGTTCATTCGTTTCAATAGTAAATCGCTTGTTGACTCCATATTGGACGTTGGACCGTTTGGACTGAACGATTTGGAAAGTGCGCCGGCGCCAAATTCCATGGGTGAGGGCGCGTAATTTTCAAACACATTTAAACAGGGCATGCTTTCCGAAAGGCGTCGGCTGCCGCCACCATAAGAACCGCCGGAATGAATGGATATGCTGTATTCGGGATTGCTCCGGCTGTCGTTTCTGCTGCCAATTTGAATCGGTTGTGTTTTGTTAATAATTTGGATCGTGGTATTGTTCGATATGCCGTAATAATCCAGCGTTTTCAGGTCGTCTAGTTCAATGCCCTTATACAGCAGCTTAATTTCTTGATTGGATAAAACATTTAAATACTTGTGATTTTTTTGGATTTGATTCTTAATCTCTACAATTTGCTTTTCACTACTCACTAAAAAATCCTGACATTTTCCGGAAACAGTATACACGGACAAATTTATCATGAATGACGTAGTAATATATTTCTATAACTATTTTTCTTCTAAAATAAAAATTTTACAAGAAAACTATTTTTTATTGCTCACTGCCACGGGCGGAACCACCACGGCCACGGGTGGGACGGGTTCCACGACGCTGCACGGTCTTGAAACCACTGTCAGAAGAAGAAGTGGTGGACTGCTGCTGACCAGCGGGACGGGTCCTGCGAACCATCAGACGAGTCCCCTGGTTCTCACACAGCAGGGCGCCACCTTTTACACCAGTGACGTTAACGGCGTAATCCCGTTTGGTCTGTTCATCGTGATGAAGATCGAATTCAATGTACTCACCTGGATAAAGCGTGCGGAACACGCCGTTTTGGGAACTAAGACCGGTGTGGTGAACAAATACCTCCGCACCATTGGCGAGATTGTTAATAAAACCAAAACCCTTGCGGTTATCAAACCATTTAACACTACCGGAAACACGAGAACTCATGAAGTTATAACTATATACTAATATTATTTCTTATCTTTATATAGTTATAGTTGTATTAATATCCCTGCACCCAATTCGTTTGATTGCCTTGAATACAGTATTGATTTTGGAAGCTTTGCACGCAACTGTTTTGATCGGAACCCGGAATGAGATTGCTTTCCGCGTCTTCGAATTGCTGCTCGCTGGTAAACGGGGCAAAGCCGCCGCAGCTGTTGGCGGGGCTTGGATTTTCAAGATGTTCCAGACCAACGGTGGAACCAATGGATCGCACTCCACTCGAAACGCCGCTTCCAATTTGTTGCACACCACCCACAATACCGCTGCCCATTTCGCGCAGTCCACCGGCAACGCCGCTGCCCAACTGTTGCACACCGCCGACCAGCCCGCCGCCTAATTGACGACTGCTATCCACGACGCCTTCGCCTAATTCTTGTACACCACCGACCAACCCGCTGCCGAATTGAGAAGCACCTCCTACCAATCCGCTTCCAATTTGATGGGCGCTCTCGACCAAACAGCTTCCTAAGTTGGAAAACCCACCAAGCACGCCGCTGCCAACTTGCTGAACCCCGCCGGCGAATCCACTGCCAACATTGCGCACGCCACCCAATACGCCTTCACCCAATTCGCTGACCCCGCCAAGCAACCCGCTTCCAAATTGTTGCGCACCGCCAACCAACCCGCTGCCCACGTTTTGAATGCCGCTAACAACCCCGCCGCCTAATTGTTGAAATGAACCCAAGGCACCGCTGCCCACATTTTGTACACCACCCATTAAACCGCTTCCAATGTTTTGAACTCCACCTAATACCGCATTTCCAACCTGGGGCTTTTCACCCATGACCGCACCCTGTTTGGCACTGGGCAACCAAGAGATGCCGCCAGCAGACAACACGCTGTCGGTTGTGCTGTAAAGCTTGTAGCGGGATGCAGTTTGTAATGTAATAATAAACACGATGGCTAATAAGATAGCGGTGACCGGGTCCTTTAATGCGCTATAAACGATGAGCGCAGCAAAAATAACACGCACAATGGTCGAATCCATGAAGAGCGCAAAATTTTTAGGAACTTGCGGGGCCACAAATGCCGCGTAAAGCCCCAAAAAAACTTTGAAAGAAACAGCAACATATGGATTATCCAATAAAGAGCTTAAACTGACTTCGGTTCTATCTAAAACGGAATTTAATCTATTCCCGACATTTCCAAACACAGATTTCGATGTTGATAACAATTGATTTGCCATATTATATTTAAATAAAAGAAAATAATAATGTTAAAACATCGATTTATAATTATTTGCTGCCAATACAACCTCTTTCTCTTTCATGTTTATTGACGCCGCCATTGAAGCGTTATTACTGTCCTGAACAATGGTGCTGTAATCCAAATTGGGCGAATAATACGGAGGCTCAGACAAAAGGTTATTTCGATCATTCAACGGGTAAAATGGGGCACCCAAAAACTCCGCTTGCGCCATATCGTAGGTGGAACAAGAAATGGGACTGGGTCCCCAGCTCGATCCCTCAAAGTGCTCTTTTTTCACGCTCTCCACAATGTTGCTGGTCTGAAGCAGATTTATAATTACCATAAAAATTACGGCAATTACAATTGACATAACAATGCCCAACTCGCGATTGGAATTATATAAAATAAAAAACACTACCAGTGCGCGAAATGCTTGGCTGTTGAATAAATTTCGCACGCCTTCCGGTAAAGTGGGAGAAAGACGGGGGCCATAAATCACAACAAATAAAGCTAAAATTCCAAAAAAATATGTTGAACCCAATATATCTTCCAATGTCATTATATATTTATTCAATACATTTTTTTCAAAAATGCGCATTTTTAATTAACCACCCCTATCATTTTTCTCAAGATGAAGCAGCCGCTTCTCTTGCCGAATTTGCGGCAGCTTCCGCCACTGCACGCGGCGATTGCGCTTTCTTTGCTTTTTGAGTAAATTCATCGAAACACTTCTGCGAATTGCTTTCCAAATTTGAAAAAAAAGATTTACATTCCGATGACAGATCGAATGATTTGTCCTGCGCTATTTTATTGATATTTTTTAACTTGGAACGCTCAATTAAACACGGCTCCTCCTCCGCACCTTCAAAATGTTCAACAAAATATTCTTTTTTTTTATCTTCTTCGTCTAACTTTGTCGACGCGGCTGTTGGAGGATCGGTCATGTGTTCACGCGATTGAAACAAGTTGTAGTTCACATAGTATTCATTGATTTGTTTCTCAAAATCCTCCTTTATATTTTGATGATTTACAATTGACAGTAAAATCATAAAAAGAATAGCCAGAACCATAGATACCCGAACGTCTCGACTTCCCACGAATATAATCAGCGTTAAAACAATAAAACGAAAAAGAGGGCTGTTAAATGCGTTTGAAATGAACGATGGAAGCTTTGGGGATAAACGGGGACCATAGATTGTCACCGCTATTGAAATTAAACCAATGATTAAAGGATTTTCCATTAAGTTATTTAACGAATTAATAGTTGCCATTATATATTTCTAAAATATATAATTTTAACTTTGATTTAATTTATCATGTTTTTTAAAAACTTTATAATCGCATTAGCAGTTCGTTCACCTTGGTATTCAATCACATCGTTATTTTCATTTTGAAATACCATTGTCGGATATCCGCGAATGTTATATTTTTTTGCTTCATCCGGGTTTTCCTCGCAATTTACCATTTCTAATCGGCATGGCAGCTGTTCATTTCGAACCGCATCGCTCAATTCCCCTTCAAATATGGGTTTAAAATTTTTGCAATGACCACACCAATCAACATAAAACAATTTAAAAACACCCTTGCTCTTATTTTCCAAATGTTCAATCGAATAATATTCATTCAAATCTTCCTTTATTTGCACTTTTTTTTGAAGACTCGGCCTCTGGTAGTAGGCATAAATTAATAACGCTATAAAAACAAGCAATAATCCAATTAATGCAATTAAGATTTTATCCATATAATATACATTTAGGTTTTTGTAGATAGAATAGAATTTAATATTAAATAATTAAAAATATTAATTTTTATAGTAATGAAGTGTTTAGTTTTTTCAGGCGGTGCACAGAAAGGCATTGTTTATCTTGGAATACTTAAATTTTTAGAAGAAATTGGTATCATAAATGATTTTGAATGTTTTTATGGAACATCCGTGGGATCCATTATGGCAGTCTTGATTTCAATCGGGTACACGGTTCGAGAACTACAATATCTCCTTACTAAAACAAAAATAGCGGAGCTGATATCGTTGGATAATTTAAACATTGAAACATTTCTTTCCAATTTTGGATTCTACCAACCCGTCAAATTGTATAAATTGATTCGACTCCTTATTGAAAAGAAAACAGGAATTTTAAACATAACTTTTGGTCAGCATTACGAAAAGTATCAAAAAAAAGTGGTTATCACCGGGTCCTGCATTTCGGAATTTAAATGCTATTATTTCAGTGTAGACAGTTATCCAGATATGCCCATAATCGATGCCATTACCATTAGCACATGTATTCCAATTTTATTTCAGCCCATTGAATTTGAAAATAAAATGTTTATTGACGGCGCCATTTACGATAACTTTCCAATACAACAAGCCAGCCAATATTATGAATTGAATGATATATTGGGCTGTCTTTTATTAATCGATTTTAAAAAAGAGGAGGGTGTAATACAAACAATAGATAAATATTTATTAGCAATTTTAAAATCAATTGACATTAAATTTAATTACCTAACACTCAAAATATACCGGAGTTTTACAATTACTACCGAAATAAATGAAAACAGTCTTCATAAATTGAATGATGAAACAATGGTGTCGCACTTTATTGATATGGGATTTACCAGTGCCCAAACATATTATAACCAAAATGCGGAACGTTTTTTTAAAAAATATAAAGTAAAATTGAACAGTATCGAATAAATAATACTCATCGGCGCGCCCCATTCCACTGACAAAAATACCTTTTATAATAATATAGTTTATGCTTATCCATCAACTAATTTTAGCAACTGTTTTACTTGCCATTATATTTTTCCGTCAATCGCAATTTAGAATTCCCCTCATTGGGTTGTACTTTCTAATTTGCACGTTTTATTATTTTAATTTAGAATCGAATATTGGAATGTACGGATTAATCATATTCTTGATTTTATTAATGACCGGGGTCATTCGAAACGATGAAGCGTTTGAAGATTGCTGCGATCACGAGCATTTTGAGGCTGCTGCTGCCGCAAAACCGAAGAACGAGGACGACGATGATGAAATAGGAATTGAACAATTCGGAATAGAGGATAAATTTACCACACTTCATAATTTAATTCACGAATTATCGAATAAAAAGTAAAATATTCACAAATAATATATATGGATTTCATAAACCAAACAATAAATAATTTAAATAATAATAAATATTTTATTGGCATTATGATGGTACTTTTAAATTTAGGAAGTAGATACATTTTTTTGGAACTTGGTAAAACACACGAAATTTTTTTTAACCAAAAAATAGTAAGACGGGCCCTTATTTTTACCGTGTTTTTTGTGGCTACACGAGATATAATTGCTTCAATTTTATTAAGTGCGTTTTTTATCATATTCTTTTTGGAACTCACTCACGAAAAATCCAATTACTGCATAATTCCCAAAGGCTATATAAAAGTAGACATGAACGAGGATGGTTTGGTTAGTGCCGATGAAATCAAGCGTGCTTACTTGACGCTTAAGAATGCCGGACAAATAGAGGCATTTCGAAATCGTCAACACCACTAGAGCGCATCTATGCGTTGACGGATTTGACAAATGAAATCGGTTATTTCCGATGGCGTGTCAAAATTTTTACCCCATGCAATCAAGTTGTAAATGCCTTCAATGAACGTTTTTCGCGTATTAGACATCTTTTGATCGAATAACTGAAGAGCGGACCAACCATCATCCGAACTATTCCATAACACAATGACAACTAAACACCAAATTGCGCAATGACCCCCTTGATCATTCCATATGTTTGATGGAGACATTTGGACGGTATACGCATGGGGTTTGTCATAAGAAATGTCCAATTTGTATCCCCGGTTTGCCCATTTTCTGCCATTCGGGTCAAATAAATGAAAGATAACCCGACCATTAGGTTGAGTTTCTTTATAAATGAAAATGCCATGCGACTCATTCCGTTTTTGCACCGTAAACATATAAAACCCGTCCTGACGCGGTTTGCGCCGCGTATCACACATGTTCTCAATGTGCCGATTACAAATCATTTTCTTGCCGTGGACATTTTCAAAATGTTCGATTATTCCGTTTTCTAAATTCGGTATCTTGGATTGAACGTTTTTAAATGATGCCCCCAACAGTCGAGACATTAATTGTTCTTTGTATGCATGTGTATCTACCAATTAATAAAAAACAATCAAATTTTTTTATTTTCGCATCCCATTTTCTTTTCGGATATTCTAATATAGAATGAGTTGTTCGCCCAAAGTAGTCCAAGATTTATATTGGAAAAAAATAAATGTTCCCAATGGTGTTGAATATAATCAACCCTATTATCTGGTTGAAGTCCCCCCATCTATGGGAAATAATGAAGTTGCGAATCAATCGGATTATCACAAATGGACAAATGTTCGTGGTTATGGAAATATTTTGGTGTATCAAGATACCACGCATTACCCAACCGTCAATTTTACAGTTTCTCCTTGGAATCGGTAATTTGAATATGTTCTAAAAATTATGTTCATATTACCTATTTCTGCTAATCGCAATACGATAAATATAATCCAGCACAAATAACATAATAATTCCTAATAAAAGCACAATTATAAAATCGCCAATATTAAAAATACCTTTAGAAGAAGAAGATGAAGTTTTTTTTAATAATGATTTTAGTTTTTCATTTTGTGCAATTAAATTTTTAATAATTTCGTTTTTGTCATCATCATACTCCTTGGATAGCTCTTTATACGAGCTGTTTAAATCAATTGGATCGTCGTCGCTGTGATTTCCTTCCTCAACATTTGCAATAATTTGATCAATGCTGTCGTGGGGTCGTTTGCTTTTTCTTTTAACAGGGGGGGCGCGACTCACCACCATTTGATTACTTTCATTGTCCGTCGAACCGCCGCCGCTGCTTTGAAGAATGACTTCCTTCATTAAAGGCATGCGACTAATCTTTGATGGCGGTTTCATGATTCGTTGATTTTGCGCCGCCGCCGGTTCATTGGTCGCGCAGAGTTCAGGATAAATGCTGTCGCCATCCTTATCATACACGTCAGACTTTTTATAACTCACCGGAGCCCACGCCTCTTCTAAACTGCAATAGGGCATATATATTCTAATCCAACTTTTAAAATTCAAGAAAATTGATATAAAATTAAATTATGAAATAATCCCATAGAATTTTCATACACATGAATTTTTACGGCAATATTCCGGTTATAGAACGAGATATCAGCTCCAGCGAAAAACTATGGAACACCAAACGGTGGTATGTGCTATTTTCAAAACCCAAAAATAAAAAGGAATATAACATTTGCAATAGTATGGCAAATTTGTACATCAACCAAAATTATGAAGAAATGATGTATCAAGTCCCTAATATAAACGGAATATTGGAACATATCGATGTTAATCTCGTTTAAAGTCCATATTTTTTTTAATTGTAAAAGTATAAGAAAACATGAAAAGTTTGTATTTTTTCGGAATTTCTTTAGCAATCGGACTGCTAATTATTTACATGCAATGGCAACAAAATAAAAAAATGGAAGAAATGAAAAAAATCTTGGATAATCTAACTCCGCCTCCGCCATTAGATCACAATTTTATTTTGGAAGAAAACCAAAAACTACATGCTAAAATCGAAGCCGCGTATGATAAGGTTCATCAACAATACGAACAAATATTGATAGCCGTCGATAATATTCCCATCCTGGAGGATAATGACGGCTCTATGGAAGAAGAATCCATGCCCAGCTATCACGTGGAGCAATTAATTAACTTAGATAATAAGGAACTTAATTTATCCAATGAAAATATGGAATTACTAATCATGGGAAGCGTGAATGGCGTTGAAACCCGCAGCATAAATTCAAAATTAAATAGTACCAAAACCAGTTGCAGTAGTAGCGGCGAACATTTTTCGGACCAAAAAATAGAACACGTTAAAAAGGAAACCTACGATGAAAACATGGTTTCCACTCAAAGCAATATTACTGCAAATGGTGCACAATTCCCTAAAATTGCTGAATTAAAGACCCTGTGCCGAGAAAAGGGCTTAGCGGTGTCCGGAAATAAAAACGAATTAGTGCAACGACTTTTAGATAATGGACATATTTTTGAAAATTAATTTTCTTCTATAAAATATATTTGTGTAATAGTATATAGTTATGAATAGCGCAGGTTGTTATAAAACGACGAATAACAAATTTTTTAATTGTCCACCTCGTATGGCAGACGGCAGACAATTTACGGACTATCGCCCCATTTGCGATGTAAATAATCTGATTGCCAGCAATAATAATTTAATTAGTTCCTACGATTATCGCCAGTATTTGATACAAAATGCTGATAAATTAATGGATATAAATCGCGCTTATACTGTTCAAATGACCAGTTGCGGTCCATGTGTTCAACCCTATGAACAGGGAACCATGTTGCCCGAACAAGCGCAAACCAAATGCAATTCCAGTGTATGCCAAAACTCCCTCAATGTTATTAATGGATTGGGTGTTGGACGCAAGTATACTGACACCGATTGCGGCGCTCAATGGAATTGGCCTAAAAATGTGCCTGTCAGCACTTGCAGCCAACCCGTTGATTTATTTAATTATTACAATACGAAGGAAGTCGCTGATGCTAATAAAAATTTTCAGAGAATGACCATTCCTGATGCTGGAAAAGCATTAGGTGGTGGAGATCCTTCTGTTTACGGATTATAATATATAACAAGTGTGGTTTACTTATTATAATCCATTATTAATTGGTTCCGGTTAGGGGGCAATTCCACCTAAAAGTTCTATTCAATGAGCCGTATTCATTTTGATTAATGTAAATACATGGTACATCCCCATTTGCCTTTCTGTATCCAATGTTATACCCATTTGCATTACTAAATTTGCCATTTCCACCGCACATACAGAAGATGGCCTTACCCGTTTGATAACCGTGTATTGTTGCATCATCGCCATTTATGGTTTTGTATGTGCTATTAGCTACATCGTATTCAATCGATCCTGTTCCAGAAGCGGCAGTGAACAACAGCGTACTTGTACACTGCGAATTAGTGTTATCTGCTATCGCATTTACATCGCTTGCCTTTTGAGAAATGATATTACGATTAATGATTGAACCTTCGCCTTCATTGAAAAAGTACGCTAAAACGATAGCACCGTACACATTGTCCATTTTGGAATTAAATACCAAATTATCACCGTATTGCAGTAGGGTGGCATTATTAAAATAAGACAAAATAAAAGGACCTAAATCAACTCCGTTTTGAATAAAATGAAATAAAAATTCAACCGCATTGTAAGCAGCTATTATTGCGGGTTGTGGAGTGGTGCTGATGTCAATGTACTTTCCACGAGACCGTAAATTTAAATTGCTGCTTAATTTTTCAATCAATACAAACATGGATTGATCAATGCGCTGAACACATATTTTTGTATCATATGCAAAAAGCAATTCATACCACGTCTTTCCCGCATTGTACCACAGCGTGTTGGTCTGAGGATCAGTCAGCAGATCAAACGTGTATTCAGAACGATTGTTAACACCCGTCAAAACAAATTTTGCTAAATTTGCAAATTGATTGACAACGTCTGGTTTGTTATATAAATTGGCAAATAGAGGCAAATAGTAGTATATTGCTGATAAAAACGCGGGAAAATTATAATTCGATACAATAAACACCATGTCTTTATTTTGTGTGTAATCAAAAAACACCAGATAAATACACAGAATTTCAATGTATGACATTCGCTGAAGATTAGGAATCTGGGTTTGAGCATCAATCCACAAATTATTTATTTTCCAGGCAATTATATCCATGGCATCAAGACCGTATTTCGCAACGAACGCGGTATTATTAATCGCATTGTAATTGATTGTATACTGCTGAATATTGGTTTGATAAAAATTATTTCCTGGCGCATAATAATCGGGATTGGACAGCACCGTTTTCATTCGAGCTACAAATTGACTGCGGGTCAAACCCGCGGGTTGTGTTGTTAAAACAAACGGGTTTTCAATCATGTATCGATTGGTTGTTGCTAAATACTCATTTATGATTTGATTGTCAGTAATAATCTCATCAAACCCCTGAAAATCGGTAGTTCCCGCGCCTCTTCCCGTAAAGAACTCACCCGGGACGTAAATCAAATCAAACGCTAAAGACTCCTTGAAATACACATTCGAAATGAAATTCACCAGCGGATAATCATTTTGAGCGAAGCGAAACACATTGTCTTGAAAATTAACTAATAATTGAGTGCTTCCCGTGGAAAGAACAATTTTTTCATGATTGTACTTAAAATACGCTTCAAAAAGAACAAACAAATAATTGTCCGGGAAAGAACAAAAAAAATGGGTTATAGCCGGATACATCGAGAGCTGCGCGTTAATATATGCGGTTTGAGCCGGACTTGGAATCGTTGAAAGCTTCAATCCAATTGGAACGATATAAAAATTGGTGATTGATAACTGATCCAATATAATATCTATTATTCGAACATAATACTGATTGAAATTGAAATTGGTGGAGTTTGAAAATTCGGGATTGGTAATATAAATTACGCCTATCGGTATTGAATCAACCGATTTAAGAGAAGCGTGGTTTAATGGTTCCATATATAATTAACAATTAAAAAAAAATTAAAGGGTATATGGGTTCGCGCATATGGTTGGTACATATGTTAATGGTTGAGTAGTGCCTGGTAATGTTGGTCCAACGGCTAATTTAGTAAATGGAGCGACCGCTGGTTGGGTACCAATAGCACGTACACCTTTATTAAAATAATTTGTATTAAACAGAAAGCATACGTCTTTTGTTTTTAATACAGGAGGATTTATGTTATAATCCCAATATTCTACATTTTTTTCTAATTGAATTTGTTGTGGACATACACATCCAGAACAAACAGTATTATTGTTCACAGTATATTTTCTTCCTACAACCGCATTCCAAAGCGCCAGATCTTTTGTCAAGATAACATCGTCTACCGTTTGTGTGTTTTGATCAACAGCACACTGCTGAACCGTGCAATCGGTAGTTAAATATCGATTGAAACCACGATTAATGATTGAACCCGCGCCTTCGTTAAAGAAGTACGCTAAAACGATAGCACCGTAAACATTGTCCATTTTGGAATTAAATACCAAATTATCACCGTACTGCAATAAAGTTGCATTATTAAAATAAGACAACGTGAATGGACCCAAATCAATTCCATTTTGGACAAAATGAAACAAAAATTCAACCGCATTGTAAGCAGCTATTATTGCGGGTTGTGGAGTGGTGCTGATGTCAATGTACTTTCCACGAGACCGTAAATTTAAATTGCGGCTTAATTGATCAATCAATACAAACATGGATTGATCTATGCGCTGAACACATATACGTGTGTCATAAAAAGATATGGCTTCATACCACGTCTTTCCCGCATTGTACCACAGCGTATTGGTTTGAGGATCAGTCAGCAGATCATACGTGTATTCAGATCGATTATTAACACCCGTCAGAACAAATCGGACTTTATTCTTAAATTCATTGAACACGTCCGGTTTATTATATAAATTGGCAAATAGAGGCAAATAATAGTATATTGCTGATATAAAAACCGGAAAGTTATAATTCGATACAATAAACACCATGTCTTTATTTTGCGTGTAATCAAAAAACACCAGATAAATACATAGAATTTCAATGTATGACATTCGTTGAAGATTTGGAATCTGGGTTTGAGCATCAATCCACAAATTATTTATTTTCCAGGCAATTATATCCATGGCATCAAGACCGTATTTCGCAACGAACGCGGTATTATTAATCGCGTTGTAATTGATTGTATACTGCTGAATATTGGTTTGATAAAAATTATTTCCTGGCGCATAATAATCGGGATTGGACAGCACCGTTTTCATTCGAGCTACAAATTGACTGCGGGTCAAACCCGCGGGTTGTGTTGTTAAAACAAACGGGTTTTCAATCATGTATCGATTGGTTGTTGCTAAATACTCATTTATGATTTGATTGTCAGTAATAATCTCATCAAACCCCTGAAAATCGGTAGTTCCCGCGCCTCTTCCCGTAAAGAACTCACCCGGGACGTAAATCAAATCAAACGCTAAAGACTCCTTGAAATACACATTCGAAATGAAATTCACCAGCGGATAATCATTTTGAGCGAAGCGAAACACATTGTCTTGAAAATTAACTAATAATTGAGTGCTTCCCGTGGAAAGAACAATTTTTTCATGATTGTACTTAAAATACGCTTCAAAAAGAACAAACAAATAATTGTCCGGGAAAGAACAAAAAAAATGGGTTATAGCCGGATACATCGAGAGCTGCGCGTTAATATACGCGGTTTGAGCCGGACTTGGAATCGTTGAAAGCTTCAATCCAATTGGAACGATATAAAAATTGGTGATTGATAACTGATCCAATATAATATCTATTATCCGAACATAATACTGATTGAAATTGAAATTGGTGGAGTTTGAAAATTCGGGATTGGTAATATAAATTACGCCTATCGGTATTGAATCAACCGATTTAATAGAAGCGTGGTTTAATGGTTCCATATATAATTATCAATTATAAAAAAATTAATAATTATATGGAAATATTATAGTTATTTTGAAAGAAGCGCGCTCTTAAATGGTTTGAATATTGAATATGGAGTATATAAAATCCGTTTTATAACTTTGATTGGTTTTAAACTTATTAATGGTAGAACAATCCATATCAAAACCAACGCTTGTTAATGTCGAATTAGTGAGCACATTGTAGTTAACGGGTGGTTCTAGTGTTGGATTGTTTATATTTGTGATCAAATTGGTAAGGGATTTTAATAAATTTTTTTCAGTGGATGCGGTGTCGGTTAAAAGCAATTTTGGATAAAATGGAGTTATCGCTGTTTTGATAGGGTCATTTGGATCATTTCTAAGTTTTCGTAAATTTATATCGGAAATATAATAAATGTCTTTTAAATTGTAGGTAATATAAATAAGTCGATTAAAATAACTATAATCTAAATTATTATTGGTTATTTCTAGATTAATTGTTCCAAAGGTTTTTCCATCAAAATAAAAACTACCACTGTATAAAAGGTCCAAATTTGTAATGTTTCGATATAATATATTTGCAGCAAGTTTAAGGGCCTTTTCAACCATAACACTATAGATTGTAATTCGATGATTTCCTAAAAATTGCGCATTAATCGGTGCCTTCACGTAATATGTGTAGTTCAAATAATTAAACTTATTTCCTTGATATTTGGTGAGGGCCGGTCCAATAAGGAAACATCGAAGATTATTTTGAAAAAACTGTGATATATTGGTTGGTGTTGGATCATCAATAAATTTTGGAACCAAATACTGTTTCATTAATTGGTCAATTTTAATAAAATTGGTCAATGTGTAGCTTTGATAATATGGATAATGACGCACATTGCTTGAAACGTAAATATCGGCAATCAATATTGGATCTTCAACAATTGCATATACCTGAAAATAAACGTCTAACGAATTCATAAAATACACAAACATTGTATTATTTGAAGTGAGCAATTGAGCGGTAGTATCGTTTTGAATTTTGGTAATAATTTGAGAGAATTCTATATAATTATCAACATTGCAGGGAATAAATGTTTTATAATTATTGACATCCAGTGTGGTTATGAGCGATAAAAATAAATCTTTTTGAGCAGCATGCTCGTTATCGTAAAACACGTAAACCGTTGTATATGACTGGTCGGCAAACGTAGAAATTTTATTCCAAATTATATTGGCATACTGATTCGCAATAATATCCCTAATATTATTGACATGCAGAATGTTGAAATAATCTTTTAAAACTTGAAGCTCATCCACGACCGAAATTAAAAATTTATCACTATTTTGCGGATAGTACATGGTTGATGACGGATCCGTGGGTAGAAGCACATATTTAAAGAAGGACTCCCATAAACGCAGCACTTTTGAATCTTCAACTGCCGTAACCCAAACATAGACATTCCCAACAGAAAGTTTCGAATTAATTTGTTCGTTTGTTTCCGTTGAAAAATTAATTGATACATAAACGATGTCTACATTCATAATAAAATTCGTTTGAAGCAGATATTGAACCAAATGATTTATATCGTCTACCCGCGTTTCCATACGAGTTCCCTCAGCGTCCAATATATACCCAAGGGTGTATCTTTTATTTAATGATGCCATTATATTAAATAAAAGAGATAATTTTTATTGAGGTGGTTTTAAACCCCAGAAATTTGTGGGATATTTGTTTTCGGAAGGATATGCACTTTGCCGCAGAATTTGTTCCTGTGTGCGAACCGGCAATAAATCGCGTCCGCTGTAAAAACTGGGACCGTACCTGGGCCAAGATGTAGGAGGGGGCGCGTACGTTAATGTGCGAAAAGGAATTCCATCACCCAATTGAATTTGATGCACGTTTCCATCTCCGCAAATTTTTATGTTAACGTGGGGGCTGACATATACGGTTCCCAACCCAATGTAGTATGAATTCGGGTATGCAATTTTAAATTGAAATACTCCACCCGAGGCGCGAACGGCGCCCTTATTTGGAGTGTTTTCATATGCCATAACGGGATTCGCAAAAGGCAACCCGCTTCCGGAATAACTGGTGATAAATTGTGCGGGATTGGCTGCCCAATACGATATTAATGCATCTTTAGGTCCGTTTTCAACTTTGCCTTTAATTAAATATTCACCGTTTCCTAGATTTTCAACAACCCCCTCACAACTCAGATTTTGTTCTAAATAATTATTAATGCTATTCATTATATTATATACGACTAGCTTTTTTTTAATTTTTAATTTCTTTTTATGTTTATCACAAAAATATAAGCGCTGTTAATTTTGTCCAATTCCTTTCAATTCAAATGATGAATTCGCCATAGGCTTTATTTTATTTGCCAATTTATCGAATACCCCCATTTTATATAATACAACCGCAGTTAGGATAAAAATAAATACCAATATGATTATGATTGCAACTAATAGTTTACAATTTCCGAATATGGACGGTTTTTCATTCGCACTGCCCGGTTTATATATTTTAGCGCAGCGCTCTTCAATTTCCTTATCAGTAAGACATAAAATGGCGCTGCTCTGATTTTTATTGTTTTTATCCTGGGTATTGGGATTAAATTGAACAGTTCTTTTATTGATGGGTTGTGCCTTTCTTGAATTTGTGCCAATTACCGCAATTATTTTGGCATAGCTGCTCTGGCTTATATTGGTCATTGTGGACAACACCACCCAGGTGGCACCCTCCGTGCAGGGTGGCTGAATGATGCTGCCGTTGTACACGTAGAACCCCTTCGTCGCGGGAAGCACGTTAAAAATGTTCCATTCGCTCGACATATTATTTGTCGCTTCCGCGTTATCGGTAGTTGGTATGAAATGCGTCCAGTTATCAAAAAACCCCTTGCTCGGGCTGCTGGCTTCATTGATCTCCAGTATAACGGAAACAATTAATAAATTGCCGGTATCTGGCGCACGGTGAAAAAGAAAGCACTCCAGATTTCCACTTTTTCCATCAATAATGTGCGAACCCGGATTTGAAAAGGATATGCGCTCCAATTCGAAGCGCTTGCCATTGTAGGACACATAGCTGCCGTTATCATACTGCAGGTACAGGTTGCGATTGTTTCGAACGATGTTGCATCTGCTCCCTCGATAATAAAACAACAGATTGCATTTGTTGCGACAAATAGCGGTCGAATTCGATTTAATTTCTATCGGACTTTGTTGTTGTCCAGTTCCGCAATAATCTATCTCAATATTCATATATAATGATATATTTTTTTTATTTATTAAGTTTCATTTTAGTTCTTATACTTTCAGAAATAACTGCCAAAAAAGAAAAAATAAAAATGAAACCTAAGCCACGTGAAACTTTTTCAGATTACACACCAACTGTAAATTTAGGAATCAGAAGCGTCAGTCTTAGTAATACTGAAAAAAAAATAAGTAATAAAAAAGTAATTGATCCCTTTAAACGATGTGCCAATTACAAATCCGATTTTAATTGGACCTCATATTTTGATGGTTCAAAATATAAGCAATTAGCCGTAAATCAAGTTTATTTTTGAAAATATGATGGCTCCCATGATCTAATTACATCATTTATGGTGCTGCTCAAGGCGTCAATATCAAACCGCATACCCAAAAATGTTCCTTGTGGGATAACAGTTAGAAGTTTCAAATTACCTGTTGGATTAGGTAGTAAATTGATTTCTTTGGTTGATACTGTAAAAACAACCTTTTCGTGTTTTACTTTTGCATTTTTAATCACAAAAACATATCGATTAAGAAAATCCAATTCCATAACACATGTGGGTTGATACGGAGGATTGGCCGGTGGGTTAGGAAAAGCGTACTCAACCCAATCTACTGCTTTTACGTTTAACACTTTTCGATCATTATTGATATTCGGGGTTTGGTCAGACCACACTTGGTATAACAAAAAATCACTGATTTGATTAAACACGATTTTATATTTGTGATCACCCTTTTTTTTAATGGATACATCACCACTCACAATTTGGTCATATTCCCGTTTGGGAGCGGGAACACTGGGACAGTTAGATCCCTGTTGATCAGCTTTAGAAGTAGTTCCATCAGAACAGCAACCAAATTGTGTCCCGGCACAACCAATTGGTTGAAAACAATTAGATCCTAGTTGATCAACTTTTGTGGTGATTCCATTCGGACAGCAACCAAATTGGGTAGAACCACAACTGCTACCCGGTGGTTGAAGTTGATTTGAATGAACAGACATTTTTTATATACATGTATAATTTTTTTTATTATCGACAAAATAATTGATTACCTACTTGAATAAGACCTGTGTTGATTTATAATAGGTTCGTTCTTTTATGATGCAGAATGGAAGCACCTGCATTTTAAGTTCAGCGTTTTCAGTAAATTCAGGCATTTCATCCGTTTTATTGATTGCTCGTTCATCCGGAATCCATATTCCCACGTATTCCTGTTCATCATCAGGCAATTCGCGCAAGAGCATGTTGGTATTTTGGTCCCATAAGTAATCCACGCATTCATCCCTTTGAGACAGGTCCGGTAATAATGAAAAAAATAGGGGGTGTTCGAAACCGTCCAATCGCCCAATTGATATATGAGCTCGCTGTGTTTGACAAAGGGTTGCTGGGTCATCCGTATATGAAATGGTTTGAATTCCATTGGTGGATATAACCACGACGTCAATGCATAAAAACTCGCTCAATAATTCCAGTTGAAGAGTTGTATTGGTATTGGTCATATTTGCAAGTCCCTCGATCGTGTCTTTATCATGGGGCATCTTTTTGGCGTAAATATTTGAAATGCTTGTCGCACATTGTTGAATGGTTAATCCCGAAATCTCACGATCTTGATCCGATAAGTTTTGAAGGATTGCGATGTATAAGCTGTTCTGCAAATTCAGTTCAATCTTAGAACCGATAACGTATTTTTGTGCATAAATAGCACGTCGAAACATGGTAATTTTGTGTTTTTCTTGATCCTCAATCTGCTTTTGCAGTTTTTGAATTTCAATTGCTTGTTCTTCTGCTTCTTTTTGGAGCAGTTTTTGGGCTATTTCTTCCTCAACGGAGGAGTGAAGATCAACCACCGCTGCCGTTTGCGATCGGGCATCAAATTCCGATTTTAACTCGGGATCATAATGGAAGGACATATAGGGCGGCTCCGCGACATCCGTTATAAATTGACGAATTTCCATCAATTCGGGGACCAATTGATACGTGGACTTGGATTTTTTTTCGTACAGTCCCGCATTTCCGGTTTCCAATAAACACCTTTTATAATCCGAACTTTGCTGAGTTTTTGCAAAAATGGCCTTTCTTAAAAATAAGGAAGATGGGCTGGGTACACCCTCCAAATTGGTATCCCACAAATGCGATTTTTTAAACGGTGTATAAAATGATAAATCTGCTAATTGGAAAATGGGTAAATCATATAAACTATCGGAACCGATGTATTCTCTAGAAAATCGGATAAAGGTGTGGTTATACTGATACCGTAAGTTTTCATCCATATCGGTTCGATTATAAAATTGTGCAGCAGTATGATAATGTGTGATGGAACGAAATGTGAAATCATCGATTAGAATGTCTTCCAAATTGCTGAATAAGAGTTCAGTTGTTTCTGATTTTGATCCTAAAACTATTTTATTTTCAGTGTCATATTGTAAAGGAATCATTTCAATAAACGGTTTTTCAATAAAGGTTTGTTGTCGCATTTTTTTAACGCCCTGTTGTGAAACAGCCGGCTCGAGCGAATAAGAAAGAAATGGTCGTAATTCCCCATTGGATTCAGCCATGTCCATTACTTTAAAAAAAATGCGGGATAAATCGGGGTTATCCGCTAGTGCATTACGAATTGTTTCAATTGAAACCAAATCTTCATCCACTTTCAGTTTCCTGATTTTTAATCGTATGCCTGGTATAGGCTGCACTTTGTCAATACTGATAATAGAACCATTTTTTAATTTAATTTCGTCGCTTCCAGCCATAACATTTAAAACTTCTTGTTCCGTTCCATCTTCTAAAACTACGGATGATCCGGCAACGATTAATTGTTTTTGTCCAGGTTTTACCGTATGATCCAATCTAAAATGATTTGCAAAATATCGATTTTTGTATTCTTGTTCCCTGGGATGTTGTTTTAATGCCGCAAGCAATTCTTTATCACTCTTAAGAAGAGTCATTTCTTCTTGAAACAACCTATTTTTTTCTAAAAGCAGTCCTTTTACGTGCTCGTTTTTAATTTGAACAATTATTTTTAAAAGCGTTTTTAAATGTTTCAAATACATCATATCGATGTGGTTAGTTTCGCCGTATTCTAAAAATTCCATGATTTCATTGTTCATTATTTCTATTTCATTTTGTATTTTTTTTTGGGCATCATGTAAGGAAATAGAAACTGGCAAAAAAATTTTTTCGGTATAAACCAGATGATCAGTAATTAATTGAAAGGACAATGTTTTATCTTTGTTATCTTCAAAAAAATCGATTGCTCCTGTAAGAGTTTTATTTTTAGAATCCCTTGTAATAATCCTTATTTTTTGATCAACTTTTCCCTCAATTCTTGTTTCAATTAATTTATTATATTTTTGATAATACGCCTTAATTTGTTCTGAGAATTCTTCGGTATTTAAAGGTATAATTGCCATATATACAAGTTTGAGAAAAAATAAATGATTATTTTATTATGAGAAAATAAATGTTGATAAGCAATATAATGGAAAGATTAAATAATCCATTAATAATTTGCGCTATATTTTATTTTGTGATTTTACTAATAATTTTTATAACAAACACAAAAAACAATTTTTCAAAGGAAAGGCAGCTGCTGTTTTATTACATTATAAGTGTGATTATTCCAATTTTAATTTATATGGTTGTTCGAATCTTTTTTTAATTTTTAACTCAAATAAAAAAATGTTCATAAGAAATATATACATTATTATGGCAAATACAATTCAATCTTTAAATGTGCAACTGGATTCATTATTGAAACCATTATTTGATAATAAATTGTTTGTGGCTTGTTTGGGTGTATTTTTAGCCGTTTACGCGGGTTGGCTTGCCCCGGCTCTTCCCAACAGTGTAATTGGTTTCTTTGACACCGCCGTTGGTAAATTGATCTTCATATTTTTAATTGCGTTTGTGGCAAGCAGGAATGTCCCCAACAGCTTTCAAGTTGCGCTTATCGTAAGCGTCGGATTTTTGGTGACGTTATCCGTTTTAAATAATCTTAAAATGAAGGAAGCTTTTGTCAACCTGAGTGTCGAACATTTTGATATGATGTCGCAAATGAATGAATTATTGGAACACCTTCCCGAGTCGGGTGGCCAACCCGCTGATGCTGCGGCTAAACCGGCTGACGCCGCACCCAAGCCCGAGGCGGCAGCATCCGAACCTCAACCAATGTCATGCGACGATGTGCTGAACAAATGCTACTCCGAATTTACAAGCCAGCAGCAGGAACAGGTATGCGGGGGTCTGTTTGAAGAACCCACCGATAAAGCCGTTTCCTTACCGCAGCCAGCTGATTTCCAAAACAAGAATTGCGGTGGATACATTCGCCAGTGCATGGCAAACCCTCAAAATGTTAGCACTAAAAAATATTTAAGTATGAAATCCAAATCATGCGGAGCAAAATAAGATTCTTAAAATCGATTATGATTTAAAAAAAAACGATTTTAATAATTTATGAATGGTTATTTCATTTCGTAGAAGCGACGACACGATCGCATTTCAGGCTTATAAAAATGCGATCGAATCCGCTGATAAAAATACAGCTTTCGAATTGTCCGATTATTGCGTTAATAATAGCGGTGAGGCAACCTCCTTTCATGAATTCAAAGTCGATTTTGAAAAGCACGTGATGAATTTAGAAAATAGGTATGTGTGCATCATTAAGAAATGTCCAAAAATGTATCGTAATTACCGTGCCTACATGCGAGAACAATGTTGTCGGCAAAACACTCCCTGGCCAATTGCGTTTTACGCGTTTTGGAAAAAATATATGGGTGCCAAACTGCATCGTGAATTTGTGGTATTTAATGAGGACGGCATGAAAAAGGTGCATAATTTTTACAAATGGTTGGATGCGGATTCGGCGGAAGTGTCCAACAAAAAAAAATCAACTATCGTTTTCGATAATATTTATAATCCATTTGAAATAGAAAAAACAATTTATAATCTTTATTCACAGGAGCTTATGTGGAAAAATATGGAGGAGGGGTTCAATGTGGACAAATGGCAATCGGAAATTAGAACCAATTTGATCAATCTAATAAGGAAACAGCTGTCATTAATTAAACAAATTCCTGGAAAAAATGCGAAACGGTACTATTTTGTTCACGAAATTTGTCGTGTTTTATTGCGATTTCATAAATGTTTTGACTCCGTGAGGTTTTTGTTTGATAGCTTTTTAAAAACGGTCATTAAAAAGGGACTGGAATTCGCAAATAAAGGGATTCCCGAGGGGACGTACTTGCTTGCGCAATTCTATCCGGAAATGTTTAGCGAAGATTGTTGTCCATGGATAAACATTGAGCGAGAGGAATATTCGAAAACGGACGTTCCGCGTCTTTTGCAAATCAGCGAATTTTACAACTTAAGCTGGTGTCATGCGTATTGGTCAGAAGAATACCATATTGAGATCAATTAAAAAAAGATTTTATATCATTTTAAATATTATTAAAATCTATTTTTAATATTTTTACAAATTACCTCTGGTGGAACGTTTTTGGTGTTGTTGCCGGTTGATACGTTTCGATTTTCTACCACCCCGCCTAATCCCAAAATAACTAAGCCATGATGTAGGTTCATCTTCTTCATAATCTTCTGGATGGTAGTTCCCATCATTCTCATTGTCATACACTTCACTGAAAACAGCACCGCGAGTATCAAGGTCGAGTTGTTTAGCAAGTTCTTTCGTCGTGGCGTATCGTTTTTCATTTTCAATTCCTTGATTTTTCGCCATCTTTTGATGACCCACTAATGCATTTTTGAATAAAAATTTATTGAAATGAACACTATCTAATTCCTCTTTTGTTAATTCTCGTCCGTTGGCGGTTATTATTTTATATGTAATTGTTTGTAGAGGTCTGCCATCTTTTCGTGATAGTTTCTCCGTAAAAGTGTACGGTAGGTTTTGTTTTGTATATATTGCGTCAATATCTCCTTTTTGGTTTCTATATTCGTCTGAAACAACATCCCTTATCTCAATAATAATATCGTCTCTATTCGTTTCATCCGGTTTTTGGCCGGACAGTGTTGGCCCATAATCTAAATATGATGTTTGAACCGCAAATTCTTTCGCTGCATTCGCAGCAGTTTTTTTTACATCATCGGGATCATCATTTATTAATTGTCTAATTTCTTTCTTTAAATTTTCTAATTTTTGTTTTTCGTCGGCCTCCTTTTGTTTTACAGCAGCTATACGAGCAGCTTCTTGCTCATCCGCACGATCGGCTTCATCCCATTTTGCTTTTAATTTACTCTGAAATGATTTATCATCATAATTGCAATTTAAATATATGATATAATCCATTAATCGTTGTTTATACCTTTTAAATTTTTCTTTATATTGTCCGTCAGATTTAATTATTTGTTCGTTTATTAATCGACCGAGTTCGTGTAATTCGTCAACCATTTTATCATTCATTTTATCAACTATCATTTGGTACTGAAAGGATTGTTTATTTTCAGGAATCGTAATCTTACATCCGTCAAGTAATGGAAATTGAACATTTATAACTTTTGAAAGTAAATAAGAAAAATCATCCCACAACGTAATTGGTATAAAAAAGTATTCATATTTAATTGGTTGTTTAGACACGATTATGCAATTATTTACATTATCAAAAATCGATAACCTTTCATCAATACTAAAATATTTAGCAGCATCCTTCGGCGACCATTTATTTTTTAAATCACATAAATTATCATCTGTGATTAACTCCTTAACTCTACTTGATGAAATTGTTTCTAGATAGGAACAAACTGATCGTATTATTTTAATATTTTCTTCAGCGGCAGCCTTGGCTTGAATATTTGTAGATTCAATATCAAAATGATTAGTAAGTAATTCTCTGAAATCAAACTGCCAAAAATCAAAAGTTAAATCAAAGCCTTCTAGGAAACTTACATCTTGTAAATGCACTAATGATGATGCTAAATTAAAATCGGTTGTTTTCGGAATTGGGCTTTTCTGCTGTGAAAAAATAAGACTTTCACCGTTTTGAATCGTATTTTTATTAGCAAACGTACTTAATTCAACTAAACAACTGTATAAAATATCAGGATAAATTGTCTTTTTTAGTTTCATAAAATGATACAACATGACTATTTTAATAATACAATTTTCTTGATATAGTTTCTTTTGTTTATACACAACCTCTAAATTTTTAATGCACGATTGTAATTGTTTATTTATTTGGTTAAAATATGCAATGTGAAATATTATACTTCTTAAAAATTGGATTGATTCAGACTTACTTTCATTGCGATACCAAAACTTCAAAGATTCAGACACTTTTTCTTTTTTGATTTCTAATTGTTCTTCTACTGATTTTTCTTCCTCCATCATCACCAATCCGACGGCTACTTCTTCCGTTTTTTCTTCGTCAGTTAATTCTACAATTGACATCAATGTTTCTTCAAATGAAGTTTCGTATACTCCTCTTATTGCAAAAGGAACATTCATTTTTTCAATGTCATCTTCTTCAATTTGAATATCAAATGCTTTTGGATTTAATATATAACTTTTATATTTTAGCAACATGTTCAAACTATCCTCATATTGCAATGAATTTTGTATCAAAGTTTTTAGATAGAGAATGCTATCGGAATTTAATAAATATTTATCAGTGGAAATATCTTCTTTATTACTAAGCATTTTTTTATACTTTATTATATTTGTCATAGATGGATCGGTCATTGATTTTGTATTTTCTGTGTGGCTTCCTATAGACATGATTTTTGAATAATCCAAATAAAACGTTTTAATTCCCCAGTCTAAAGTACGAAAGGTTTTTTTATTTAACCACATTGAAATACTCGCAGCTGGAGATAAAATGGTTGATGCCATGGTTAATAACGAAATAAATAAGTTCCCAAAACCAGTCATTTCCTCCGGATATAATGACGAATCCCATACATATTTAGAGGATTCCAATTGCTTATCAACTTTAGCTGTTGGGTCTTTCTTAAACATATCTTTAAAATATGCGATTATGTCTGCAAGTTCACCCGATGTTAAACCATCAAATATGATAAAACATAAAGTATTTACTAAGGATGACATGAATAGTTCAATTGTTGATTTCGTCTGAATCGACAATAATTTATCAACTGACTTATTGACTTCTTTTTCGGTTCTATTCCTTTGTACCCAATAAAAAATGCCGCCGACAAACGAAAGCGCCCCTGCAGCAATCGCCGCATATGTGGCTATTACGGATAATGATATACCAGATGATGCAACTGCAGCACCACTTGCAGCAGTTGCAGTAGTTGCAGCACCTCTTGAACTACTTAAAAATCCATTAGTTAATTGAAACGTCCAAGAAGTTAAACTAAATGTGCATGAGGGAATAAAAATAAAAGTTTGAAATGCTAATTTGCATATTTGTAAGGTTGTCATGTCTGTTGTTTTCTTTAGAAATTTAAACATGCGTATGGGTCCCTGCAACAGATTCAACATATCATAAATTTGTTTTCCATTATCACCTAAACTTAAAGAATTCAGTTTAATAAAATTGATTAAAATAGAAACAATATCGATTCCAATAACACTAGCCGTTCCAAATAATTTAATCAAAGCTTGAATAACTCGTTTAATATCGGCTGATACGGTTTCACAAACATCGTCATGAACTTCAATTTTACCAATTAAAGTGTCAATAAATTTTTCATCCTGCGTAAAAACCGTTATACTTTCTAAGATGTCTATTGGTTTTTTATAATTTCTATATTTTAATTCTATTGTATTTTTAATTTCATGTTCAAAATAATTTTTAATTGCTTTTATTAAAATAAATTTTTGATTTGTTTCGTGCTCTAAAGATTTACTATCGGTTGGAACATATTCTGAATCAATATTTAATTTATATGTGGTTTCTAATTCAGCAAGTGTATAATTTTGAAAACCATATGAATTCAAAATAAAATCAGTAATATAACTTAACATATACTTTTTGTTTTTTTCATTCATCATGAAAGTTAAAGAGCCTGCGCAAACTAAACCCAAAACTAATAAACGATACTTTTTAGAAATTTCTGGAAAATCACCAAGATCAAGAACCGAAAAAGTTCCTTTTTCGTATTCAGAATTATAATTCCATTTTAAATTACCACCATGAGGATCACCATGATATCTTCCTGATTGAAGAATTCCATTTAAAAATTGCGTAATAAAATAATTATAAGCTTGATGTAAGCAATCACGTTGTTTTTCTGAATAATTTTTAATATCGGCTACAATATTAACGATATCTTCTCCCGGCAACAAAGTCTGGATGACTGCAGTATAATGTTTCTTTTGAAATATTATTTTTTCTTCTAATTTCCTTGATATATCTTTATCGCTAAGACCAATTACGTTAAAAACTTCACCATGTTCGTCCACGTACTCTTGTTTTGGTTGAAAACCCTCAATATGCTCAAATGTTTTTTTGACATCAGCCGTCATGATTCTAAAATTAATTCCTGGTTCCGAATAATCAGGATTGAATGAATACAATTTAGCAGCTTTCATAGTATTGGTAATTTCTTCCCATAAATCGAATTCATCCAAGACATCCGCGATCTTACAACTCAGTGTTTTATACGCCATAAGTAAATAATTATAAGCATCAATCTTATCCGACTTTATTCTTAGTCCAAATTTCGTATCTAGTTCATAAATGTCAGTGTTAGTTTTAATTTCACGTTTCTCATCTTCACCTAAGCCGGGTATTTCTAATAATATTTCTTTTCTAATAATTTGTGAAATACTTCCCGGAAAAATTTGTTTTTCCAAACACATCATCATTCTATTTCGAATTTTAATGAATTTAATTACAAATTCATCTAATTGATGTGGGTTTAAAATTAAATTATTAATTAAATTATAAATTACCGGTATTTGCGTAATAAGGTTTTTCTCTAAACCATACTTTATTTCAATTTGATTTTCTTCGACCAAACCTAATTCCTTGGTAAATAATTCACTATCCGAATTACATTTTTCTACTTTGCGTAATAAATTTATCAATTCTAATTTGAATAAACCTAAATCATATTTTTTAGCATTTAAACAACGTGCAAAAATTGGTTGGAATGAGTTCATTGTTAAAATATAATCAACCAGAGATATAAGGTGTTTGAAAAAACTAATATAATCTAATAGATTAAAGTGTTCCTGTAAAAAGTCTCTTTCTAAATAATTATTTATTTGTTTGTTCCATTCTGAATTAGATACTTCTCCTAATGTATATAAAATATCAATATCAACCTCTTTATTGTATTGTTTCATTATCTTTACTATAAAAATTAAAAACTCATTCATTGGTTTGTCAAATGAGGCCATTTGATATCCGGCATTTATACAGTCATAAAATGATATAACATTTTTAGATAAATTAGGGAGATCAACTGTTAAAATTTCTATGGTTTTTGATTTAAGTTCAATTAGTTTGGTTCTATAAACATATTTTTTAAATTCATTATTTAAATATGGATAATTCACATTTCCTATCATTAAATTATCAAATTCTTGAAAAATTTTCGTTAATAAATCTTCAGTTCTGATTACTTTTAATTTATAAACTTGACCAACACTTGCTATGCTAAGTCGATCACCTAATCTAACTATACCTTTTGATTCTTTTTTTATTAATTGATTTTGAATTATATCAACTTCTATTGGACCCATGGTTGGGTAAACTAATTTAGGTCCCAACCAATAAACGTAAGTGGGTCCATATTCAGTTGCTTTAATGATAGGATCTACCATTTGAAGAACTTTGTGAACAGTTGTAGGTAAATTAGTTTTAAACAATTGAACAAGAGAAACTAATATTGCAATAATATTTTTAGATTCTAAAGCTTTATACAATTTCGATTTGGGATCGCTTAAATCGGTATAAAATGCACCAAAAAATTGTAAATAAAACAATTCCAAACCCAAACTTTGAGTGAATTGAATGGAAACAGTTTTAATAATATTGAATGTTTGTTCAAATTGAGTCATCATATCAAAAGGAACTATATTTAAACCCTTAATTGAATTTTTAATGGTATCTATCATAGAACCCATTTCTTTACTAACTGATTTTTTTTCAAATAATTTTTTTGAAACAATCATTATTTGTTTTATAATGTTAGGTTGAGGAACTATTCCTATTTTAGGTTTAATTATCCTTGCGATTTTATCATAAATTCGTTTCGCTTCGTGAGTGTTTAATGCACGTTTTTTTGAAGTTTTATTTAGTGGTACTCGTCTACTTAATACGTCTGCTGCATCAGCTGATAATGTATCAGATTCAATGTTTAATGCACGTTTTTTTGAAGTTTTATTTATTAGTTGTACTGGTCTACTTAATACGTCTGCTGCATCAGCTGATAATGTATCAGATTCAATGTTTAATGACGTTAAAAATTCATCATAATCTTCCAGTGCAATTTTAGGATTTTCAAAAAACGGTTTATCTTCAATAATAACATTTAATACTCCACTGGCTATATCAGCTTTTGAAATGAGATGTTCATTTACTAATGCTTTTTGAAGTTTATCAATATCACTTTCTGGGAAAAAGAAATCTGTGATGTCATTACTAATTTTTTTTGACACTTCAGAACGGTCAAATTTTAAGCCTTCAATTACTGGTATAGGTTGATTTAATATAAATTTAAAAGAATCTTGAAAAATTAAATCGATCGTTTTTTTAAAACATTTAGATACTTTTATATTAACTTCTTTATAATTTTCTGTAGGTCCATTGATTTGAACTTTTAAGTCATCTGCGCAATTTTGGGACAGAACCTGAAAAAAACTGAGAATTAAATCATTTTTAGGCAGTTCTTTAAATGTATTTGGTACCAAATCGTATAAAAGTTGAGTTCCATAAATGCCCAAAATATTCATATTTGGAATGCTTGAATAGTATCTTTCAAGTGTATTAATGGCAGGTAAACCCTGAATTCTGCTTGCGAAGAAGTTTCGTAAATAGCCAATAAAATCGGTTAAACTAATTAATCGAATATCCCTAATTTTTGATTGTAAAGGTTCTAATATTGGAATTGGATTTCCTGCAACTTGTTTTGGTTGTACCCAATTGGCAAAATCAAAGTGTTCCAGCTCTCGAGGCGGCGCTGCTACAACTTGAGGCGGCGCTACTACAACTTGCGGCTCTGCTTCTGGTCCTCGTAAATCAGCTGCCAATGTATCGCCCAGATTATCTAAATTTTCGGCTCCAAGTAGATCTGACATAACATCGAGTCGTCGTTTGGCATTTCTTACTGCATTAGCGGCATTTGAAGCCGAATTTCTTACTGCAGTAGCTGCATTTGAAGCCGAAGTTCTTACTGCATTAGCTGCATTTGAAGCCGACGTTATTACTGCATTAGCTGCATTTGAAGCGGCATCTGTAGCCGCATTAGCAATAGCAGCCGGTGCATTTTGAGCAGCTTCGTATGAGTATTCAACTCCTGATCTCAAACCAGTTATTTCATATAGAAGTTGCATCATTATTTTTGCAGCAAATTCAAATGTAATTTCATTGACTTCATTGTAAAATTGAATCAATGCAGGTCTTTCATTCTCGGTTGCTAAATTTATGAGATTGATTACAATAAATTTGCAAATAAATTTCAAAACTTCGAACGGTTGTTGATTCGGACTTTCTTTTATTGTTAGCTGTTTTTGAATAACTTGATAAAATCCATCTGGAATTAAATGTTTTTGGTCAATTAATTGTTTTAAGATCGTATTGTCTAAAATGCCTTTTTTAATATTTTCAATGTCAAAATAAAAAATAGGAACAATGTAGAAAAAAAATGCTTTATAAAAGTCTAATGAATTATGATTGTATAAATCTGAAAATTGAGCATATAAATCCTTATATGGTTTTAAAATAAAACTTAAAATTTCTAAATTTAAAGAGTTATCATCTCCCTGTTTATTATATTTATTTAAAATATCGGAATTTACATCTTGTCCTGTTTTTGGTGCCCCAAAAACAAAACCTGATTCTTCTTTTTTAACTTTTATTGCATTGCAAATTATATCTAAAAAAGGAGCGGAATCTTCCCTCATTGTCGAAACATCCGTTTCCTTAACTTTATTTAACGCTTTTAAATGCATTTCTTTTGCCCTATCTACATAATTTTTTTTTTCCATTACAATTTCTGTTAATATTTTTAATCTATTTTCTAGTGGTTTCACATTTTCTTCCAGTAGTAGTATTTTTTGCTCATTAGCAGTTGCCTTTCCTAACAAACTATTACGATGGTTAATGTTTTGAGTTTTAGGGGCTTCTTTTCGATATTGTTTTATCTCTGATTTATATCTATCAATTGTTTCCTTTGCCTCTTTTAATTCTGATTGCGTTTCTTCCAAATTTTGTATCTCGTGAGCCTCTACTTCTTCAGCTTGTTTCATCATAAATTCAGCTTCTTTCAACGCTTCCTTGGCAGCAACATTTGCAGCAGGATCGTTTCTTGAGCAAAAGCCTTGTAAACCATCCGGATGTCTATAATAATCTTTGTTCCCACAGAATTCTCCTAAATTTTGTTTTGTTCTGACTTCATTAATATAAGCAGATGATACAATACCATTTTGATAATCGATATAATCTCGCATACATTTAGCCATTTTATCAAAATATAAATCCATAAATTCACCCCATTTTAACGTTTCCAAAGACCCTGGTTTCAATGAACATGTCTTATTATCCATTAAAATATTTATATATTATAATATTAAATTATATTTTAAGATAAAATATTTACATACTGTTTGTAATACATTTCGGGCAACGGAATCGATTGATAATTACTTTGTAAATAAACATGATTGATGCCTATATACGGTGATCGTAATGCCGGCATGCCCGGCACGACTTCAGTATACGGGACCCAACAGCTGCGGTCTATTTGGCAGTTCTGATAATCAAAACTGCTATTCCTAGGAATACCGTATATAGCGTCATATATTTTGTAAGCATATGTAGAAGACAAATACATCGCAATTCCACTGGATAATATCAGGATAATGATGATATAGTAGAATAACATATATTCAGTTATTAGAATATTTATAGATGTACCAATTTAAATATGCCGCAAAAGAAACCCATAACAAATAAGGAAGTAATAAAAATGATGCCCATCTACTTGTATTTTTTATTTGCATAATTGTTAGCAAAATAAAAACAAACAATAAAATAATTATAACCAAACTATAAAAAATATTTTTTAATGTAAAAAACACGTAAGGCCAACTAACATTCAGAACCAATTGAAAAACAAAATAGAATAATCCCAATTTATTTTGAGTCATTCCATTATTTGAGTAAAATATAAAAAAAGACACCGTAATAAAGCTGTATAAAATGGGCCAAACAATTGAAAAAACAAGGTCTGGTGGTGTTAATGGTGATTTATGTAGTTGTGTGTACCATAAATTGTTCATACTATATATGTAATTTCGATTAAACCTTAAAAAATTTGATTTCGATTTATTTTCAAAATATAGCCAGAGAATAATTAATTCGCAAATAATGTCGCAAATCACCGCACCCCTTGGTAAAAATGAAGACGTTCGTGTAATCACACCTGAACTATTTGATCCACAACACATTACCTATGGAGAAATCTCCCTTAATTCAAATGGTGGAAAGGAAGCAAGTCTTAAATATGGAACGGGTTTGTTCTTATTTCAAACACCCAGATTGAGTTGTCCGTTTGGACTTACGGTGACTGAAAATCCCGGAAGCGATGGCAAGCCTGGTAATAAATCGTATCGCATGGCAGCAAGTTTTCGCGGATACAATGATCCGAAAGATCCATTGTTCGAAAAGAAACGCGATTTTCACGACATGATTTCGCAATTTGATGATGCAAATATTGTCAAATGTCGCGAGAATTCATTGAATTGGATTAAGCTGAAACCGGCGGCAGCGAATGACGACGTTGTGCGGGCCTTGTACAACCCGAGTGTGAAACAGGGCACGGAAACCACCTATCCGCCAATCCTCAACATGAATTTGATCAATTATGATGGCAAGTTTGTCAGTGAGGTGTATGATGCGGACGGGAATTTGGTTGAAGATCCGACCCAAGTTATTACGAAGGGTTGTGAAGTGAAATGTCTTGTTCAAGCTCAGAAGATAACGTTTCCTCAGGGGAAATTTGGTGTCAAGTTTGTAATTCACAACATGAAGGTTTGGCCAAGCAAGGGTGGAATTCGTGGAAGAGGATGTTTGATTGATGACGATAGTGATGAAGAGTAAGCCTAACACGCTGGAAAAGATATACTACGCAAAAAATAATAAATACAATACATGAAAAGACTATATTTATTTTTTTTGTATCAAATGGTTTTCTTATAATATAATATAATATAATATAATGAAACGAGGAAAAAAACAATGCGGTGGGGTTGGTTGTGCATCAACTGCTGCCACTGTAATGGACCCAAAATGCTTGCCTGATCCCGATGTAAGAATGTACGTGCAACCGTGTTCAAATTTAACTGCGGACCAGTTTGGAATGCAGGGTATGGCGGGTCTTTCTCTTCGCGGTGGAAGAAGAAATAGGCGGCGCGTTTCAAATCGAAGACAACTTCGCGGTGGAAGCTGTTCCGGCCCAACCGCGGATTGTTTTGGAAATAATTATGATAATTTGGGAGCAACCGCTATTTCCGACGGTGGTGCCAATGATCCACCCAATGCCAGTGAATTAGCATGGTTTTTTCGCAATTCGTATGGTGCCACCCCGTCAACCAACGTCATCCCACAACCCAATGTTAATAACAGCTGCTCGCAAACGCAAAAAGGGGGACGCCGTCGCCGCCATCGCGTTTCCAAAAGAAGAGCTCAAAGGGGCGGTAATTATTTTTTAAATTTGAATCAACGAATTGGCGGATTGCCCCAAGTTGATAACACGTATGACCCGTACGCTCCCAGTACCTCCAATCTGCAAGTTAACGGCCCCAATCCGGCCGATGTGCGGGTCATCAATGTTATTCCCTATGACACGCAATATAACGGTGCAACGGCGGTTCCACTTATTGAAACCAGCTCTCTTACACGAAACAGTCTTGAATTATCGGGGGGAAGTAAAAAGAAGAGTTTCCTAACGCGTCGCTCTCGCAACCATTTATTTGGGGGAGGCGTCGGCGCATATCCGTCCGCGTTAAACGGCGTTCCCGGTGATTTTAGCGCCGATATGAATACGCGCCAATTTAACTGCAATCAACCAAATTGGTGCCCCAAATGCACGTAATAAGCTGGCAAAATACAAACCAATTCTAATTTTTTTCAAATAAAGAATATAAAATTAGAATTGCACAATTCTGACTCTTGGGCTGATTGACCTGCACTACAAATTATCAAAATATTTTTTATAAATTACATTTTTTTGCACAAATTTTCATTTTTTTTTTAATTTTACCTAGGAAAATAATAAACTGGACAATAAATTGAAAAAACCCTTTCGCGGTGGATTCGATTTTTCGGTTGATACCGCCGAATCATTGCTGCTATTTGCAACTATTGTATAGTGTTCGAAATAAGGTTTTTCTGCAACAGAAATGACCATATTTTTGATGAGTTCATACCGTTCGCTATCAAGCGTCGATTTTAAATTCGTCCAAGGCGTTATGTTTTTCAGATCGCGGTTTTTAAACAACTCTTTTAAAATAGCAATGCTGTACCCGGATACCATGCTGCACCCGGGTTCATTGCTAACCACGGGCAATCCTTCCGTATTTCCGCGCAAATTCCAATAAATAAAATAAGGCATTTCATACGGTTTTCCACACGCTTTTAATCCCGCTGTTGCAAACATTTCGCGTAAATGTTCGTGCATGGTTTCCCACTTTTTATTGCCACTGGCCAAATCAAATTGCATATCACTAAGCACGAGAAACCATTTCGGAGTTTCTTCCGGTTCCAGTTTGAATGTCATAGCAACCTCCAATATCATGGACATTGCTTTTTCAAAATTGGTGCTGCCACCCCATGGGCTTTCCGAAACAATGCGCACTTTTTCGAGCAATGACAAACTTGGATCAATATAAAACCAGCTCGGAACAGTGCTAAATGTCATAAATCGGTCGCAATAGGGTTCGTTCAAAAAGCTGCTTATAAAAATGGCGGTGGCAATTGACACTTGCATGGGTGTTCCCTCCATGGAACCACTAACGTCCGCAAGAATCATTCCATGTTTCAACGAGATCTCACCGGAACTAACCATGTCCCGATACGTTTTCACGATTTCATTCCAGCACAATTCAAACAAATCAATTTCTTCCTGGCTAAGAACAATTTTCCGCTGAATGTGATCCAGCAGTTTGCCCACAATTTCGTGAATAAACAATTGACCGGCATTGATTTGCTTCTTTCCAGATTTTACATCCAGCATGAACTGCAGCAAGTTTTCACGGCATTTCATGCGATCTTCCACGTCGGGATAACGCAAATCGTTTTTGTTTTCAAGCTTTTGGTTTAAAAAAGCGGAGCGATATTTGGACAAACATTTACCAGGAACGCGACTGAAATTAATTTCCGAAAATTGATTATTACACATAAGAATTTCAGTAGTTTGAATTGCCGCATTTAATGATGAAATCATACGACGATACGATTTAAGCGCCATCCGAAAATCAGTCTTAAATTCAATGGGAAATAAACGCATCGCAATTTCTTTAGCGGCCTTAATTTTTCTATCATAACTGCTTCCTTCTTTTGGGGCGTATTTGGCTGCCAGGGTTAAGACCAATTTCGATTTTTCATCTTCCTGGTGCGCAGTGTAATTGTCGAAATCTATTTTCAATTGGTCCGATATAAACGTGTAAATTATATTTCGCAAATTATCGAAACATACGCCGTCCATTTTATAGTCATACGTATCCACCAATAATTCGTTCAAATCCTTCCAATATCCGTAATGGGGTATGTATTGAACCAATGCTTCCACCGTTTTTGGAAAATGTTTATAGCTTTCCAACAGCAAATATCGAAAAATAGCACGTTCCCCTTTTCCACCGCGACAATCCCGCGTGTGATACAGTAAACAAATCAGATAACACGAATATTCCGCTTTTTGTTGTTGAGAAAGCAACTCAATGGAGGACATAAAACCGTGCATCAATCGACTCAAACGCGATGAGTCCAGTTTTAAAAAGGAATTGGGTATATGATGACTTATTTCTTGAATTGAATCACGCAACAACCCCGCATAAATAGCAATAAGTGCATCCTCTGGGCTGGAAGTCATGTCCTTAATCGCAACTTCGGGCTGACCATTTTCACCTAATGAGACCGATGAAATGGGACTTGGAACCTGAATCATTTTATCCATTGCTTCAACGAACGACACTTTAAAATTTGCATCATCAGTGTCTAGGTGTGATGGATGAAATGACATTTGATATCTATATATATTCTATGCCGACATATTTTTATATATTTTTTACGACATAAAAATTTTATGATCTTTTAATATAGGCTATGTCTTTTTGTAGTCCGCGTCAATTACGGTCCAAAAAAAAAAAGGCATCCACTAAAAGTTGTTTGGATGAAGAAACAGTCGATAAAATGGTTAAAATTTATAATTCACAGAAAAAAACGGATATTATAACATCCCAATCATCCGAATCTAAACTCAAAAAACTATTGGATGAACTTAAATCCGAAATGCCGTGCGAAGACGAGTACTGCTTGGCATACAGCAGCACCATGCTTCCCATAAAAAAAGAACTCATGCAAAATTTCCGTCCGGAAGTACCCACCGAATGGAAATCCAATAAAAAGACATGGTTAAACACAAATGACATATTAGCAGCATTGAATCAGTACGAAGAAGCATTCGATGACTTTAAATTTCTTTCGGTATCGCCTATCGATTTTGATACCAGATTGAATGAAAAGGGAATTGCTGTAGAAACGGGAGGTATGTGCGTTGACCGGTCTTTATGTGCGCTGAATTTAAGTAATTTATTAAAAACCGAAATTACACGCATTGGTGCCGTGTTTAATCTTGATAAGCATGATGAAAGCGGCAGTCATTGGACAGCTATGTTTGCAGATTTGTTGTTGGGTGAATTTTATTATTATGACAGCGTGGCAAATGGAATTCCCGATGAGGTAATTGATTTGGCTGACCGGGTTGTATCGCAGGGAAACGCGTTAATTCTTAATGGGACACTTACTCTCGAACAAACTCCAGGACACAAATTGTTCATAAAAAATGGCAAAATAACAATCTCTGAAATTTGCGATTTTCTAATGCAAAACAACAACTTTGTTTTATACCGATATGCGTATTTATTTCCGGTTGAGCAAAGATTCCAGATTAAAACGGACGTGTCCAAAGAAATAGCATCGAAAATTGTTGGAGATGTTCTCAAGCTAATTGATAAAACCGAACAAGAGCGATACGCCAATATAGATGACCTGGATAAATTATCGAAACACATTAAGGGCAACACCATATCAATGGACGATTTTATATTTGATTGGGTTAACGCAAATTTAACAATCGCAATAAATAATTTTATGGATTCGCTCAAAGTTGTTCAAACTGCTTCTTTTAGAACCCGCGTTGCAAATATCCAATTCAGCAATAATACCTTTCACCTTACCTTTGAAAATCCCAATGCGGAAAAAGCCAGAGTTTCGGACATGTCCTTCAAGGCGTTTTCTAATTTCGTACAGCACCAATTTAAAAATACGGAATGCGGGATGTATTCTATCAATTTTATTGACAACTTTCTTTTTAAGAATAAAACATTTATTGAAATCATCAACAACCCAATTAATGACACCGACATGAATGAAATGCGGTATAGCAAATATTTCCTTTCCGTATAATATAGCTGGGCATGGTAAATATACAAGATTTATGGAATGAATTAAAAAAATGCGACCAATTGGGAGGTAGTTTTAATGGATGGTGTAAAGACCAGGTTCGAATGCGCTGGTTCGAAAAATTATTGGGATCACGAATTTATCCATGGATTAATTTAAGTTGGAATTATCAGCAGTACGTTAAAAATAATTACGACCCTCGGAATCTGGGAATTAGAAAAGAAGGAAATATGAGCGCACTAATTGCTAACATTGGCGTATTAATTAATCAGCTCAACAGTTTATTGATGGATCCAAATCCGGATGGCAACAGTGTTGCAGGAATAAGCGATCAACCAAAGAGCAATAATCCATTTAAAAGCGTTTATTTGAGTCTTAAAGCACAAATCAACGAGTTGAAGCGGGTTCCTTCCGTTGAAAATACCCAAAAAATTGCCGCCTTAAAAGACGCATTGCAATTAATTGAAAAGAACCGACAAATAAGCGCAAAAGAATACGGTTTAGGAACAAATTTAGACGCAACATACCAACCCCCACCATATAGCGACGATTTTTTTAATAAACCGTTAAGAGGGAAAAATAGCAGCAGTTATTTTGCTCAAACCGGATTCTGTAAAACAAAAGACAACAACATGAACGACTGTAAATCAAAGGGGCATAGTTGGATTGGTGATGTATGTTATAAAGGCAAATATGTGTATTTAGATAATTCACCCGGTTTAAAAATAGGGTATGTTGAAAACATGAATGGATTGATACCCAGTGTAATAAACCAAGCAATGCAATTGAACCCGAACGCATTCATGGGCATTCTGAAAGGATACAGCGTTCCTGGAATTGACATTCAGCAATGCATGGAGGAGGATGAAGAAGAAAATGAACATTTTCAAAACAATAACAACCGAAAGCAGATTCCGTTCACCAATATCTTTGGATTGTTGTTTGTGTCGTTGGTAGCGGTGCTTTTCATTTACATTTTAAAAAAATAAAAAAACAATCCAAATCGGTTTTTATTTTTTTAAATGATATAACTCATCCCACACACTTTTATTATTTAGAAAAAAAAATTGTCTATAAATATATCATGTCCATATCTAATCCATCCATGGTAGAAACGTGCTCGGTGCCAATTTTATTTGATCTTGAAGCCAATAAGCGTGTGGATTTAGGCACGTGGGTTCTAAATAACCGAAGAGAATTTCCTGATTTTTTGAATCAAACATTCCTAGAGGCCGTTAATTCGAATAAACGAAATGTTCAGTATGCTTTTGATTCAAACACCAGCAAAATTGTTAAAGTTGAATTATTACGACATCAAAAATTCATCAGCGATTTTTTAAGCAGAAAAACCCCGTATAGGGGATGCCTTTTGTATTATGGATTGGGATCGGGTAAAACACTGAGCAGTATTAATATTGCGGAAGGTATCAATCAAAAAAGCATTGTGTTATTACCAGCCAGTATTCGAACCAATTTTGAAGATAACATTCAAAAAAAAGGAAACACCATTTATCACACTCAAAACCAATGGTGTTTCATGGAAATGAGCAATCCCCAATCTTCGCAAAATGTGGAAAAACTTTCCAAAATGGGATTTCCAGTTGATGAACCCGAATTAATGAAAGATTTATACACCAACGTTAGTGGTAAAAATGGATTTTGGGTTGTTCAAAAAGATCCCGGTGCTGAGGCCAATAATTTCGATTCGCTGTCAGCAATCAAGCAAGAGAGCATAAAAAAAACGGTGCGACATTTAATTGATTACAAATATCATTTTGCCCATTACAACGGAGGCGGTGGTCTGTTGCGAAAAATTATGCAGCAAAATGTTCCGACATTTTTAATACAAGAGGGGGAATTTTTAAACAAATATTTTCCTGGAAAAACGTACGAGGAATTGTCATCCGATGAGAAAAAAAAATACAAAAATAACCTGCTTGAACACATTTTCAATGATGCAATTCAACCCCATTTTCAAAACCCATTTGAAAACAAAGTTATTATCATTGACGAAGTTCACAACTTTATGTCGCAACTGTGCAATAACAGCGACAATGCTATTAAAATTTATCAATTATTAATGAGAACCCAAAACAGCCGCATTGTAGCTCTGAGTGGAACTCCCGTCATCAACAGTCCGTTTGAATTGTGCGTTCTTTTTAATTTGTTAAAAGGATACAGCATTGATTTCCGTTTTAAAATAAAAGCCCATCCGGATTTACAAAAAATGATGAATGCCTACATGAAAAAACAAACGCTGGTTGATACCTGCGTTTACAAACCTACCGAGCAACTGATAACCTTTTCCAGAATGCCGTACGGATTTCGAAGAAATGAAGCAGAAAACGCCGTGCGCGATGAAGCCGCGTACATTAATGATGTCGCGCTTATTGAAGATTTTAAACAACATTTTACTGCAATCGAGGCAACGTTTTTAGATAAGCAATTTAATACAATTTATCCCGACATATTTCTGAATAAATCTAAAATAGATAAGCGCAGTTTTGTAGTGAACCGAACAACGGTGGATGCAGCGAAAAATGAATTTTATGATTTTTATGTTGATCGATCTACATCCAGTATTAATAATGGGCAGGAATTTTTGATGCGGTGCTTGGGACTGATCAGTTTTTTTAACGAAAGTTATAAATTCGGGAAGCAGATTTTTCCTGAAAAAATTCAAAGTCAGGAACCCGATTGGGTCAACGTTAGCGATTATCAATTGATTGAATATAACCGACAGCGCGAAAAGGAACGTTTACTTGAAAAACGCAATGTAGGAAAGAATGACGTTTCTGCAATGGTGCTTGAAATTGACTCCAAAGTCAGCAATGTATTTAAAGTTTTCAGCAGACAAAAACTGCTTTTTTCATTTCCACCCGGAATAGAACGACCCGAATTAAAAAAATTAAGGGAATCCGTAAGCGATGGAATGGTTTGTTCCGATGCGTTGGCAGCCGAATGCTCACTCAAAGATCGAGAATTAGAAAAAATGTATGACACAATGTGCATTGAAGCCATTAACCGATTAACTCCCGAAAATTTAACCATCAATGAGTCGTCTCCCTTTGGATTGCAGGTACTTAGTCCCAAATACGCGCAAATGTTGGAGAACATTAATTCTACGCCCGGCATTATTTTTTGTTATTCCCAATTCCGAAATGTGGAAGGTATTGAAATATTCTGTCGGGTTCTGAATGCCAACGGCTATGAACGGTATAATCCGGATCATCCCGACAAATACGAGGTAGATAATCCTCTGGCACACGTGTTTGCACCCGGTCAAATGGTGCGATATGAAGTAGAACCGGATCATTGGATTTCAACCAGGGTTTTAGAAATTGAGGGAGACCAATGCAAAATTAATATCAACGAAGAAGAACGACTGGTTTCCTCAATGGAATTATATCGATGCCGTTATGCTACTTGGTCTGGAACGGAAAATGTGGCCCAACGCGAAACAATACGACAGAATTTTAATAATTTAAAAAATAAATTCGGACAAGTGTTGCTGATTATTTTGGCCACCAGCAGCGGGGCTGAGGGCATTGATTTAATGAACGTGCGACAAGTGCACATCATGGAACCGTATTGGAACAAGGTGCGCGAAGAGCAGGTTATCGGTCGTGCCAGGCGAAACTATTCTCACATTAATTTACCCAAGGATCAACAGAATGTCAAAATTTATCAATACGTCAGTCGATTTTCAAAAGATCAGGTCAACGGAACTTGGGGAAAAACGGTGGATGCAGGACTTATGACTGCCGCCGCCGCCACTGATTCAACCACGAGCAATGAAGATTTGATACGACAAGTTAACATCGGCATAAAAATCGATGATTTTAAAACCAGCGACGAAGCATTGCTTACAATTTCAAATCACAAATATGAGCTTATTTCAAAATTTTTAGATATAATTAAGCGGGGTGCTGTGGATTGCGAATATAACAAAGAAGAAAATATTCTCAGCAGTCAGGATGGAAAAGCCATTGAATGTCTTACCCATATTCCCGGGGTTGGAAATTCCATTACGTATGACATAACCAGCCGCCCCGAAGTTCGGGAAGAAGGCCTCTTAGAAACCATTATTGCAAAAGAGCTATTTATCATGAACTATCCCGGAAAGAATTTAAAACTCATGTATGAAATTAATAAAGGGGAACAACTAACGCAAATAACTACCTATGTTCCGCTTTATAATTTTTATAGCTATTATGGAATAAACCCAATGACCATTGATGGAAATTCTGACCAAATTGGAACCAAACGATTGATTGGATCAGCTTTATTTGATAAGGACGTGGGCAAAATGAAAATAATTTTATCGCAGGAATTTATGGACAATACCAGTATTTATGAAAAAGTGCAATCCTTAATTGGAGAAAAAGAAATCCCATCGATTGACCAAAGTGAAAAAATTTATAGGTTTGCCGAGCAAATAAGGCATCATTCCGATTTTAGTAGTTTTGAAAGAGAGCCATCACAACCATCGGCGGCAGCAGCACCAGAAACCAAAACCATTCGATTGAATATTAAGAAAAAAACTACAACGAACGAATGAACATGAATTCCTTATTAAACACTTTCAAATAGAAGAATTTCACATCGCTGTTATTTTTAATAAATTTTTCAATTAAGGTATTATTCTTATTAGTGCTGCTGCAAATAAAATGGGTGCATTTTAGCGGTAATTGATTATTATTGGCTAACACATAACTATTTTTCTCCTCCTTGAAATCAACCAAATCGCTGATGTGTCCGTACTGATAAATAAACTTTGAATTGGGCTCATACCAATATTGCTGCCGAATAATATAATTGGCATTGTTATTTGTTCTAATTGTTGTATGACCGGAATTCAAACTAATCAATTGTTGAATAAATCTTTTCATTTTTTATATTTATTTAACAACAGATTTTATTATCAATTTTTTTAAAATAACATTATTTGAAGTTGGTCTCGAATTTACACACTTACTTCAAATGGTCTGCTTAAATCCTCCCAAATATCAACCGTATTATAATACGTTTTCGAACTATAATTAGCATTATTTTCTGCAATAAAACTGGGATTGTCAATCATGGCCTGAAACCTATTTTTTGCGGTAATAATATTACGAATTCGGTTCGGATCCATGTCTAGATTCTCAGGAAAAACATAGGTTGATGAAAATAATGGAAGATCTTTAAAAAATTGCGTTAAATTTTTACCAGAATAAGAATTGCCTAATAAATTATTACCGTAAAAAGTAAATCTTAAAAGGTTCAACAAACGAAGGTCAGTCGACATATTGCTTCGGGAAATATCAATAAAATCAGCGTACTGATGTGGATCAAACGTTTGAGTTTTTTTATTAAAATTGGGCAATTCATATCCGGACTCATTTCCACACTTTTTTTTGCAAACTCTTTCATCTTTATTTGGATTTGTGTTATCATAAAAGCAAACCTTTTTTGCTATTTCAGTTGAATTTACGGCAGCACAATTTACATAGCATCGTCCGTAATCAATTATGGTAGGAATGTAATCAGTTTTAAACGATACGACGCTACCATTCTGTAAATGCATACGGATTAGCGTGTATCCATTATTGGGGATTTTTGTCAATTGAATATTTTCTTCGTGTAAATCATAATGGGTAAGCTGTCTTGATAAACTTGTCAAACATGAGTAAACCATATACAATGTTGTCAGCAGTGTGTTCGCGTTCATTCCGTTTAAAATGCATTTTTTTAAACTACCTTCAAAATTAAAATATTGCGTCATTAAACAAATTAATTGTTTGTCTCTGCAACCGGTTTTTATTAAATTATCAATATTTGATGTATCGATAATGCTTAACATTTTATCTAATCCTCTGGATAAAGTGAATTTATCAGTTGCATCTTTTAGTGTATTAAAATCCTTTTTGGTATTGTATTGACAAACCTGATATGTTCTTGAAAAAAATGGGAAAAATTGGGCAAAATGATTGATGCATTGGCCTACCAAATATTCATAAACTAAACTATCTGAAGTTTTATCCATAGAACCTTTCAAAACAACATCCAATTGATGATACTTGGATGTATATTTAAATGCGGTTATAAAACCATGACCGGATTGAGCAATTGCCGTTCCTTCCTTGGAATAATTTGCAAAATTTCCAAAATTGCAATCCTTTAAAATACTGTCAATCTTTGGAAGAAAGATCAATGAAATTGGGTCAACTCGTTGAGGAGAAACACGTTGAGGAGAAACTCGTTGAGGAGACACACGCTGGGGAGACACACGCTGAGGAGACACACGCTGAGGAGACACACGCTGAGGAGACACACGCTGAGGAGACACACGAGGAGCAGCAGAAATCTTCTTTTGACGTCGTTTTTGACATTTTCCTTTTTTGTTCCATAAACATTCTATGTCCATTGAACAGCTCTCCATAGAAGTAATGTCTTTACACTGAAGCCGTTTGGGAATTGCCCTGACTGTTTTTTTCCGGCATTTTTCAAGTTTACTATTCCAAACACAATTTTGATCGGCCTGACAATCGGTTTGCAGTTTTTTGGGGCAAGTAGTAGAAACTTTTTGTTTTTTCTGTTTCCTGGGACCATTTTCCATTATATATGCCACTTTTTGTTCGTCGTCATTACATTTATAACAAAGAACAGCGGAGCTGCCATCATTCACATCAATTATATTTAAATCAATCTTATCTTCAAGTGGCCCGCCACAATAATCGCAATCACCCATTTTTAATATTTTTTTTTTCGATACCCGGGTTTTTCTACACTTGGATGTTGCCGCATTCCATTTGCAGCTGGTGTCGGCGGTACATGCTTCAATATTTTTTTTGGAAGGACATTTTGAAACAGGTCGGCCACCTTTTCTCAATGTTTTTGATATCATTATATAAAATATTAATATTAAAAAAAAATGTAATATTAATTCTATTGTTTGTATTTATTTATACATAAAATATAAGGAAACAATGTAAGCAACAATTGCGCAAGCATTGCTTACATTATAACTTTGAAGTGCCCCGCTCTGATGCAGCTCCAAAACGAATGATTCATCAAATCTGGAACGGGTTTCCATGATATTGGCAGGTATTCCCGTTCCCTCATTTCCAAAAATGAAAATGGGGATTTTTTTGTTGGGAATGCTGTCCAATATTTTAGAAATATTGGCTGGATTGGCTGGAATTGAGTCCGATGATTGCTCAACATAAATGGGAACATAGTTGTTTTCAATAATGAATTTAACAAACACTTCATTATCGAACACAAAATCCAGATCGGTTAATTCAGTAGTCAGATCTTGCTGGGGATTTTTAAGACCTTGAACGCGCTCAACGTCCAAATAATTGTAAACACCCACTGCACTGCGTTTATCGTATTTTCTTCTTCCGAACAGCACCATTTTTCTACATCCACATAAATGAGCGCTTCGAAGCATGTTTCCTATATTCAAATTTCCCTGTATATTAAATGCCAAAATGCTGTATGGAAAACTTTGGGCAATGCTGTGCATGCGGATTTGGTCCGTAGTCCAGCTATCAAATTCCGTTTTTATATTTCGGGTGGCGTCGGGTTGTTCAGCTGCCATTTTTTGTTCGTTAGTCAAATCCGAATATTTGTTTCAATTTTTTATTATATCTATTTCAAGTTTTTATATTATTATTATTGCTGCGCGCACTGGACTCTTTGTCCACCTCCGCCGGAAAAATCGTCCTCTTCCGGGGGTGGTTGTGATTGGGGGGTCTGTGCCGGTTTAGCATCGCGTTGCACCGCATAATCCTCATTTAGAAGAGAAACATTCATTCCGTTCAGATCAATTGGTTTAGGTGGAAGGCCCGTTTTTGTTAATATTTTATACAAATACTGCTTTCGGTCATTGCTGATAAGAGAGGGAAAAACAATTTTGAAATCAAGTATTAAATCGCCACAAACGTGCGGATTTTTTTTGTTGGGCAATCCCAAATTTTTAATAATGTATTTCATTTCCGGTTTAATCACCAAATTATCGGGCGTTTTAATTATTGTAATGGAACCGTCCAGCAATTTAAGTGGAAATTCAATACCACACAACGCATTGACCAAACCAATTTCCTTCTGAAACACAATGTTCATTCCCTCGCGCTTGTACATGGGATGGTTTTCAATCTGGGCAGAAAACACGCAAATGCATTCAGCCAATTCAAATTGCTGTGCATCACCCTGATCTATGCCAGGCGGTAATTCAATGTTAACGTATTCAATGTGTTCCACTTTTTTTTGACCCTGACACGTTCCGCATTTTGTTCCATCCTTTCCACGCTTTCCATTTCCGCTGCATGCGCCACATGGACCCCGCGTTTGGGAAATCATACCCGGACCTATTTGCTGCACTTGAGTGATTACACCGCTTCCACCGCATTGATTGCAAACAACTACCTCACTGCATCCCATCCCGCTGCAAACGCGGCATGTAATAAGCGCCTTTATGGCACGGCGCTCTCGATAACCGGTTGCCACTTGTTCAAGAGTCAATTTAATTTTTTCAACGTGCTGCATTTTTTGGGGAGGACGTCGCATAAAATTGCCCATAAATCCGGGAAATCCACCGCCTCCCATCATATCTTCTCCACCAAACATGCTGGAAAACATGCTGAAAGGGTCAAATCCACCGGGCATTCCACCCCCTTGTTGAAGACCACCCTTTCCAACTTGATTATAAATTCGTCTTTTATTGTCATCGCTTAGCACGTTGTAGGCTTCACCTATTCTTTTAAAAACGCGCTCGCATTCTTCCTTACGGTCTGCATTTCGATCGGGATGATATTTCAAAGACAATTTTCTATAATTTTTTTTTATGTCATCAGCGCTTGCATCCCGATTCAGACCGAGTACTTGGTAATAATCATCACTTTCAACATTTGCGTTATCTACCATATTTAATAAGTTAATATACACTACAACTGTAAAAATTCTTTATATTTTTATAAAAAAATTGTTATTTATTAGTATAATGGATAAAATTTATAAATTATCAGCGTTTAAGAATGAATTAGCTAAATACCCGTCATTCAATGATTGTTTAATGTTTCAACCGGGACTGTTGTTTATAGACACATTTTTTGGAGGTTCGCTTGATTTGTCCAAATATTCAAATCAAGTTGAAAAAATTGGAGCGAATTCGGCAAACGGATTTATACGAAAATTAACATACAATGACAATTCGTTATCGATGAATGTCATTTTAAAAAGTAATAAATCATCGGATAATGACAATTTATATTACGAATATTTAGCTGGACAATGTATCAATGAATTTTCCAAATTTTATCCGTTTTTTTCACGAACATATGCTCTGGGTAAATATACATCCTTTCCAAATTTTAGAACATTTAATTTAATGTCGTCTGGTGTGAAAACTACTCTTACTTCACCATTACCCGATTTTATTCAATATTTGGATCAATCTGATTTTGAAAGGATGGTTTCAGAAAGTTGCGAAAATTCATTGTATATGACGGTATTTACCCAATTAATCCCAATTCAAAAAAGTTTAATGGATTATTTTGATGCCTTTGTAGATTCAACAGATAGCACATTTCAAAGAACGTATCAAACTCAATTAACTAAACATATATCATTATTATTTATGATTTACGGTTGTTTACATAAATTATCGAATTACTTCACTCATTACGATTTACACATGGATAATATTGTTTTATATTCAATTCCAGGTGGTAAATATATTGAAGTTGAAGCAAAAACGGAAACCGGTATTATTTCTTTTAAAACTAAATACTTACCAATCATAATTGATTATGGCAGAAGTTATTTCAACTGCTCTGCAATTGAGGCAGGCGTTGTTAATAGTCCTACCCTGATGAAAAGCGTTTGCTCAAAGGATTCACGAACAACGAATGTTTGTCCCAAATTTTGTGGTAATGAGGTTGGGTATGCTTTTTCCGGAGATTATAATTCCGCAACGGACAGTTTTAGGGAAACAACCAAAGACGATTATTTTATTAATCGTGCCAAACGAAATCAAACCCATGATCTCCGTGGATTATCAGATTTAAAACGTAATATAGACTTTAGTTTGTTAGATGCTTCAATTCCATACGTCGGTCGTTGGAGACAAATGCTCGCAAATATGTATTATGAATCGCACACTCCTAAGTATGGAAAGCCGGAAACTCCTTCGGTATCGGGTCGGGTTAATAATGTGTATGACGTTTTCCAAGAATTGACACAAATGATGTTGGAACCACAGTTTATTTTAGACAATAATACAAATAATACTGGCACATCCTATGGTAAATTGGTGCTTGATTTTTCGCAATCCACCATGCAACCGTTTCAATTCTTTAAGTCATCATAAACCAACCTCTCTCAATTTTATCAATAATAACAAAAATTATTATTGATGAAAATGTACCTTTACCATAATAAAATAACTTCCACAAAATCAAGAACGGGACGATTGTAAAACGCAACCGATTGAAGCTCCAATCCCATCACAAACTCGCGAACTAATACCATTATGTTTTTTCCAGCATTTGCAACAACTGCGACCTTTTTGGCAAAATCCACAACTGCTTCAGTTCGATTTAAGCTGGTATCCGATAACAAATATTGATGTTCTAAATAGGGCCACGCATTTTTAATTTTATTCGATAGCGTTGTATTGGAACTAACAATATAAAACCCCGGTTTGGGTGCGGATTTTAAAGCAAGTTGGGTTGCATCAGTTTTATTAAAATTTGTATTTACTTGATGCTGTATGCCAGGGGAAGACGCCATTAATAAATTACAAAAAATACACATGGCAAATGCACCAAAATAATGCCAATTCATATCTGAAGCTTTGGGATGAGCAACTATTTTTTTGTTTCGCAACATCATTGTACTGTTGTTATTTTACTGATACATAATAATAATGGTTTTTTTTTAAGTATTTATCATTTTTAAACGGGTGGTGGTGCAAGTCCAGATAAAGCAATCAGTATTTCATTATTTGCCCGAGTAGAATCGAGGATAGCAGCCGGTTGCAACATGAATGCGACCACATCTGTTGTTTGAAATATATAATCCGCGCGCTGTTGGCTGGGTGTTAATGTGATTGCAGGTGGGACAGTCAGTGGGGGCTGAACTGCGGGTGGAAGTATTATCGCCGGTGGAGCATCGGGTGGAAGAGGCGCCGCGCCTTGGGCAATCGCCAAAATCTGTCTATTATTTACAAATCGGACTACCGCTAAATATTGGTCTACTCCAAAACGTCGTGCATTTGCCGCTACTTGATTTACTTCAATTTGGGTCGCACCAATCAAAGCAACCGTTGGATCAAATTGTTGCGGAGCAAATCCCGTCCAAGAAGCGGTTGCAACCACAAATTCGCTTGGTAATCCGATTACTGGATTTAAAGGATGTCCTACCTGTGCTATTTGAAATTGTTTATTTCCAAACGGATCGAAAAAGTTTGACCATGGAGTTGGAAGCAATTCATTTCCGGTCATTGCCGGAAGACCAAGCGCATACGTAAAGAACTCAGCAAAGGTATATCGTCCGTTAACGACACAACCCTGCAATCCAGCTTGAGGAACGAATCCATTGTTCAAAATGGAATTGGGATTTACAAGCATTAAACCCAATATAGTTTCACCGATGACCTTGGATGGTAAAGAACCAAGATGGTCGCCATTGCCATTCACCTGATTATCCATTAAGCCATAATAAAACAATGGAGTTTGTTCACCAAATACCTTTTCTAAATAAGCGAGATCCGTCTGAGTAATTGCCGGTACATTCAATGTTTGCATATTCATATTACCACCGGCGTGGGAAAGAATTTCAGAAGTGGGAATATTAAGAAAACGAGCAAGGTCCTGACCGCATGGTAATTGATAGGTGTTTCCACGTCGTAAATTTCTAAGTGGCAGAGACGATGAATCCGCAACTGTCTTTGGAAGATTAAATAATGTTTCAGCTATAAATGTATCCAAACGTTCAGTTACTTGAAAACCCTTACTATCTGCCATCGAGAAAAACATAGACCAATCAATTGTAAAATTAGTTGGAAGGGGTCGTCCACCTCTCAAATCTGCGGGGGTTATCAACGGTGCAGGAAGATCAGCTGCAAAAATTGGAATTACATCGAAATTACTGTTGATATAATAAGCGTCTCTTACCATCGAATGTCCAAACCTATAAAGTGCTCCTGAAAATTCAATAGGCATATTCGGTAATATGGATGATATTTCGGGACTTATGATGGGATTACCTGCAGCATCAAACAATCTATCAAAGAAACGTCCGCATATTTGAGAGAGGAAATCATGAACCACCAACCATTGATAATGATCTGTTGTTTTTTGCTTGGCAGCATCAATAATGGTTTGTAGCGAAATTGTGGGGTTTTGCGCTTTTAATTCCGTTAATACGCGATTATGGAATTTAAGAAATGCAAGATGTAATTGAGAAACAATTAAATTTTCATCATTGCGACCATCACCGATAATAGCAAAGCCATTCGCATCTCTCGGTAAATCATCTTCCCCGTTGCTGTTTTTGCCAATATCAAACAACCCTGTAAGTGGATTCAAAAATTGATTATTAACACCATAGCAATTGTCCAAATCAAAAAATGAAGTTCTACCATTTTGAAGGGTGTTTAAATCCGCTGGTGTTCCTAATTGAGAAGTTTGATCCAGCGTTAAATCATGATCAATGAATTGTCCAAAATAGGTATGCCCTGCTGATATCTTGGATCCATTAATAGGTCCTCTCGCTGTTGGATCCCGCATTGTTTCTGCTAACAATGTTAAATCAGCGTCGGATGCAATGAATGCGGGAGATACGGAATCGATTCGACTGAAAAATTGTTGAGGAGGATTACCATGTGCCAGAGGACCAGGTGGGAGAGCTGGTGCTGGTGCAGGAGCAGGTGCTGGAGCAGGTGCTGGAGCAGGAGCAGGTGCAGGGGCTGGAGCAGGGGCTGGTGCAGGAGCGGGAGCAGGAGCAGGTGCAGGAGCTGGAGCAGGAGCAGGTGCAGGAGCTGGAGCTGGAGCTGGTGCTGGTGCTGGGGCTGGGGCTGGAGCTGGAGCTGGTGCAGGTGCAGGTG